ACAGTAGCAAGACGCTCCTGCCACTCTTGATGACATAGCTCCCTTCGCCAGTTCTCCTCAACACCGCCTTTAGTTATCCCCAGCAGTCCGAATGTCGCGCTAAAGTGCATACCACAGAAATGGCATACTGTTCCGTACCAAGGATCCTTGTCTAAAGGCCTTACTCCGCTAGCACCACACTCACCGCACACTTGTTTAATGCTAGAGCTCATCTGTACAAACTGTTCCTCAGCGCAGTTAGCGCCTCAGTCAGTGACGTGTAGTACCTGTGCCCATGCTTATATCTCAGCTCATCTTCCTTATTGAAGTCGGAAGCTACGTCCCACACTTCACACACTCCCGTAGCACGTATCGTTAGTTGGCCGTAAGGAGAAGCGAAAATCTCGTCACAGTCAACGCAATAAGAAAAGTAGTCGTTGTCTACGCCGCGCATAACGTTGCCGCCGCAGTGCGCACATACTTGTTCAATGCTCTTCATTGTCCTTCAACATTCGATACAACGCATCGCGCTTAGCGCGCAGCTCCTGTACTTTGATGTAGTCTCCTGCCCGCAACGGGCTACCACTCATTAAGCTACCTAGGTACGACCCTCTGTAGTGCTCCAGTTCTTTGTAATTATTTCTACTATTCCAGCGCTCTTCAACGCCTTCCTTGGTTATCACCAGCGTGCCGTAGGTGGTGTGGTAGGCACCACAGCATTGACTACAGGACGCGCCGTAGCGCTTACCCGACGTACTAAAAACTATGGCGTCACTACTACAGTAGCCGCACACCTGCTTGATCATAGTACCGAACGACTTCAATTGTCCTCGTTGAATAGGTGTTTGCGTATTTGTGGTATGTGCTCACACGCTGCGTAGTCTGTGAATAGGGCCCGCCATCCCGTTCGGCGTAGCTCGTCTAGAAGAAGCTGGTTGAAGTCTAGTGTTTCTCCTGCCGGTGTACAGTCCCAACGCTCAACAACGCCTCCCTTTGCCATTTCCAAGCACCCTACGGGACGGTAGTAAACGAGGTGGCAGTTGCTGCAAACGAAAGAGCTGAGCAGTTCTTTATGACTTATCAGCTTGATCGTTCCCACCGTATTGCAGGTGCCGCATTTCTTAGGCAGTTTAGCCACGCCAGAGCTCTTTGTATTGGGTTTCTATTTTGTTAGCTGTGACCGCATACGCGTTCATAACGTTCCTTCCGTTACGGGATGCCACAGGCCCTACGTCTTCATGGTTCTCCTCGAACCACTTCTCAGACTCCTGATACACCCAACGCTCTTCAACGCCTTCTTTGGTTATCCCTAGTGTTCCTTTGGGAGCCCAGAATGGCGCCAGACAGTCTCGACACTGCGGCACCAGGTAAGTAGGCGTGCTATGGGGTTTAGGCTTTAAACTTACACTACCCGCACAGTAGTCACATGTTTGTGTGAGTAAGATAGCCTTCTCCTCTCCACAGGAGCTTGGCCTGCTTTATTAGGTATCTTACAACGTTGCCTGTCGTTGGCGAGCTTACGCCGGCCCTTCGTATTCCGTTAACTGCTTCGGTCCAGTCATTATTGGGCTTGTCTACCCAAACCTCACTAATACCTTGGGCGCTCCACGTCAAGTACCCTGCACGCTTCCAGAATCTGGCATCACAAGCTAGACAAAACACGACAGAAAGTTTGTTCTCAACAGCGTCTGCTATGCGGACCTGGTTAGCTGTTCCGCAGTGTTTACATACCTGAACAATCTTCACAGCAGTCTCCTTGTTAGTTGTTTAAACGTTGCCTCACTTCCTTTTGCCTGTTGACAAGCCGATTTTCGAAGTTTTCTATACCACCAAACCTTGAAGGATGCGTAGGGTAGTTTTTGGCGTAGTAAGCATCGCTGTCTCCGCAAGCCCAACGCTCAACCATGCCGTTCTCAGTCATTATCAAACGTCCTGCAGGTTGCCAGAACATTATGTAGCATTCAGGACAATGCATAAGGCCGAAATAAGTGGCGATGCTGCCAGGAAGTACCGGGCCCGCACAGAACCCGCATTGTTGAGGTATAGTGGTCATCGCCATACCTTTCTTTGTGCTTGGATTGCCTCAGCTATGCTCACAGCTCTTCTAGGATCCCTAGAAGGGGCTGCGTAGGTAATGGAATCCTTTACATACCACACTTCGTACACTCCATCATTACGTAGTTCCAAACGGCCTCCAGGTTGGTAATAACGTATTTTACACGTCGTACACTCCGGAGGAGTAAGGCCAGCCTTCTGGCTGGGGTGGGGATGTTTGACACGCGACTCTACGTCAACGAAGCCTTTGCACGCGTTGCAAACCTGCTTTATGCAAATCATCGCCACACCTTTGCTTGCTTTGTTGAAAGATCAGAACGCACCTTTTTACTCCGAGCGAATCTTAGCTTAGATCGGCCTGTGTTGGTATAGTGGCGAAAACTGGACACGGATCCTACCTGCTCTGCGTCGAATTTCCTGTTGGCCTTAGGACACCAATGCTCTTCCAAGCCAGCAACGCCCATGACGAGCTTTCCTCTGTCCATCCAGAATGTGACACAGCAGTAGTTGCAGCCTAGTACGCGCCAGGCCCCGTTCTTGCCAGGCCCTGCAAGCCTGGCTGTTTTCTTTACGGCTTCTTTGCCGCATCCTCCACAGACTTGCTTGATGTTGAGCATCCGGTCCACCTTTTGTTTTGTGCAAATGCTACGTCTTGACTTAGCTCGTTGAGATCTACGCTGTTACTCAACGTCCGTTGGTAACGTCCCAGCTGTATAACGCCTTGTTCATAGTCCCAATGCTCTTCCACGCCTCCACTTACTAGTACCAGAAAACCAGCGCTTTGCCAGAAGAATACGTCGCAGGTCCAGCAGCACCGCTGGCCGGGCCGTATTACGTGCACAGCGGCTTTCAGCGTATCCGGAACATCCTCGGATAAGGTAGGCTCCCCACCGCACCCTGTACAAACTTGTTTGATACCGCTCATCGATACATCCCCTGCTGTAAGTTACGTAGTCTGTCTTTTACGCTGTTTCCTACGGAACGGCCTAGTCCGTAAGATCTGTCTAACGAAACGTGGTGCGCTCCATGGTCTTCCCTGGTCCAACGCTCCTCAACGCCGTCCTGGGTTAGGCGAAGCGTCCCTGCCTTCTTGTAAATCACTGTTCCGTAGCAATGACCACACCAAAGAAAGCCTCGTTGGGGGCATATCGTGATAGGACCTCCGCACTCAGTACATACTTGCTTAATCTTGGTGTATGTCAACGCCATACCTCGCCTTGGGCTTTGATTTTCCTTTGGAATATGCTTTGCTTAGCGTCGAACCAGGCCATTCTGATCGGATCACCGTGTATATCTACTTTGCGTTCTTGTCTAGCGTGCTCAGCGATTAGTTCTAGAGTTAGATCAAGCTCGTTAGGCGCAGAGAAGTGCTCTGTCAATCCGTCGGGTCCAAGCTTCAACTCCCCTACCGGCTCCTGTATTCCCTGACCGCACGTGACACATATGAGCACAGATACACAAGTGTCCTTGCAGACAACGAAACCCAGGCTCAGACTATGTCCGAACTCACAGTAGCCTGGGATTTTAAACGTCGGGTGTCGGATTCCTATATAGAGGGGCTTGGCGTGGTTTCTGCGCCTCGCCTCTTCTTTAACCATTCTGCTTCCCTCTTAGCAGAGTGTATAAACAGGTCTACAAACTCGTCTCCGCTAAAGTTCGTGCCTGGATTGCCAAAGTTCTCAACAACTCCAGTCCTGCTTAGGCTTAGTCCCTTATTTGCGTGGTAAAACTTATGGCATGTCTGACAAAAAGCTCCGTCTGGGATGTTGTCGGTCACAATTCTTGTTGCATCGTGTCCGCAGGGCAGTCGTATAGGTATAGCGTCGCCTGTCATAGAATGGGTCGGTTCTCCCCTATGGGTTCCTTGTCCACATTCTTAGTGGTGTGCTCCATAAGCTTCGCTACGTCAATGACGTCAGAGCCCTCAGGGAGCTCGGGGAGCGCATCGTCGTGCTTGTACAGTCCGTACACGTCGTTCAACACATCCGCCGTAGTATCCAAGTCCCACCACGTAGTGATCACTGTAGACTCGTGGTCGTTCAAGTAGATAGCAGTGTAAGGAATGGTGGACCCTGCCTCCTCCATAGTACGAAGGTAGGCAACGAGGCTCTTGTTGATCAGGACTATCCCTGCTGTGCGTGTGCGTATCTTGGCGAAGGGCTCAACACCCGGCAGCAGCGGTTTGTTGGAAGTAGAGTCGTAGCTGAACGCTGGAACAGGGTTTGGAGGGGCCCATCGCTGAGACGGAGAAGGGTGCCAGGGTATGGGTGTAGGGTTTACGTGCATGGTCTTGACTCCGGTGTTTAATATATCCTGGTAAACTCCATTCCCGGTAGTAGTGACGGTGCGCGTGTAGGCTTTGCTCAGTGTATTCTTGATATCGTCTATAGACTTGTTGAGGCTGTCCAAGCGGGCTTGGCTGTTGTCGTTGTCGTACATGGGTTTTGATCTTCCTGATAAAGTTTTGGGTGTAGCCCTACTCCAACTGTCGTACATTTCGGGCAACGCTGATCTAGCCATAGTGTAGTTTTCCTCAAGCTAAAAGAGAGGAGAAAAGAGGGCGTCGTTGCTCCAACTTTTCTCCTCCACCTTTCTTCAGGTGCTGAACCCTGATATTAGCAAGGACTTATACCAGTCAACCGATAGGGTTTAGAGGAAGGCGCTCATGGAGATGCGTGAGCACCGCCAGCACTGCCTTGCTAGGATTATCCGTAGCAACCCCTGGTATCTTGATAGCAGATCCGTTGTTCATCTTGCCATCATCCAGGATGGCTCTGTTACGCGTTTCGTACTCAGGTGCGTCCAAGCCAGTAGGCTGGCACCCCACCTCGATGTCCTGGCGTATGCGGTAGATGCTGACCCAGTATTTCTTGGCGTAGTACAGGCCCAGGACTTTGTACATACCCACGCCCGTACCTTTGAAGTATCCTCTGTAATCTCCACGCACTGCGTCTGTTTCAGTGTAGCTTGGTAGGTCAGCAGCCATCACTGCCCACTGGATAGTATCCAGAGCAGATTCAACGTCAGCATGGTTGGACATGTACTCCATCAGCACACTGAGCTGCGTTGGTGCGCTGCTATGCGTTGCAAGCATGTCCTCCCAAGCAGCCAACCCGTAAACAATGTCCTGAGGGTTGTTGAGGTATAGGCGCAGCTCTCTAGCGCTACCTGTCCACACCTTGTTACCGAACTGCACACGCCGATGAAACTGAGCTTCTCCCTGCACGTCCCACCCTCCCAGTACCTTCCCTGGCCCCAATGACTTATGTATCACAGGAGCGCCTTCGAGGATGCCGATGCCAGGAGGACCTTGAAGTATCTCACCAAAGGCTACCGGGCATTCGTCGTACAGTATCGGCATGTGAGAGACACTCCTGTATTCTCTTTGATGCGCGTCGTCTGTGTTCATGGATTCTCCGTAATAACCTAAAAGGACTTACGGGATAACCCAGCCTTGTTCGTGGCAGCCTACGCTACCACTTTATTTTCGTTAGGGTCGTCTGGGCCACGCTCGGCCCAGTAGTCCCAGGTGAGGACGTCCTTGGTCCAGGGCACGATGCGCTTCTCATACAGGGGCCGGACCGGGTCGCCTCTATCGAAGAGCAGCCAGTCCTGTCCCAACCGAGAATCCATGTTCACTTCCTGGCCCTCTATGAGCTCCAAGGAAGCAGGGATGAGGCGATGGGTGTAGTGGGCCTGCTCGTAAAGGTCTGCGCTGACGCCAACGTCCCCGAGACGAGATACAGCGGTAACTACGACGGTCTGGCCTTCAATCAGGCCACACTCTCGCGTGAGGATCCGGAACTGTAGTCCTTTCATCCAACCCCAAGGTACTTCGAAAGAGAACGCCATGACTTAGCCTTTCAGTGGAGGAGGAGTGAGCGTAGCGCCCGGGATGCCGAACATGTACTGGGAGAAGGTTTCGTCGCCTTCCTGGCCCATGTTGTGAAGGATGTAGTTGTCCTTGCTGTCGTTGACTTTCTCCACCAGGTAGTGGACCAAGGGGTTCTTGATACGGCCCAACGCAGTCCTGAGATCGCCGGGGTCGACTTCCGTCTTCCCAGACAGCAACGCATCCTTGGCTTCGAGCCACACGTAGCGAAGCCCAGAAGAGCTGCCTTCGTCAGGCCACGCCGACTTTGGGTCCAACGCCTCGCAGAGACGCATCAGCCTAGCAGCGCTGCAGCGAGGGTTCTTGGCTACCCAGGTGGGGCTGAAAGGAGGCTCCGCTCCCTTATCTACTACTGGAGTCACCTTGTGTGTAAGCTTAGCCATACCTTGTTTCTCCTCCATTTTCCCAAGCTCGTGACACGGCACCCAGGAAGTTTTCGTTGCGTACCTCCGCAACTATTGGTTGATCACCGTTAGGTAGTACGGCCCAGCATTTCGCTGCGCACCAGTACCCACCGGACATTTTCTTGTAGTACTCCATTTCAGCGAAGTACGCCACAGAACGAACGGCGGCAATGCCGGCGTCGCGCTCTGCGTTGTTCTGGGCTATGAAGCCTGGTTTTGTTGTCATTGGCTTATACCATTTAATTGTCATCTAAAACAAGGGCTTACCACCACGTGAAAACGTGGCTGCCTTGTTGAGCCGCTACCGAGCGTCGAGCGTGGAGTAGCTTCGATCCTGCAGGAGACGTCCGTCGTAGTACAGCTTGGCCTGGCGGGGGCTGTCTTCGAACTTGATGCCCATGGCCGGGAAGGCCGGGGTCATCTTGCTGGCCCACTCCTTGATGCCGATCGCTCCGTAGAGCTTCAGCAGAGCGATGGCTCGCTTGTGCTTGGTGGGATCCGTAGGGATCCGTATACAACGCAGGCCACCCGAAGGGGCCATGAACGTCGTGTATACGTGTTCCTTACGATCGAGGTTGTACTGAGGCTGCATCTCTATTCTCCTCCTTCACAACCTTATACCCTAAAAACAAGGGCTTACGCGCTAGAGCCCAGCCTTGTTTTTAGGTTACCTGTGGTTACCGTGCTTCAGCACCTTCTTGGCCTCTTCCCACGTCAGGCCGATGACGACGCTGCTGCCGGGATCGCCACGAACGTTCACTTCGATGCCCTGCATGCTCTCCGTCAGGTAGACCATGTGGGAGGGGGCGAAGAGACGAGCGGGGCCAGGGACCCGATCACCGCTCTTACGAGTGAATTCAACGTACCGAGTTTCCATGCTGGGTACCTCCTTCACTATCTTATACCTTGATTAGGGCCGAGTTTTAGCTCCCCAGACCTACGTCAGGGTTAGGATGGTGCGATGATACATTTCCATACGGGTTCAGGTCCCGGATGTCCCTCATGATACTTTCTATCGTGTGTACCTTTGGGTCTAGGAAAATCCTGTCTGTACTAAACCCTTCTCCTGTGTGCGTTATCACCTGCACATAAATGCTTTCCCTACCCTCACGGATGTTCTGTATGCCATGGGGTTGTATGGCTAAACGGCCACCGGCCTTTAAGGATAAAACAATAAACATAACTTTACTCTCCTTGGTTATTACTAGCTAAAAGGACTTATGGGTATAACCCTGCCTTCACCGCCCTACGGCAGCTTACGGCCGATCCGATCGGACCGGGCTTTCTTGATGAGCGAAGCGATCTGGGAGGGATCTCCCTTCACCTTGAGCTCCGTGTGGAATTCCTCGCCTACCTTGGACACGTCCAGACGGATGTAACACAAGGTATCGTCCTTCCGCATGACGCGGGTGATGAGGTCTATGTTCAGGTACTCATCCTCGAAGACGACCGGGAGGGCTGCTCCACTAACCGCTCGTTGTATACAAATCACTAAAGGTCTCCGTAGAAGACGCGGAAGTGCGCGTCGGGTTGCGTGGGAATCTCCAGCGAATCCGAGTGGATGAGCGCCGAGGACTCGGGGTAGGGGCCACCGTAGAACCAGTTGTTGATGCGACCTTCGTGGTCGGACGCGCAGTTCGTGGCGATGGCCTTGGCTCGGGTGGGGTTGGTAGCTCTGGAGTCGTCGGTGTGGAAGACCTCTCGCCCCTTGTCATCCACTTCCTCAATGTTCTTGTAGAGCATGACACGGTAGACCTTGCCACTCATTCGAGCACCGCTCCTTCCTTGAGGATCCAGTTGCACTTGGTGTTGAAGAGCTCGTTGCCTTCGTCGTTGTAGCCCTTCCACTTCGTGACCGTGCCGTCGATGTAGACCTCCAGCCGATCGATGTCGTTGCGCTTCACTCCTGCTCCGCTGGGCAGGGGCAACGAAGCCACGGCGATGGCCTTGGCACCGGTGTAGACCTCGTCCGGCTTGGGGTCGAACGACGCCAACATGTCTTCGATTCTGCTTTCTTCCATGATGCTTAGCACCTCCATTCAAGTACTTATACCTGGGGAGGCTCTGGTCTTTCGTAAGGAATCAGCTTGTCCTTTCCTGGATGCAAAGCCAAGGAAATGAGGAAGCTGAATAGAAATGCAGTCACCCAGATCTCTACCCAAGCGTGCTTGAACTGAAGGGACGCGTCGCTATCGAACATACACCGGTATATCCAAGCAACAACGCCTATATGCGATCCCAGCGTCGCCAGCATCAGCGCGCATAGGAATGGGGTGTTGAGGGGATTTTTAATCAATGACTTTCCTTGGTTTGAGTTAAAAGGAAGGAACAGCTGATGCCACCCCTCCCTTCTCAGCTATCAACTGATCTTGATGTTCATCTCGTTGAGGTCGACCTTGTTCGAACGCTCTACCTTGACCTCGAGAGTCTCGGCGTCGACGTAGGCTCCGTCGGCCCCCATTTGACGCAGGGCCGCGGCGGAGACCACCATGCCCTGAGACAAGGTCCGCTCCGGGTCCTCCAGGTCCACGTCGTCCAGGTTGATGATGACCTCTACAGTCTGGTACAGGTTGGGACGATCGCGGTCGTTGACGGCCTCCGTCGTGCCCTGCAGCCCCGTGTCCTTGACCATCTGTGCCATGTTGGACTCGAGCGTTCGGATCACGTCATCGAGCAGCACGACCTGCGTCCCGGACTGAGTGGCGACCCAGTACATGATGAGCTCGATGAGCCGCTCGCCGTTCAGGGACGGGATACCTGTGCCCTTCAAGAACAGCATCTGCTGACTCAGGTCCATCTCCTTGAACAGCGCTTCTGTCGTCTGTGTGCGTAGCCCGGCGTAGTGCACTACGCGGCCGTGGTTGTCCACGAACACCAGCCCACTGCTCTGCAGCCACTCCGCGTACGTCGCGTCCCCGTAGTCCTTCTTGAGCAGCGTCAGCTCACTGGTGGTGGGGTACCAGCTCTGAGTAGAGTCGCTGTCCCGCTCCACCTTGGACATGTTGAAGTAGCGGCTGAGCCCGTGGACCTCACCCTGGTGGAGGGACGCTCCGAACTGCTTGGTGAGTATGTCTGTGGCCCCCACCAAAGTGAGGTCGGGGTTGTGGGTGAAGGCCGAGAGCAACACCCCGCGCTTGATCGCGTGCGACTGACGCTTGTGCCCCGCTTTCGAGAAAAGGATCCCATCTGTCATAGTACTAAGCACCTCCATTCTCTAGCTTATACCTCAAAAAGGGCTAAAAGAGCGAGGGGTATTACGTCGCCCGACTCTTCTTTTAATCAAGTATCACCCTCGGCCTCGGGGGAAGCTGGTAGCACGACGCGGTTGGAGGGTAGCGACGCACGTCAATGACATGCAACGCCTTGCTTTGCTTGGACCCACAGCTCTGACACGAGCTGAACTGGCCCAGACGGGGAGTACCGCAGTGAAGGCATTCCACTGAGGTTTCACGTTGGTTAGGACGAGGGAATGGCTCAAGGGGTTCCACTGATCGAGTCATCCCACCCTACTTCCACTAACGTAGACGACGATCTTAGGCCAGACCTCGGCCAGGGACTCAATCTCCGGGTTCTGGAACAAGCACCGAAGGTACACATCCTTCTGCGCGTGACAGAAGCGACGGGCTTCACCGCTGGTAGCGAACCGCTGCAGCTCCACCCTCCCGTCCCTCCGGATCAAGATGAACTTCGTGTCCATCACCAGCGCATGTGGCTCGGTAGCCACGTATGGCTTGGGGTCTCTACCCATCTCCCTCATACCGGATCCAGTCCTTGCTGGCCGCGTGCGACTCGGCCCCCGTCCAACACAGGTCGTAGCCATCCTGGTCCTTGGGCCAGGGCTGCTTCAGGACGGTCTCGAAGAACCGACGGCAGGCGCTGTCGTACACCCGCTCATCCTCGTCGCAGAAGAAGATGTGGTCGTCGTCGACGAGGGCACGCCACCACATGTCCCACTCGTTGGTGCACTGGGACTCCTTGCGCGTGGTGACCACGTAGACGTTGAGGCCCTTCTCGATCGCCGACTCGATCACTCCCAGCGAGAAGATCCGCCAGCCCTGCTGGGTCGTACCACGCAGGACGAGGTCCTCCGCAACGTATGCGTTGACTCCGTAGGGCTTCTGGATGTCCGACGTCGACATGACGCAAGGGACACCGATGTTCTGTGTGCTCATAGTTAGGCACCTCCTTCAAACACTTATACCCTAAAAGAAGCGTGGCTTCAGCCATCCCCTTCTTCTTTAGGCTACCGACCGTATCCCCGTCCTTGGGATATAACGATGGAGCCTACGACGATTCTGCCTTCGGCTGTGATGTCCTCGTCTTTGTTGAGCGAGCCCAGAGGGCTGAGGTCGGCATGGACGAGGATCGTGACCGGCCCTGTCTTGGGGAGCCCCTTCCGCAACGCTGCTTCTACTTGGTTGATCAGCGATCCTCGAAGGTTTGCTACGTCCCCAGGCACGGTGAGGTCACTGTGATGGTGTTCGGTCATCGTGGTCCGTCCTCCAGCACAGACTCGAAGCCGCGGTCGCTGCGTCGCACGGGCAACGACTTCCGTCGCTTGTGCGACTCGCTGACGTTGACCTGGATGACGCTGTACACGCCGTCCTGGGAGCGGTCCACCACGAGCCCGATCGTGTTGTTGTTTCGGTTGAGTACTACCAGACCGAACCCGGGCTGGAGCTCACCTTCGACCACGCCGGGACCCAGGCCTCCCGCTTCCTTCGTGTCCAGTACCTCCTGGACCATGGCCTGGCCGAGAGGAGAGGTGATCTCTCCCAGGCAGGCTTCGAACTCGGGTCGATCACGAGGATGACGCACAGTCATTCCGGTGTTGAGTTGCATAGTACTTAGTGCCTCCTTCGTATACTTATACCCTAAAAGCTAAAAGGATGCGGGCGGTAGCCAGCTTTTAGTGCGTGCGGCTATGGGGCCACGCGCGCATCCTCTAGACAGGTAACCCCACAGTGCTTATCCCCATTCTGCGACTTTTGTACTAGCGTCGCTCTAGTGTTCGTGTTGTGCTCGTTAGAAGGTGAGGAGTGCGTGCATGACGACCACGGGGCCCTTCACCCAATGCATTTGTCAAGCGCAGTCCTTTCCTTCAATTCCTTATACCTCCAAAGAAGCCAAAGTACGGATCGTGAGAAAAGCAGTAGGCGGCGTGTCCTTTCTGGCCCAGCTAGCCTTGTCCACCACCCGCTGCCTTTCTTACGATCCGTGCTTTACCTGCTTCTTCTGGCCCTCTACGACTTTCTCAACAACAGAACCGCTAGGTCTGCGATCCCTTGCGTTGCTTGGGCGTACACCTCAGCGGCGTTGGGCATGTGCTTCTCCGCAAGGCCTACATGGTCCCAGGCCTTTATCGGGTGTCCTTCACACCCGTAGAGCAGAAAAACCTCTCCGTTATCTAGGTAGTACGCACTCCAGAAGAAGCCTCCCCAAACCCCTGAGGCCAGCTCTGTGAGGGAGGACACCCCGGCGTCGCCGGACACCTCGGCGTTGCCGGACACCTCGGCGTTGCCGAATACCTTGGAGTTGCCGGATACCCTGGAGTTGCCGGACACCTCGGCGTTGCCGGATACCCTGGAGTTGCCGGACACCTCGGCGTTGCCGAACACCCCGGCGTCGCCGAATACCTTGGCGTTGCCGAATACCCTGGAGTTGCCGGACACCCCGGCGTAGCCGGATACCCTGGAGTTGCCGGACACCTCGGCGTTGCCGAATACCTTGGAGTTGCCGGATACCCTGGAGTTGCCGGACACCCCGGCGTCGCCGGATACCTTGGCGTAGCCGAATACCCAGGAGTTGCCGGACACCTCGGCGTTGCCGAATACCTTGGCGTTACCGGATACCCTGGAGTTGCCGGACACCCCGGCGTAGCCGGATACCCTGGAGTTGCCGGACACCCAGGCGTCGCCGAATACCTTGGAGTTGCTGCCCACGAATGCTGACCATTGTACGTCAGCAGTACCCGCCACCCACCCACCTCCGTTGGCGTGCCTGTGTGCCGGGACCTCACCCCTACCATCACCGAAGTTGTGCATGGTGACCTCTGCGTCTTCTGTATCTACTTGTGGGACGTTGTTCACTCATCTCCTCCATTTGGTTGGTTGTTTCTCAGTAACTTATACCTCTAGTCTACCCTAATATTGGATATGCAGTTTTCAGACTTGCTGATATCCCCTCACGAACGTCTCCTCAGAGATATGGATCAGGAGCACGGCCTCGGGTACGTAGAAGCAAAGAACAAGCTAACAGGAGCAGTAACTGGGTCAGCAATGGATGCGGCGAGAGGCACAGCAATAGCCGCAGAGCGCGCAGCGACAGGCGTGGTGGACAAAGCAAAGGCATGGCAGATGCAACGAGAGCTACGCAAGGCCCAGGAAGCAGCAGAGGTTGCCAGGAAGCAACAGGAGATAGCTCAGCCTCAGTACGCCGCTCCTCCTAAGTTTGCAGCGTTTTGGAAAAAGGACGAGGACGACGAGGGGTTGGGTTTAGCCGGTGTAGTGTCCTCGGCAGGAGTTCTGGGTGGTTCCGCTGCCGACGCGGCCTCTGACGCCGTGCAGAGAGAGGAGCTTGAAAGCCTTCGTAGAAGAGGTAACGTCAGCCTTGCACCCTTGTTGACACAGCGCGCGTGGGAAAAAGATGGTAGAGGCCTTGAAGTAGTAGTGGACGGGGTTAAAAATCGTAACGTGGCTATGACTGGAGACACTCCAGAAGTACTTAGGGACTTTATAACCTCCCGGGGACTTCACCGATCCGGACTGAGCCCTGTAGCAGGCACAGACAGTGCTGCTCTCCGGGGCCAGGAGGCGTTTGAGCAGAGTAGAAGAATGGCCATACTGCCTGCAGTGGGAGATAGTCGCGTTGTGTCGGACACTATGGCGGACGTATCCCCTGCGGTTATTCACGCGCGTAGACATAAGCGCCCAGGGTATAGTCTGATCTCCCCCGCTCTCACTGGAGGTCTGATGGCAGGAGCGTACCTGGCACCAGAGGATCAGCACGGCCTTAAAGCTACTATGTACGGAGGGGCTGCAGCAGCGAGCGCTGCTCCAGCTATACTAGACGCCCGAGCTGCGCTCGAGCAGTGGTACGCAAGTGACCAACACCGTAAGTGGCTCAACTCTGTGGTAAACTTAGATCTTCCTGGAGGAGTCCGGTCCCAGACAGTGCGAAGAATAGCCGACGTAGGCAAAGTACCTCTAGGCCTGGCCGCTGCTGCGTTGCCCGCCTATATGGCGTATAAGGAATGGCAGAAGCGTGGGTCTGACGAAAAGTTCCTCTTAGCTCGGGGCCTACGTGCTATGGGTGCGGAGAACATCGCGGACTCGTATAAGACCTTCATGAAGAGCAAGGGTAGGCAGCTGTCTGAGTCAGGGTTGTTCGACCCGGTTCCCAACAAGGGTATATGGAAAGTGCTCCCCGATAAGGTGCGTGAAAGTAACTTACTACCCAAGGGCGACGTCATGAGTGCCAAGCTCAAGGGCCTGGCCCAGGAAGACCCTGAGTCCGCTGCGATGTTCGCGGCCAGCAGCTTTTTACCAGGTCCTCAGTGGCCTGTCTACTTAGGTGCGAGAAGAGCTACCAACGTAGTGTCGGACCCTGTGGGTGACTTGGACCTGAGCTTAGCTCCCGGAGATGTCCCTGGCCTTGGAAGCAAGGTAGGCGTGGTCACGCAGTTGGATAACCCTCCATTCATATCCACAGCAGATGCGGAGCAGTCGGCGCCAGCGGCCGACCTTCTCAAGACCGAGCAAGGCCACAAGGACCCTGCAATGGGAAATAGCTTGCCTGGGAATGGGAAACTAGCTATCGCGTGCGCGGGCGTGCGCGGGTCACTCCTAAAGGAAGCCAGAAAGTGGACCCCCGCCCAGCGCCGCCACTACTTCAAGATGCTCAAGGCTGAGGGTAAGTACAAGTCCAAGGCTCAGTATGACGAAGACAAGGCCAAGAACTACAAGGTCAAAGAAGTCCAACGCCCTCACACGTCTGAGAAGAAAGCTGAGGACGAACAGGAGTCTCCCATAGCTAGCAGGGGCAAGGACCTGGCTAAAGGCACTGCTGCTATGTACGGATCCACTAGGCTGGTCCGACCTACGTACGAGCGAGTGTTAGGTACCAAGGGTCTGGTGCACGGCACCTCTATGGATAACGCACAAAGCATATTAAGGGAGGGCATGCGCCCAGGAGCCGGGTCTGGAAACGTCGCAGGAGAGTTGGCTGCTGGCTTTGAGGACGGATTGGACACCGATGACATATCTCGACACAACTTTTTCGGAGGCCAGTCTGAAGGGGGCCTGTCCACTGCAGCTGGGCATGGTAACGCCTCAGAAGCTTATAGCTTACGTAATAAAGGAGTTAAGTATACCCCAAAGCGCCCGAAGGACGTAAAGAAGCTTGAGTCCCTTACCAATAGCGCTCAAAAGTTTAGAGAAAGTCCACTGATATCTCCTGAGGTTAACCGGATGCTGGATAAGGCTATTGACTCGTCGGGGCTGCAGGGAGAAGGTGTGCTGCTGTCCACGGTCAGGCCGTGGGAGGAGTTCTCTGCTGACTTCGAAGTCGACCCCGAGATGCCCTCTATGTTACACGACGCACATAGAACTAAACGTACGATTCCTGCAGAGGACTTAAAGTGGGGGACGCCTACACTAAGACACCACCTGGATGCTACAGGAGGCCCAGATCAGTGGGCACGATACGCTAAAAAATACCCGGGAAGGTTGGGTGCTGGGTTAGCGCTAGGCGCTATGGGAGCAGGGGGAGCTGCGTGGGGAGCCAGCAAGTTTAGAGACGCTGTAAGAGGCAGAGACAACTAGCCTATACTTTCTTAGAATTACTGGAGTTAACTAATGGCCCTCTCAACTACACCACAGCCAGCACCGCTAGCAGCGATTCTGGTGGACCAGACGTCCGCCACAGCGACAGCTGACGACAACGCCACAGGCAGTTCAGGCTCGTGGTACCTAGTAGACATAGACAACACTGCCAATGGCGCTGCTACCTACGTCAAGATTTATGACGATGCTGCCCCTTCCGTGGGCACCACCGAGCCTAACTGGGTATTCATGGCACCCGCCAGCACGCGTGTTGTTTACTCTGTGTCTACGGCAGTAGCGTTTGCTACCGCGCTGAGCTTCTGCGCAGTAACTACCCCTGGGCGTGGTGGCACTACCAGCCCCACAAGCGCAGTCCCAGTTCGGATCATGGCTACTTAATGAGCGTTATCAACCACGAGAAGTTGGCAGGACGTTACGACTTCCTGCGTAAGATGCCGGCTGCTCCCGTAGAAGGATTGGCCGGCGCTGCTTTGGGCGGGCTGGCCGGAGCTGGTGTAGGCCAGGCGTCAGGTGACGTAGACCCAGGCACAGGAGCTTTGGTGGGAGCAGTACTAGGTACAGGCGCAGGCCTAGGGCTGGGCAGGCACCTGAGGTCGAGCGGACTACAGGCCGCACACCGTGCAGCACAGGATGCAACGATAGGCGAAGCAATTCCGTACATGACCAGAGCTGGTAGACAGGCTAAGGACGAAGCAGGGACGTATGCGCAGCTTGCACAACGTAAGGCCAAAGGGTTCAGTGGGAACGAGCCATCAGGTGTGATTAACGCTCTGGGCGATCTACAGATGGATTCGGCTTCTAGGCTGCGAGGTGCAGAGAGTGCCCACCGAGGCTACAACAGAGCCAACCAAGCAATGCGAGCCACGCCCACCGAGGATGTCCTAGACGGATGGACCGGGCCATTCGGCATGAACCGAGCAGACAACACTGAAGCCTTAGGCGACCGCGTACGTAGACAGTTCTACAGCGACGCTGCGTCCGAAGGACTCAACGAATACAACCAGCACCCTTTCGCCGGCCTTGAGCAGTGGCGCAACGCACGAGGATAGTAATATGACCATGTTAGAGATCGCATACAGCAGAGGCGTAGAGTACGCGGTAGCCGAAGCCACGGGACAGCTCGAGAAGCTGGCAGAGGTTTGGGCTAAGGAGGCAGCGCTTTCTATCCCCGGCGTTACTGAAGAGAAGAGACGCGCTCAGTCCAAAGCCCTCGCAGGCACTGCGGCAGCAGTTGGAGCAGGTGCCTTAGCGCACAAGTACAAGGATACTGTCGCCGACGTAGGCCGGAAGGGCTTGGAACACGGAACTGCGCTAGCTGAGAGAGGAGCAGCCGCAGCAGGTAGAGCTGCCGGCCATGCAACATCCTTAGCAGACAAAGCGCGTAAGGCTTTCAAGGGAATAAGTAAGGCTGCAGAGTACGATCCTGCGGAGGTAGACAAAGCGCACGAGATGCTTATGAATCGCCCAGGCGCTACAGCTGCACTCATGGCCGGGCGGCAAGGGATTAACACAGGGCTCATAGGCGCAGGTCTAGGCGCAGGTCTAGGCGCCTTAGCCGCACCAAGAGGCTTCTTAAACAGGGCACCCAGCGTGGAAGACCGCGTGCGTCACGGGCTAGGTGGAGCGGCTGTTGGTGGGTTGGCTGGAGCAGGTTTAGGTGCAGCTGGTGGCGCTGTTAGGGGTCTGTCTGCCCACCGTTTCGCCCGGATGAATCCAGATGCAATGGATCAAGCTCGCGTGGAGCAACACCTGGGTGGCATGGGACCAGAGGATTGGGGTAAGTTCTACGAGGATCCAGAAGTTAAGGCGTTGCTAGAGCCTGATGGTTACGCAGGAGACGCTGCCAACGATCTTGTTATGCAGAAGGCACGAGCACAGTTTGCTAAGTCTGCAGCAAACCCGGAGGACAGCCGTCTAATAGATTACGCAGGCGCTGCTATTCCGTTGGGAGCAGGTAGTGCGGCAGTAGGCGCAGTAAGAGGAGCAAAGCAGGACGATGCTTTTGGCGGAGCAGCCAGAGGGTTCGCAGGTAATATGCTCGGTAGAATCCCCGGAGCAGCTCTAGGAGCCGCGGCGGTGCCCGCAGCAGGAGCTCTCACAGGCTTAGGCCAGGCGGCACTGCACAACTACCAAAGATCCCAGCAGGGGCCCATAGGTCGCTTCTTTAACCCAGAGGCGGGGTACGGCGAGGCCGCTATGCTAGGCGCAGAGAACTTCATGGATCCCACTATGGACGGTAGCATGCTGGGTGTTGCAGGCGGAGCTGGCCTTGGTCAGTGGGCAGGAGGAGCCGAAGGAGGCCGAGCAGCTACTAAGAAGTATCGTGGCTCTGCTAAGGAGGCGCGTTACCCCGGCTATTTAGTCGATACCATCAAAAGGCAGGCTAGACCTACTGCTCTACTAGGCGCAGGAGCAGGCGCTGCCGCTGGCGGTGCGGCAGGTGGACTAGGCGCGGGCTACGTTCATGACAAGCTCAGCTCTGATAGGGCAACGCTGATCAACTTCACCAAGCTCCTCCAAACCTAAACAAAGAATTAGCCTGGCTTGACGACTAAGCACCTCTATACTTTAACAGAGGTGCTAATGAAATCTTCAGCTAGACTGATGTGTTTGTTTTTAGTTGCTGTACTTGGTATAGCAGGTTGTTCCGATGTCTCTGTACAGAGTACGCATCTCCCTGAAGCTGCTGTAGACTCTTTCCAGCAGCTGCCTGAGATTGACGGTGTAGATATACTGTGGGTCGTAGACCAGTCATGCTCTATGCTGTCAGAGGCTAACGAAGCCCGGACGGTGGAGGGCATTACTGCGATGATGGAAGCCCTACCCCTCGATGTTCAGTGGAGATTGGGAATTACCTCAGCGGATCCCTTTGCCACTTTGCAGGACGACTTCTTTCCACTGCTACCGGGCGACGATGCTCAGGACGCTCTGCAGAGACTGTGGGATATAACGTACGGGCCCGGAGAAGCGGGGTTAGCTGCTACACACGCGCATATTAGAGAGTTCGCTGGACGGTATGGAGTAGACGATTGGATGCGTAGGGACGCGGTGTTGCTGGTCGTGGCTGTGTCCGACGAGGAGGATCAGTCTTACGGGTACGACGTACAAGACTTCGTAGACTGGTTCAGATCGGAGCGCGTTGTGTCACGGTTTATACCGGTGGTAGCTACTGGTGAGAACGAATGCGAAGACCAATACACGACTACCGGCCTGCGGTACATGGCAGCTGCTACAGCTCTCAACTCGCCCTACGTAGACTTTTGTCAGGAGGATTGGGCACAGGCTGTGGCCGACATAGGCAGTGAGACTGTTGAACCTATTGAGACATTCGAGCTAAACGAAGAGCCCTACGAGGATTCCATCGTGGTGGAAGTAAACCACCTGCCTTGGAGTGGAACCTGGGAGTACTTGCCTGACGAGAACGCGGTGTTCTTCGTAGACGTTCCTCCTCCGGGTTCGTTTGTGACGGTGGGGTACCTCATAGCTGGGACCTAGGCAGCAACGCCTGGACCACCAGGAGTGGCCACGCCATGACGGACTTGCAGAACTCTACAGCACGCCATCCGCGAAACGACATTCTCGACTCTATGGGAGTGTGCGTGTAGTAGTCAACGTACTGCTTTGAGTGGAGCAGGTAAACGTCGTCGTCCTGCCAGACGTTGAGGGACAGCACCACGCCTACGCTGACATAAGTGGGAACAGCGCCCCACGGAGTGTACTCAAACGTGAGTACGGCGCAAAGCGCTACCGCCAAGTAGGACAGCAGCTCGGCGATCTTGGACATGTCTTATTCTCCTTTCAACATCTTATACCAGATGCACACCCACATACTATACTTCCTTTGAAGAGGTCTAAATCGCATGCCGTTTAAGTCACTCGCCCAGAAAGAGAAGTTCAAGAGCCTCGTGGCCAAGGGCGACATAAGCAAAGAAACCAACGCCCGCTGGGAAGCGGAGACTGGCGATGCTAACCTGCCGTGGAGAGTGGCAGAGAAGGCCGCCTCCTTAGTGGCTGAATTCCACAACGGAGTGACGCCAGAGGACGTACACAAAGCAGCAGACAGAGCAGGGGTGCCCTGGGACAACGACAAGAAATTCATGGATCTATCTGAGAATGTGACGGGAGTGCGCCACCTAGATGACATGCGGCCCGACCAGCTGCAGAGCGTTATCTCCGCAGTGCGGTTGAAGAAAGCAGGAGCACGGATACCTCGGGTAGGCTCCAAGCATACACATCTTCTGGATCACAATCACGCCATACCAACGCTTGGTGACGCCATCAAGCGCATAAGGCACGCGCTATCCGACAAGGACCTGTACCCCTCTAAAACCATAGACGCCATGCCGACTCCAGACACGATTGCAGAGTTGAGCGAAGAAGCGGCGGACACACTGCCCAGTGACGCTATGTCGTTGCTGGTGTCCGACACACTACCTGTTCCTGAGCGTATGCTAGGAGTTCCCACCCCCGTGCCCGCTATTACACGCAGAGCGGTTCCTCCCGTCAAGGTAGCTAAGGTTAAGGTAGGCCCTCCTCCCTCGCGGAATAGGAAAGAATATCCCTACCAAGGTATCATCAATTTCCAAGGGCTCCCCGAGATTCTGGTGGAGAACACCAAAGGGTCAGTCCGCTCTGGGACCGGTCCTAAAGGAAAAAAGTGGGAATCTGTGATGCCCATGCATTATGGGGAATTCCGCGGATCCAAGGGCACTGACGGCGATCCAGTCGATGTGTTCGTTGGGCCGGACGAGAAATCTCAGGTGGCGTACATAGTGCACACCAAAAAGCCCCCTACATTTAAACAGTACGATGAAGATAAAGTAGTGCTAGGGTTCAGCAGCTTAGCTGACGCTAAAGCTACTTTTGCCAAAGCGTACGACAACAAAAAGTTCTGGGGATCTGCTTCCGCCTGCAGCGTAGAAGACCTCGGGAAGATGTTGAGGAAGCGCTCAGTTCGCGGTGCTAAGCTGGACCAGAGCGTGATAAACAAGCGAGCCTAGAAGGAGGTGCACGCATGGAACCGGTGACTTGGGGCGCAGTAGGTGCCGTTTTGGCGTTCGTACTTTCGGTGGCAGGGTTTATTTTTAAGCTAACCAAAGATCATGACCAGAAGATTGTAGGAATGATCAATACCGCATTGACGGAACACGGCGCGTCCATGACTCAGGAAGTTCAGGATAAGGTGCACGCCTTGGAGTTATCTTTGGTGGAGAAGGACAAAGACGTGGCGGAGCTTAAGGCGGAGCTGGGTGTGCATAAATCTGAGATCAGGCATATAAAGGATACCGCTCTTAAGCAGGAAGACATAACTGAGCTGAAATCTGACGTCAAGACACTAGTAGCACGCCTAGAGGACATGCGAACCCTAATACTTGGACTCAAAGACAAGTAGCCATGCACGTGGTCGACACCGAAAAGCTGGCGTCGCTCCTAGAGTTCGACGAAGACGACGTAGGCCTTGTAGACTTCGCTAAGCTGGCGGAGTACGACAGGCAGTACTACCTCCGCAACAAAGCCAAGATACGTGCACGCAACCGACAGTGGCGAGCTAAAAACAAGTACAAAGTCAAACGGAGAAGTCGGATCTACAAGCGACAGCTAAAAATGGGTAGGAAGCCCCGGAAACGCATAGGCGCACCCGGAGCAGGGTACACCTATGTGAGTCGTGGTGGTGCTAACTTCCAGCGAGGCAGAACCTTCTAGTCCGCGGTGCAGACGAGGTTGTGCAGCTGTATGTAGTACAATCCGTCAGAGTCCAACGACGAATCCGAGTGACAGAGCACGCGATGCCGCACAGCAACGAATCCAGGCTTCTCCGGAATAGGCCACTGCACTAGCTGAAAGAACGTACCAGTCCCGGACTCCAGCACGCAAGCAGAGCTGTTCACAATCCAGTTCTCACTATCGACCACAACGTATTGCGGGTCTTCTCCAGCAATGGGAATAGTTCGCAACTGGAATGACTCCTCAGGATTCTCGTCTGGACCCCACAACTCGTCCAGGATCAGATAGGGGCCTGCCTTAAGTTGGTAGTATACTACCGGATTGACTTTCTCTGACATCTAGATTCCTATACCTAAAATTATGGTGCTTAGTTGTTACTGTGTTGGATGTTCTCGCTTCACTTACTTATACCCGAAAGGGTCTAGTGCCTTATAATAAGGAAGAGGAACAGAACCTTGTTAGGTCAGCAGGCACTTTCATCCATAGCCAACAACGAAGTCAGCCCCTTACTGCGCGGCACCCCTTACGGTACTGCTATGCAAGGAGCGTTGGACTTTCGTCAGCCCATCATGGACGCTATTATGGGCGTCGACGATGAGAAGGCTATAGTGGATATGCTCAGCATGTGGCTGAAGGCCCGTCTGGAAAGACCTGTGTCGCGCCCCAGGCGCCAGCTCCCTCCGATGCCAAGGAACTCAGGCACCAACGTACCTACTGAGGTGTCTAGGTATCAGCAGCTCTATCAGGCTCTTTAAGCTAACGGAAGGAGCGTGGCGAACGCTACCCTCCCACGCACCCACCGGCTCGAGCCAGCAGATACGCATAAGTCTACACGATCCGGAATCCGCAGATGTCCTTTCGAGGGATCCATCGCTTGACCGGAGCGTTTCGGTTATCGGTCACGACGACCAGGCCCGCCGCGGACTGTCGGATGTTCGACCCGGTGATCACCTCAAAGTTACGGTCCACCGGGCGTTTGACCAGTAGCTCGTACCGACGCCAGCGGCTACGCGGAGACATCCACTCTCGAGTGATCGTGACCGGCAACGGCTTGAAGCCCGTCTTGGGACGAGCCCAGTGCCGGAAGTTCCGTATGGGGTGCGGGATCAGCTTCTGCAAAAACAGCATTCTACGTACCTCCTTCGTATACTTATACCATAGGTACGTAGTGCTATTTGTCTAGTCTAGAGGCAGGGTCTGTTGTACAGGAGGTATAACGTCAGCTATGCCTTTGATAGACATGACCCTTTCCCAGAGCTGCAACGCTGACGCGTAGATCTCAGCCATCTGGCCGGGGGTCTCTACGAGCACAGAGCATACCTCACCGTCCAGCGCCTCAAGAGCCATATTCGCCAAGTCTATCTGGACTGCGACGATGTCCATCTTGTTAGGGGTAGTGATTATGTCCGCGAACACCAGGAGGTCGTCACTGACGTCGTCAGCCTGAGCACACGAGGTATCCACAGGGTCGTCAAACACTGCGTGGTGCGCAGGGGTACCGGAGAATGCGACCCCCTTTAAAGCAACGTCCAACGGATCACGCACGGACAGAGCCTCGTCAATTAGTTTGTCCTTATTCATCCTATACCGTGGTGATGAGATCAATGGTCTTGGACACAAAGTCTCTAACGATGATGGACTTAGAAAGCTCTGCGATACGCCCGAACTGGATCATGTCGAAGTCCGGGAACGGTACGGTTGCTGCCGCGGTGAGGAACTCTTCGTTAGTGAGTTCTTGTTTGTCCATGAGCTCCGAGATGGGGCCCATTGATACCTTGAACGTATCGAATGCGATTCGATCCACGAGGGACCAGAAAGCGTAGCTTTGGCTGTAGACAGCTACGTCCTCTTCGTTGAGTCCGTAGTTTGCTCCTATGCAGAATACGCCTTCTGCCAGCTCCAAGAACACAGCAAAGCCTTCCTCTAGGACTGACCTATCGGGAAGCGTCTCCTCTGGGAAGAGAAGGCTGAGAGCGTCGATAGAAGATCCGCCGAAAGGGTTCCCTGCCATAGATGCTGCCAGCTCGGCAATGTTCTCTACGGAAGGAACTTCGGTGAGGCCCACGGTTTCAGTAAGAGTTGCGGAAGCTGAAGGCGTCTTCATGAGGGCCGCTGCTTCAGCGAGAAGAGTTGCGGAAGCTGAAGGCGTCTTCATGAGGGCCGCTGCTTCAGCGAGAAGAGTTGACTTGAGTGAGTCGTCCATTTGTATTTCCTATTGTTGGCGGAGGTTTGTCCGCTGATGATCTCGAGGTAAGATTAGTCTTTTAGGTGCCTCGGAATTACTTCATTTAGCATGTCCAACATACTCTCTGTGAGAGTACGTGACTTAAGTGCATGCTGCGAGTATTTTCCTCCCACCACCATCCACCCGTGGTAGTCTCCGTTGAACTGGTCAGGTAGTAGATATAGGCGAGAGTCGTTTGTAAGGGCCCCCAGAGCTTCCGTAACGCGCTGGGAGGTGCCCAGGTGGTTCAGGGCTAGCACAAGGTCGCAAGCGGGCGCAAAAGACGTTCTAGAGCCTTGTACGAAGCTCACGTATAGAGACCTACCGGAGCCCCTGCGAGACACGCCCGTGATGTGCACAGGCTCCCACCGCTGCGTGTACTCTTGCATGTAGGCTTTGGCACCTATAATCGCGGTACAAGCCGGTTGTAGTTTGTTGTCTTCAGCACGCAGGGCCCTCCAGAATAGAGAGGAGCCGGGCTTCAGCTTAGCGGCGTCGAAGCTTTCGGAGCTTAGCATATAACTTGTTCCAGAAGATGAAGGGCCAGAGAGTAGCTCTTGTTATAGTGCGGAGCATCGCAATGAGTACGCCTACGAAGTCCTTAGATGGAGCATCCCAGGCGTCGTAGTGGGCTAAGGTCCCTGCTATTAACAGAGATATTGATGTGTAGGCTAAAGTGAGCTCCATGCGGTAGTCCGTCGGTGGTTAAGTAGGGTGGCATCTCCTACTATGTAGACAGGAGATGTGATGAATATTGAACAGGCTTACGCCGCAGGCTTTCAGGCGGCTATTGATGATTTCCTTAAGGTAGCGACACTCTCACCCGCAGCCATGCGCACTGTTGCCATGGGAGGGCTGGGCGCAGTAAGCGGAGCTGCAGGTGGAGCACTTAGCACGGATAAAGCCATGCACGAGAACCTGCCTGGATTGGACGGCGCCTACAAAGAAAGGCGACGAAAAAGAGGTTTGATAGGTGCTGGTCTGGGTGCCATAGCAGGCGCTGCTGGAGGCCACGGACTCAACGTCGCGCAGGACATGGCACAAGCTGCAAAGCCTAAACCACTCCTCCAGCTCCCCGCTCCTACGGTGGTGCCTCCTGTTCCGTAAGGGGGGGTATGTTGTTAGCTAACGTACCCAGTTTCATCGACACTGTACACACCGTCAACGGGCTCTTCGGTGCGAGCCCTTCCGTCGCGCAGCACAGCAAGATGGTGCTCTCCCGTTACGGCAGCGTAATCGGGTGCTTCCCGGATCACCCTGCCTGGTATTTCTTCCCAGTTGTAAGGGCGGGAATAGATGGATACCTCGATATGATTGCCCGCATGACTTCTGCCGCAGTAGGCGCCCACCCAGGAGTATCCGGACTCCGCAGTAGTCTTCCGTACAAGTAGTTCTCTATCAGCCGCGGAAGGCATCACAGCTACCAGCTTACTACTGTGTGTGGGATGCAGAGTGACTGTACGTACTGCAGGTTCGTAGATCACAAGCAGCATACCGAAACCACTTTCGTGTGCAGAGTCTTGGAGTTCCAGAGAAAATTCTTCCACGATCACGCTGTATTCTCCTGCTCGTGCAATATTCGACGTATTGATGACAAGGCCTGATCCCAGTTGTACACCAAGTCAACGTTGTCGGGGATGTGTACGCCCTGATTACCAGGGGCATTGAATAGTATCGCCTGTCTCCCCCAGGCGTCAGCCCAAGCAATAGCATTTTCGTGGTGGTCTTCTACGAGCACACGGCCGTTCACCAAAGACTTATCCTTAGCGAAGATGACGTCTTTCTCCACCAAGCAAGTGTGGGTAGCGATCCAGCGCCTACGTTCGTAGTCCCATGTCGGAGCTGTCCAAACAGGGCTGGTGAGAATCTTGACTGAGAGACCATACGAGTTCACCAGGATATCAACTGCGTTTACTGCTCCGGGCAAAGCCCCCATACTACTGGCGAACCCGGGAGCGTCCATCGCCCTGTAGATGTCTTTGGTGGCTTCTCCGAACTGCTTGTACAGGTCAGCGTACGCCATGTCCTGGGTGTAGGGCAGTCCCATTAGGTCAGCGGTGTCGCCAAGCTGTCCTAAGAAATCACTTAGTACTCCGTCACAGTCAAGAAGAATGGGCAGCTCTGTTATGTGTTTGTTACTCATGTCCACTCTCGGCGTTTGTCGCTGCGTATGCCGCTGCGTACCTATCGATTATGATTCTCATGACTTCGTCACGGTTAGGCTGGTCAGGAAGCTCAGACGCCGCAGAAGCCTCTTCTACTCTCACTACCCACTCGTCCAACTCCTCAGCAAGTTCCTCGTAAGGTACTTGACCTTTTCGTATGGAAAGGAGCCTCGACGCGTCAGGTCTAGGAAAAGTGATGTGGCCTGTTTGTAGAAGTTCAACAGTCTCAGACGACACACGTATGGCGTGCATTACCGCCTTCCAGTCGACACCGTCAGCAGAGGCCGCGGCTTGTGCACGTCTTCCGTAGCGGTCGACCAGAGGCTGCAGCGTACTGTCTATGGAGTACTGCACACCGTTGTAGAAAGGGATCTTCCTGCCACACACTGATAGCGCTGGTGCTGTGGAATACTTGTCACCATTGGTGACCACCACTGACACTAGTTCCATGTGGTCTCCGTTGGCTAACGTGTCCATTGTTCGCGGCCAGTCACCAACTTTTGACCCAGGCTTACTCTGCTCCAGCGTCTCGAAGGCAATCAACGCCTCTTTGGCTTCGCACAGTCGTTGGGTCTTAACACTGTAACTAGGCGCTTGGGCCCGGCAGTACCCGACCATCTTCTCCACGTTCTTGGAAATGATCAGCGGCTTCAAAACGTCGCGCAGAGGCCCCCAGGTTTCCCGGGTGCCTAAAGGTTGATCACTAAACAGGAGTTCTATCGCTACAGTTTGGCCACACAATGCAAGCTGGGCCCACTGAGCTAAAGTAAAGATCTCCAAATCAAGGATGCCTGCTGACGTGTCTATGTCAGAGAAGTTGATGGTAGGTTTTATCCGCCTGTGTACCACGTCGCCAAAGCTCTCTACATAGATCGACTTGAAGTCTAGATCGGATCCCTCTACAGCGGTTCCGTACAAATGACTTCCGTAGGGAGACACGAGTATTGGGGCGGATCCAGCGGGTAGAAGGCGTAAAACTGAGGATAGCATATGGTATTGCCCCCTATAATAAAGTTATGGTACTCACACACGTACAACTCATACGTTTGATTACACTGCCTTATACCAAAGAAGCTGCCAATTTAAGGTTAGGTACGCTCAAGGCCGTGGGAGCCGGTGCAGGCCTAGGTGCAGGCCTAGGTGCTGCTCACGCAGCTTGGAAAGGGGAGGAGCTGGGTGAAGGCGCAGCTAGAGGAGGACTACTGGGTGCGGTTGGCATGGGTGTAGGTAGGCACAACGTCAACAAAGTAATGCAGTCAGGGCTGGACAGGCGTGTACGAGACGCTGCTATTGATGTAGCTGGCGCCGGTGGGCGAAGTTTGGACAACGTTTTGTCGGCGTCTCCTCAGTACGCTACGAAAGTCACTCAGAAAGCTGTAGATAATTCCCTGGGTGGACTCATGGATCCTGCGCTGTTGGCTGCTCGTGAGGGTGCTGAGATGGGTCGTATAGGTGCAAGGAGTCGTTCCGGCGAACGTGCGTTGGCCGACTTCTTGGCCAAGAACCCGGGGGGTGTAGCCAGTCCAGCACCCTGACCAACAGTAGAAAAGGTAAGGCCAACATCACTACTCCGAGGAATAAGGACATGGTCAGCACAAACTTGAGGACGTAGCGCGCCTTGAACACTCTATGAAAACACCACCTGACTAAAGGTAGGAGATAGCCTATGCGCACGGGCAAAATAAGAACACTGCTGTTTATACTTCTTACGGCTGTAACACTTGCTGTTATAAGCGTACCGGCCATCCCCGGCTATGTGAATATGCAGGTGGACGCAGCTACAGACTACGCCGGCCTGGTCATCAACAAGTTCAGCAGGTTGGCTAGAAGTACGGTGATGTTGCGGACAGTAGTGGCATCCCCTACCCAAGAGATGGACGACTACATAACGACGTATAGTGGTGTTATAGTCAAGAGAGAAGGCCCCGTTGCTGTGATAGCTACTGTACGACATGGCTGCACCCCAGGAGGTATGACACCCTCCTTGATTGAAATCGTTGGAGGAGGTGAGGATCTTAAACCTACCAAAGCACTTCGAATGCGGATCGATACTAGGCCAACTCACGCTGCCGATTTTTGTCTAGTGTGGGCAGAGATCCCCGGCCCCGCCATGCCTGTTGCAAAAAATTATTCTCCGGGATTCGGAGACAGGCTGCACTCCGTAGGATCCCCTGGGGGTATTGACCGTCTGCCTGTCGAGGGGCTGATGGCGGGATACGATCCTTTTACTGATACCTATGTCGTGTCCATACCTGTGTCTCCGGGCGCGTCAGGAGGCCCAGTTGTGCACGAAGGAAAGGTTATAGGCCTGGTCTCTAAATATTTCGTGGACGTCAATCACGGAACTCGTGTTGTTACTGCAGAGAACCTACTAGAATTCATGGAACATGACTGATACCTACGAACCTGTTTTACCGAAGCTGCGAGAGCTACTGGCAAAGCTACGTTTACGCGTTGACTATGACCCGGACTTTACTACGCTCACGGTGTACCCTCGCGACGAGGGATCCGAGTGGGGGGTCATGGATTTTGACGGTATCCCAGCGTCGCCGTATGAAAGGGATATGTTTTTACTAGAGTCTATAGAAGACCATCCTCACTTCGAAAAGCTACTCCACAAGGAGGTGGCTCCAACTGAGAAGTTGGGCATGGTATTGATGGACCTTGACGGAGACAAGTGGTACGCGGCGTCGTACCGCAAAGTCAAGACACTACGCCCAGCTCTGTTCGGTAAGGACGGCAAGATATGGCTGAGCTCCTTCAGCGAGCTGGCGATGATTAGAGTGATGTCTGAGGTAGGGCGACGCAGGGTGGGGTTCAACAGGTCTGGAGATCAGATAAGAGGTACACTTCAGGTGGAGCATCCCGGAAAGATTCCATGGTCTCGCCAGGTTTACTTGTACGAGTTCGATCCCAAGAAGCTCGACCTCTCTAGAGTGTTCAGGCGAGGGCAATTCCAATTCGAGATAGCGCAGCACGAGCTGAAGCCGGACAGGGTATTCACCTCAACGCTAGCTACTGTCAGAAGGCTGTTCAACATCGAGCCATTGTACCAAGATAAGTAAAGCCATGAGCGACTATCAGACATTCGGCATGTACTTAGTCAACGACATTCTTCCAGATGGTTACAAGCTGGAAGGTGAGGTGACCAAAAAGGTGCTCTTGCGAAAGATGGCCAAGCTGGCCAAAGATCGTCCCGAGGAGTACGGCTACGTTATCCAGGATATGAAGGCCCTGGGCGACAAGATTGCTACGTACGACGGAATTTCTGTTGGCCTGGAGGATATTGAGCCGGACTACGCTGCCCGTGACAAGATACTGGCTAAAGCCGACAAGGCTATAGACAAAGCTAAGTCCACGGACGAGAAGCTTGAGATCATGGTCAATGCCCAGCAGGAAGTAGGCGAGTTGGCCATGCGCCACCCAGGTAGTATGGCTATGATGGCACGTGCTGGGGGGCGCGGAAACAAGGGACAGCTGATGAAGTCGGTGGCATCCCCCGTAATCGTGGCTGATCAGAAGGGTAGAGGTGTACCCTACCTCATACGCAACTCCTACGCCGAAGGGTTGACGCCAGGAGAGTATTGGATTGCAGCTAACGAAGCGAGACAGAACGTTATTACAGGACAGCTGGCCACCGCAGAGCCAGGTGCTCAGGGGAAGATCCTTACTAACCTCACGTCTGACTTAGTAATCACGGCCGATGACTGTGGTACCACCAACGGAGTGTCCCTACCGGTCAAGTCTCCAGAGCTTGTAGACAGGTACACTGCAAATAACCGCGGCGTGAAGATAGAGTATAACACGTTGGTAACGTCTTCGGTCCAGCAACGTCTGCTGGAGGACGGGGTTAGGCGTCTGATAGTCAGGTCCCCTATGACCTGTACTCTGCGTGAGGGTGTGTGTAAGCACTGCCAGGGTTTGGATGAGAAGGGCAACTTACATGAAGAGGGTACCAACGTAGGTATCCGAGCAGCGCACGCGCTTAGTGAGCCACTCACTCAGCTAGCCCTTAGTGCTAAGCACGGCCTACGCTTGGCTAAGAAGGACGCTGGTCCCACAGGCCTCAAAGCATTCGTGCAGTACATGGAAGCTCCTAAGACATTCCCACACAAGGCTGCTATAGCCCGGGAAGACGGTGTTGTGGGAGAGATCACCAAAGCCCCGCAGGGCGGCTACTACGTACACGTAGGTAAGTACAAAGAGTACGTACCCGTAGGACTCGACCTCCTAGTTAAGTCCGGCGACAGAGTTGAAGCGGGCGATGCACTTTCAGAGGGCATACTCTACCCGCCGGATGTTGTGGAGCATAAGGGCATAGGTGCGGGGCGTGAGTACCTGGTAAACTCTCTTCACCAGAACGTGTTCTCAGGGAACATGGACAGGCGCCACCTTGAGCTTCTAGCTAAGAAGCACCTCAACTACGTCAAGATAGACGAGGATGCAGACGATGATGCTCACTATCTACCTGGGGAGGTGGTAGACTACAATAAGTTCAAGGAAACCATAAAGGCGAAGACGACCAAGAAGGTTGGAGCGGACATACTAGGAGACTATCTGGCTAGTGACGTACTGCACTTTACAGTGGGTACTAGAGTGACGTCTAGAGTGATCGCGGCGCTGGAGCGTAACAACGTGGATGAGGTGGATGTGGCAGACCGACCGCCCAAGTTCACAGCGGTGGTAGCGCCGATGTCCAGGGTACCACTACATAATCCCGACTGGATGCAGAGACTAAATCACAGACTACTCAAGGATTCTTTGTTGAGAGCCGCTCACTTTGGACAGGAGTCCAGTCTGCACAGCCTCAACCCCATGCCAGCATACGCGTACGGGGCAGAGTTTGGTGTTGGCAGAGGACCAGGGTATTAAGGGTATTTACCCTATTCTACTATAGAGGAAGACATGGCTACAGGAATTGTACATTGGTATACCGCGTCGATGACAGGCGTCACCGCGGCCGGAGAGAGTACCCCAGTGGTGTTTAGCCCAGCAGCCGCTGGTGCCAACACACTTATTGCGTTCAATGGTATGTTGGGAGACCGCATAACCGGACTTCGAATCAAGCGGGTCACAGATGTCACTGCCACCAACTACGATGTGCACGTGTATAAAGACGTGGGAGGGACACTACACGCGTATTCAGTGTACGCTATCGCGTTCGACGCTGACCTCAAGTGGGATTTTGCTATCGATGATCTGAACACAGACGCCAAGGCTGCAGTAGATCGGTTGTACGTAACCGCGCAGGTCAACTCTGGAGCGGACCCGATCGACATAGACGTAGAGCTTACGGTAGCTCCGGCGATTGGTGGCAACTAGCCCTACGTGACATCATGGCCTACCCACAGCCCAGCCCTCAAGGAGGAACAGCTACAGCTTCTTATGAGGATGTGCCTTTAGGCGAGCGCGGTGGGCGTGTGCCCATAACAGTTTTAGGGCCCCTGGATCCCCTACCCAGCGTAAGATCGGACGTCTCTACCCTTGACAGTCATGTCATACCTACTCCTCGTAGGCCTTTAGCCATGGAGGTCGCGTCGACTTCAGACGACGATCGTGTCGATGGGGAGGGCGTCCATTGCGTAGAAATACACGGTTTGGTTGTTGACTCGAAGGGCAATTGGCGTGAGGCGCAGGAGGAAGTTGTGCTCTCAGGTACTGAACCGAAGAGACTTGAACACCGTTATATACGTATCAACAGCTTCCACACACACAAAACCAAGTATCCAGGGAATGCACCTCATGGTGACGTGGAAATCCGAGGTCGTCGCAACCAAAACGTGTACGCACGCATGGTACGAGGCGCCAACGAAGCGGGACAAGCAATGTACACGGTTCCAGATGGCTTCAACGGCTATCTATTCGAGTGGTCTGCCGGGTCGACACAAGCAGCGGTGGTAGTGTTGCTCCTGTCCACGTGTGACTGGAAAGACCGCCTTCTCAGGGAGGGTGTGTTCATGCTGGACGATTGTGTGATTGCTACTGCGCACGTAGTAAGGAGCTTTGGGTCCCCTCTACGCATGCCCCCCAGGACCGACATAAAATTAGCTACGGAGCTTGGAAAGTCGGGAAGGCCTGTGGTGCCCAAGCGTGGCGACAGAGAAAGATCGACTAAACTTAAGAGTACCCCTGGAAAGACCGTGGGTAGCTTTTCCTTATACTTGGAGCCTATATAACTCATGGCTTTTACCCAGCCTATAACCGGCGAGACCTCCGCAGCGAAAGTTGCAGCCGAAGACGCGGCTGCAGCTACGTCAGCTTCTGTAGCTGTTACGTTGGGACTGTCTATAGACCGTACCTTCCCCGCAGCTGCTACGGACACCATCAAGGAGAGGATTTCCTTCCCTTATGGCCTTTCACAAGTATCAGGTATAGCTGTGTGCTCTATCGGGGTGAGAGGTACAGGCACAATAAAAGTGAGTAACGGAATAGCGGGAAGTGGTAACTCCATGTTGAACAGCGACTTCGACGTCAGCACGCTAGCGGCAGACGATGCAATTGAAGGCCTTACGCTGACATCTACAGAAGCTGATCTACAGGGGACATCTCTACAAGGCCTGACACTAGAGTTTGTCAATTGCACTGTGCCTCATCTGATCAAGATCAAGTTCCAGGAGCAGTAGAACGTGGCCACCTACGAAACCATAGCTGAGTGGCAGGCTGCACAAGGGGGAGGAGGATCTCCTTGGAAGAACATCTGGGAGATAGATTTCTCGACACTAGGGTCGGATACCTGGGCAGATGGTACGCAAGCCATCACTGCCACCGCGGGGGATAACCTTGTCTCGGTTAACTGGACAGTAGGGAATCAAGGCAATTCCACCACGTTCGGTCCTGACGGTGCCAACGGTGTTGTGATAGACCCGACTAGTTCACCCTCTACGTTGTGGTGGTCGTCTAGCGACACAGCGCCATATATAGAGGCAGACCTAGCTGATCTACTAGGCGAAGCTATGTCCCGCGATGATGTGTACTCATTCCAGATGGAGTGGAGTGGCGATGTTATCGGTGCCAACTACGAAGCGGTAGGACTCGGTGTCGTGGACTCAACCACCAAGGGACCGACTAATCGAGTACGTTACGCCAATGGGGAGAAGTGGACCCCGGGAAGATTCAACTCTTCAACGTCACATTCGTTTACGGACGTAGCCCTTATAGGTGTGACCGGTACCCAGATTGTAATCTTCGGCGGAGGCGTAGGATATCGTTGTGGGAGGTCTACAACAGGCATCGGCGCGGTAGGTGACATGATGGATCAATCCAACGCCGCCAAGGACTTCGGCACGATGATTTCCAACACGCCGGGCAACACAGCGCAGCACATGGACGTGGACAGCCTTAAGGTGAAGCTCTTCGTTGAAAAGCAGGGAGGAGCTGCAGCGTATTCACAGACTCTCTCGAAGTTCTCTCTTTGGAAGAAGTAAAAGGCACAAGGCCACAGGTACTATATTGACACACTAAAACTTTGCTTAGCACCTACCTGGAACTAAGCTTTATCAGCTGGACACGGTGTGACGAATCACACCCGAGTGAGCAGCTTGTACACAAGGCCACATGGCCTACAATAGAGAAGAAATTAGGAGCTTTTACAATATGTACACTAAGTTAGCATTTGTACAGGGAGTTCAGCACAGCCTCGTAGAGGCCGGGTTCTTAGCTTACACTGGCGCCGATGAGGCGACTGAACATGCGCAGAAGCTAGCTGGCTGTCTCACTGTTGACCCCGCAGAGGTCGAGTTTGGACCATCTGAAGTAGCTGAAATCGCAGACACCCTTATGGGCCTCAAGATGGCCGGGGTAGCGCAGCCCGCTGAAGACACCGAAGCTCTGACGCGACTGGAAACTGCAGTAACCAATATCAAGCGTGCCATGCAGGAAGGCGGAGACCTCGCCGATCCAGGTGCCGCAGGAGCCGACGTAGATACCAACGCCAAGGCAGATTATGATGTGTCCGGAAACGGAGACACCTCCACTCCAATCGGAGCGGGATCTACCACGGGTGATGAATCCGACCGGTCTCCGGCCGACTCTGTGCCCGACAGAAAGGCGCCCGAGGGTGCTGACGGTGCGGGAGCCGATACCAACGCCAAGGCCAAGTACCAGGTCCCCGGAAACGGCGACTCTGCTATTGCTGAGCGACAGACCACCGGCGATGAGCTGAAGGTAGCTGCTCAGTGGGGAGCGCAGCTGGTCGAAGGTGTGGAAAACGCCGTCAAGGTAGCAACAGTCCGTGAGCTTGTCAAGCTTCAGACGGACACGGAGCGACAGGGGCTGGTTGATTATGTCAACCATAACTTCTCTGCTAAGTCCGCAGCCACTGATGACGATATTCTCGCGGCTATAGCATCAGCGGCTAACTAGCCACCCTGGGTATACACTGACTGGGCTGCGCTCGCTTAGCGAGTCGTAGCCTTTTCGTTTATAGGCTTATGACGTTAACAGACTACGTAAAATTAGCGGGGGGTGCTATATTCGCGCCGCCACAAGCTATGGTGCCTAGGTCTCCATCGCCCGCTACGGGTGTAACAGCACCCACCCCTCCGGGGTTAGGTGCGTCTCCAGGGGTAAAGCTGCCTGCCGCGTCCGCAGCTCCGTCGCCCGCAGTGGCTAAAGTGCCTAAGCCCCCTAAGCCACCCAAGCCAAAGGCGCCGCTTAAGTTACCAAAGCTGAAGCCCAAGCTGGGAACAGACTTTGCGTCTCACGTTAGGCATACGTCGTTAGTGACCTTTCCGGCCTGAGCTATATACTCTATCCTTAAGCAGTGAGTGAATAGATGCAGATAGCTTTCATTACAGGTGTTCAGAGCGCCCTGTTAGACGCAGGATTACTGAAGTACGCCAGCTTTGATCTACAGTTAGCCCACGCCCACGCAGCCGCTAAGATCGCGATGGAGGCGGAAGGTCTTGACGCGTATTCAGAAGAGGACATACAGGACTTGATCAGTGTGTTGCTCCAACTGGAAGATCAGGCAAGTGGTCCTCCTGAAGGAGAGCTTGGAGTTCCCGAGGGTATCACGGCACCTCAAGTCCCTTTGTCGGAGTCTCCTGAGAGCATGTCTTCGGACGAGAATAAGCCGGACCAGGCCATGGAACACGGCGAGGAAGTGCTCCAGTACCAGGACAAAGTCGCTATAGTAGGTGGATTGATACGAAAGGGCGTTTCCAACGTGGCTCGAGAGGTGGGCGACAGACTCAAGCCTAAGACCATGCTGGGAAAAGGGCTTGCAGCAGGCTCTACACTACTTACAGCGGCAGGTACAGGCGCGTACGTAAACAAAAAGCAGCAGCAAGCACAGGCGCCTATCTCAACCGAGATAAGTAGAGCCGAGCGCAAGCTGAGAGGTTACTAACTATGCCAATGATCCCGTACACGGGTCAGTATGCCCAGACAGATACCGAGCAGGTATTTTCCCAGGCGTTCTCTGAGCAGGCTTACAGCCTTCTCGGCTCCCGTTTTCCTAACTTGTTAGAACACATCGCTACCTTCAAGGTAGTAGAGGCTGATCTGAATTCGGGTAAAGCTGTAGGCACCTTCATCCTAATACTGGGGGAAGAGGTTATTTACATCCCTGTAGTTCTGGGGGAGGGGGAAGTTCGCCCCCTCATGATGATGTACCACAAGCGTACGGACATGTTCACCCCACTGAACAACTCTTGGATCGAGAGAACATTATCTGATTCGCAGAGGTCTATTGGTGATCCTGCTCTTCAGCCCGCCACGCTCAACCACGATATAAGTCTCCGTAACCTAGTCCGCCCGCCCAACCTCGTAGGTCGGTTCGCGTACGCGTCAGACCAGTCGTACGCTCTGAAGGCGCTGGATGAGAGCCCTTCTCAGGTGAAGGAAGCCTTTGCTGAGGTGCTAAAGGGCCATCACGATGTATTAGAGCACGTACTGAATGTGTACGATTTTGAGCAGGTCAAGGACGCGCTACGAAAGGAAGCTACCAAGGTGGCTGTTTCCCCCCTCCCCGAGGAGGTAGTAGTGTTCGAGGGAGACCCCAAGGAAGTCAACGCTACACAGTTCAAAGAGATGTTCGGAAAGCAGTCCCCACGAGCATTCGAGGCGCTGGTTACGCGCGGGGTAGCAGTGTCGGATAGTCGCCCCGAGGGATCGCATAACAGCCTTGCTCGCTTAGACGTGAGCGGTAATTTCGAAGAGATCAAAGATCCCGGCGTATATGAGGTTCTCTTTGCTGACGGAGAGTCCAAAGTCTGCTTCGCTTTCCGGGGCCACGAAGATGTGCGAAGTTCTGACCCACCCGTAGGTGAGCTGGAGTCCCCTGGTGAGCGGGGCGGAAGTTCCCACCGACACCCCGGCGTTCTGATAGTTACAGGAGACGCTACGCTTCACCGCGTTCGTAATGCGCTGGGCCGTCCCTTGCAGCCAGAAGCTTTGAAGGGTAGTAAGATCTACGACGTTTTGTACGGCGGAAAGAAGTCCAAGCCCAGCCCTACTCATAAGGGGTTCTTTGTACACTGCAAGGATAACGGACGTTGGGCTATAACACCTCAGGTTACTATCAGGTCAGTACGCAACGAAGGTAAGGTCGTACATTATCGCGGTTACATGCCGGGAGCTCCGCACGCACACCTTGTGGTGGATCCCTCAGTGCCCGTTCAAGTGCCTAAGTACCTAGCTAGACGGTCCATGACGTATCTTCCTCCCAACGCTCAGTTTCTGCGCGTGGATGAGGTCAAGTACCTGGAAGACGCAGTCATCGAAGCTCCAGACATGTTGGCTATGATACTGGCGTCTAGAGTAAGAAGTAGAGGTGCGCGAGACCTTAAGATACAGTCAGTCGGTGAGAAGTCTTACTCCTTGGACGGCCGTCCTACGATGACCAAGGGTGCTGCCGTCAAGATGTTGATGGTTGACTACGGCCTAGGAGAGTCCGCCACATTCTCTGCTCTCAAGGAAGCGGACGAGCACAAGATTGTTCGGGCATTTGTGATACCTTCTGGTCTTGACACCAAGACTGCAGCGTTCGGGCAGCCAGAGCAAGGTCAAGACCCTTATGCTCAGCAGATGCAAGGTCAAGACCCTTATGCTCAGCAGATGCAGCAGCAGCCGGAAGTTCCTATGAGCATGGGAGACGATGTCACCATCGACCCGGAACTGATGCAGCAGGTAGCGCAGGCGCAGATGATGGATCCAGCGGTGCTGGACGCTGCTGTGATCGTGTCTCTGGCAAGAGTACCGGAGCTCCGAGAGTTGATCCTCGGCTACCTCCCCAACCTAAAGCAGGGTTTGGATAACTTCGGCAGGATACTCTTAGCGGTCTGGATACACCAAGACTCGGTGCGGGAGCAGGTTGGTGACAGCGCCTTCTCTAGTCTGGAAGATACTCTTATAACTACGTTTAAGTCCGTAGGTGACACAATTCTGCGCCTTAGCGACGGCACAGACATATTCGACGATACCAAGGAATAGTCATGGGATCCCCTAGCCACGTAGTAGACCGCGCAATGGCGTCGTTAAGAGAGGGTACGCCCTCGGACGATGTAATGGTGCGTACCCTTGTGCGTGCCCTGGAATCTCTGGATAACACGTCTGATGAGCTCAAAGCGGCTCTGTCTATCTGGCAGGATCTAGCTAAGAAGTGCTACGTAGAAGCCTACCTACTTGTCACGGACGTAACATCCGTAGCAGTTGCTCTGGATATGCCAACGGGTGTAGTTCAGACCTACCAGGAATTCTTCTTTGACACGGATGTCTTTGCGGACAAGCTACAAAAGTACTCTTACGCCCATGGGCTGTCGGATGGTCCCGGCAAGGAGCTAAAACTACTAGCACTCACTATGGGCAGGGAGTTCATCGACTGGAGACTAGGCAACACGCTGAGTATTCGTCCAGACGAGGTCCTTAGTCGCCTGTTGACCGATAGCTACGCTATGGCTAAAATAGGTATGCAGTCGGGGATGGTGACCTCTAAGTCTGCTAAGGAAGCATACCGCTGGGCCACTCTAGCCGCCAAGCTGGCGGATACCTTGAGTAGAAGAGAAGCTGCCGAGGAGACGGATGATATCTTCGAGGGATTACAGGTGGTACCTGTATTCGACGAAGTAGACATAAGCGACGCTTTGGACCTAGATCCCGCGTTGATCATACGAGGATAATTACATGAAAGTCACGAGACAGCGCTTTGAGAAGATCGCTGACCGCATAGTTACTTCTGCGTACGGGTCAGAGGACCTTAGCGAAGCAGTAGCCAAGACAGCGACTGAAATGTCTCTGTCACCGGAGGCTATCAAAACGCTACTCCAGATGGTCAACACTATTGCTTCACTAAAGCATCTAGACGAATCTCCAGATCGGTCCGAAGCTTTCCCGCTTGCGGAGCCTTCTAAGGTTCTACGTATAGTGTTCAACTTGGGGGACGAGGAAGCAGGAGATGTGCCGGAGGCGCCTGAGCTGGAGCCAGAACCTAGCGCTGATTTTAGTCAGCCACCTAGTGAAGACATTAGACCTAGTGCTGACGAAGACCCGGTTCCGGAAGTGGTACCTGAAGAGGAAGAGGCGGAGGAAACTCCAGAGGGAGAAGTCAAGGAAGCTTCGCTAGCACCTCAGGTGTTCCTAACCAAGAGTGCCTCTTTCAACTCTGCTGCACGTAGGCGCGGGCAGGTAGCAGTATTCCGAACAAAGCTGGCACTAGTGGAGCAGGAGTACGTAGACCACCTGGACTATCTAGCTTCAGATTTCATAAGGTTGGGCGGCCCAGAGATTGAGCCTTTTGAGAAGGACGCTCTGTACGTTTACGGCGACGAGGCTAAGGAGCCTCTAGCAGCGGTGCGCAGTGCAATGCACTATCCCGACATGGACGAAGACGCCCTAGAAAAGTGCGCAGGCGTAAAAATAGTAGACACGTCAACAGCTTCCATGCGAAAGTTGGCTAGAATGTTAGAGCTGAACAAGATGCACAAAGCTCTTGGAGAAGCTATAGAGACCCTAGCAGCGGATTTAGTGACTTAAAGGTGGTAGTGTGGGTGTCATTAAAAACCTAGGCAAAGAGGTTGTTGATCGTCAGGGGCGAGATATAGCTGCGCGTGGGTTGAAAGGAGCTCCGGTAGGCCGCGACTTGGCAGAGAACTTCTTCGGAAGAACAGTGGGCGTGCCTCTTATGGGCGCGGCTGAGACAGTTGGAAAGGGTATCGTAGGTGCAGGAAAGCGGTTAGCACGGGGCACCTCGAACTTACTAGGCGGTGTCGCTCGCAAGACAACACCTCTGAGAGTGCAGGATAGCTTGGGTAGGGCTGGTGTCATAGACCCCATCCAGCTAGATCTCTCCAACGCACGTCACGCGATTCACGCACGACGGGCTAGTGGCATGGAGATCCCAGAGGAGCTAGCGCGCAAAGCTAAAAATAAGTGGCTTGGCCCCGCTTGGCTGGGTGCCACCGTAGGCGTACCCTCCCTAGCTTTGGCAGCCCACGGTAACCGGGGTGTCTACAAGGACCTTAGTAACGCAGCTGAGACAGGAGTAAGAGAAGTGACAGCTAACGATAATTCTACAAAAGAGTCGCTCAAGGCGTTCCTAAAAGCAGCGCAGGAAAAGTCTGCAGCGCGAGGCGGAGGCGGAGGCGTCTTCGGAGAGGGCACTGGCAGCAATCCATGGGAGAAGCCGGGTGAGACCGTAGCTAGAGGTGCTATGGACACTGTGACTGAGTTTTTCAAGCCCACAGCGCAGTCAGCAGGTTACGACCTACAGAAGTCAATATTCGGCCTAGGTGACCGAGTCAAGGCTCCTGATGCTATTGCAGAATCGGCTGCTAAGGAGTTCGGCAAGCAGACAGGCAGCTACGCCGGTACGCTTCTCCAAGGTATGGTGGACGGCGGCATTAATATGGGCCGCGAACAGGCTTCATGGGGACCTCAGCGTAAGCGTATCTTTGACCAGCTCATGATGTCCGATCCTGTTATTAGTCGCGCTGACCCTGAGATGGTGCTGCAGGCCTACCACTCCATGAAGCGATTTGCTCCGTTGTTGTCTACCGACCAGCACGCAGCACAGGCCTTCCTGCGAGAAGCTGTACTTCACGAAGGAGCGATGAACTACAACACTATGGGTGCGTTGTCCAAGGCTGAGTCTGAAGCCCGCCGTGCACTAGGAATGTAAATGGTTTTGCGTCCAGAAAAACTCGCTCTTGTATCTCAGTACGGGCTGGATGAACTCGTTCCTAGAATCGAGAAAGCAGCTGCGGACGAGAACGGACGCGTTACACTGCACTCCGCAGTTAAATCCCTAACCCTAGACTTGCTTGTAAAGCACGCAGAGCACAACAGCACAATGCTCGGGTTAGCCCTTCTCAAGGAGCTGGCAACTACCGATGAGTAACGACTTTTACAACTTCATGTATGACGTGCACAGCTGTGTTACTGAGGTTCGCACTCTCCGCAAGGTGGCTCAGGCAGAGGTGCTGGACATAGAGTTGCGTACTAGGGCAGAAAGCAAGTTGGCTGCTGCTGAGAAAGAGATGCTGACACGTCTGGCGCCCTACGCCAAGGCGATGGGTATGGGCGCTGCCGCAGCGACCCCTGCTTTGGCAGGAGGTGCGGCGTTAGCTAGCAAAGCTAAGAGAGACGCTGAGGACTTCAGGAATAAGTCCTTAATGGGTGCTGCTGCTGTAGGCACGGGCTTAGTAGCAATGAATCATGCTAGTAAGAAGTCCCTACGGGAACCGCAGGAAAAGGTAGCAGAGGACCACGCTGAAATAGCCACCAAGCTAGCAGCGGTTTTCTACCTTGACCACCTTCTTTCTGAACTTCCGGAGTCCTTCTCTGGGTTTGACGTCGAGAGTGTTAGAGCAGAGAATGCCAAGCACGCCGCGGACCTTATTTTAGCCCTGGTATAGTTTCTTGTATAAGCACATCCAACTGGACGCGGTCGACCCTGTGACGCTGGAGCCTAGAGCTAGTGTCATTGACTCGTCGTACCTTGGGTCTGTGAAAACCGCGGCGCCGATACGCGAGTTTATACTCGAGCTGACTCCTCAACCCGGAAAAACTCTTCTACACGTAATCGCTCTAGGGTCGTACGAGTACTACGGGCCCAATCGCAATAAAGATGCGTTTGCTGAGCACCACCACGGGCCTGAGGCAGAGCTCAACCTGCCCGCCTGTGCGGTGGACCCTTCCTACGGGGGCCTGCTAGATCAATTCAAGGGTATGAAGATATACGAAGACCAGAAAGTCTTCGAGACCTTCCGTGACGCTCACGCCTTCCAACACCACAAGAACAAGGACCCTAACAAGAGGATTGGAGATGTCCTAGAGGCGTTTTACAACCCAGAGATGCACCGAGTCGAGTTGGTCATCAGCCTGGACCACGACAGGTGTCCTCCCAAATATATCAACCGTATCGACGACGGGTCCATGCTGGCGTTCTCTATGGGCTGTCACATAAAGTTCGATGTGTGTTCGGTTTGTGGGAATAAAGCACCTACCAGAGCTGACTACTGCAACCACGCCAAGAGGATGCACCAGCCTGGACATGAGTTCGATGAGACAGGTCGACCTGTCTGCGTGTTCAACCCAAACGCCAGGTTCTTCGATATATCCATAGTGTTCCGCCCTGCCGACCGCATCGGCTACATGCTTAAGAAAATAGCGTCCGAAGACGTGTCCTCAGCGGAAGCAGGTGAAGACATCCTCAGCTACAACTACAAGCGTGCCCTAGCGGATAAGCTGGGTGACATGGATAAGCGCATTGCAGGACACGTAGAAGGTGTTGAAGAGCTGCCTGCCCACATGGAAGTAGCACTAAAAGCTATACCTCCTATGCCTGAGCATGACATTGACTTGGATGCTCTTTCCTCACACTCCTTTGCTGACGTAGTTAAGACGTCTTCCAACCTCGGAGTTATGTTCAGCTCCTCGGAGATCGCTGTCCTTTTAGCCCACAAGTGGCACGGAGGCTTCGAATCCGGGGACGTAAAGTTAGCGTCTAAGTACGCCGCTACCGCGCTGGCTGCACTACGTGATAGCCCCGATGCTGTGGACGAGATCATAGACTCTGGACTATTCGACGGTAGACACCAGCATAAGATAGCCGAGGAACTTTCTGCATTGAAGGAGCTACGAGGGTGTGCTAGAGAGGATTTGCTCAAGCAGGCCTTCCTAGGTGGCCACAAATCATTACTGGGCACGGAAGATCTTGGCTGGAGAAAGAATGCCCCTGCTAGTACTGACCGCATCGAAGTTCGCGGCCCCAACGGTGAGATGAAAGTCACAAACCGAAGCGCTATAACCTCCGCCCAAAATGACCAAAGACTCAAGTCAATGGCGAAAGCGTTGGCGGCAGGTTTACTTGTTGGTGGGTCGTATCGTATGCTAGCGGGTACTGGAGGCTTAGGAGCGGGAGCTCTTGGTGCGGGAGGGTCTGCGGCGTTGGATTGGGCTGGTAGTAATCGAGTACTGCCGTTCGGTGACCATGAGAGGTCCAGTGACGGCACTGTCTCCAAAGAGACCTTGTTGTTCAAACAAGGTGAGGAACTTAAAGTGATTAAGACGAGTATGCTGGAGCATATGCACGGTGGATCAGTGGAATCTGTGGATCTAGACGTGGCCGACGGCAGCTTTAACAAACTTTCTGAAGTTTTGAGCAGTTACGTGTTGAGGGACCTCCTTGACGACGTTGACAAGATGCGCTAACCTATAAAAGACTGTAGATTCCACGCGAGGATTAAAAGTATTATGAGAGGTCTCAAGTTAGAGGATGTACTAACTCAGATCGATGATGCAGTAGGTAGCACTAAGCAGGCCGCTGTTAACGACGATGAGTTAAGCACAGAAAAGTTGGCGGAGAAGGAAGAGGAGGATGCTCCTTCTGAGGACGTTCCCGCAGCCCTGGCTGATGACAAGGACGACAGCGATGAGGACGAGGATGAGGGCGAGGATGAGGACGACGGCGAAAAGGCCGCGTCTGACGCCAGTATCCTAGCCGCTATCGAAGCTGCTGTGCAGGAGACGGATAAGACTGCCTCTGTACAGGAAGCCGAGCCAGTTAGCGACTTGATGAAGCTTGCTCAAGACCTTAACGAACAGCAGTTCGACGGTCTCTTGAAGAAGGCGGACGTTTTGGCGCAGGCGATTGCCGATGGCGTGGTATCTCGGTTGCAGGCCTATGAGAAGGCTGCGTCCGATTTGCAGACTGAGAAGATGCACGAAGCTTTCAATGCTGCTCCAAGTAACATCAAGGAAGCGGCAGCGCAGGGTTACAACGACGCCCACGCGCAGATGACTAAGCTGGCAGAGGATCAGTTCGTTAGTGGTTATACCAAGACGGCCCAGCTGCTCACCCACAAAGCTCTGTTCACAAAAGCGGCCAGCATGACTGATGAGCTGGTAGCTGCTATAAAGAACCAGGAGTAAACCGTGTCTTCGGCAACCTATCAGCAGCTGCTGGATGAGGTATTGCCATCCGCAGCGTTGGCAGTCGAGCGTAGCTTTAAGCTAGCGAGCAAAGCCGACGTTGCTAAGGACGTGTTTACTGCTCCGGGAAAGATGACCAGGTTCTTCGATATGTTTACTGGGAACACGTCGAAGGAACTGGTCGACCAGCTTAACCATATGCACAAAGCAAAAGGCGAAGCTGTTGGAGCTTTAGGTAAAGCGCAAGACACCATACAAGATCTACGCCGAGGCTCACAGCGCAGAGCTACCACCGACTGGCTGAACACCACAGGAGGCAAAGCTCTTGCGGGCATGGGTGCAACGGGTGCCATAGCTGCGCCAGTAGCTTACGGCGTTGGCCACTTACAAGGAGCCAAGAACAAGAAGCGTGACCGTAACATGGCCTTCGGCTCTGGAATGGCTACGGGACTTGCTGCTCCAGGGATGGTCAACGCGGGTATGTCCCGACTTCAGCAGGCACACGCCGGCGGGATGCAACCTGCGGGGTACTAGTAATGAGTCTTTTTGCTAAGTTAGGCGAAGTTCGCAGAGAGCATCTCCCGGGCACAGTCAAGGAATCGGCCGCGCAAGAGCCCCCTGAGGCAGGCCACACAGTCTCTAGGGCACTCTTCAAGATGGCCCAGAGTTTGCGAGCTGTACAGCCCTGCCCTAGAATTACCTATGAAGACCTTGAGCTGATAAAGTAATGGGAATTAATGAACAATTGGCTAAGTTAGCCGCGGCGCTAAGGCGTCTCGGCGAAGCTAAGCGCAAGAACGGGGCCACTAAGGTTGTTTTTGCCGCTAAAGCGCTATCTCACTTGAGAAGGTAAGATCATGCAGAAGTTAGCAAACGCAATCGAAGAAATTGGCCGGTACGTGGAAGCCTTAGAGAAGCAGGCGCAAAAAGCGGCTGCACCTCCATACAAGCCTTCTGTAGTAGAACCCGCAATCGACAGCAATCCGCAGCGTGACTACGGTGAGCTACTCCCAAAGCTGGCCGCCAGGCTGGACAAAGAGGAAGATGCGGTGAAGGCGGAACTGGATAAACTCGACGGTTCTGTTTTAGGTGAGCTTGCAAAGCTTGCCGACGATGATGGAAGTGCTTCTAGTGTTTCACTTGGCAGTGCTTCCGATTATGTAGACCATTCCACCAAGTCGCGACGTAAGGAAGCCAATACGTCACGAGGAGCGTGGGATAACTTCACCAAGTATCTTTTGGATAAACCCTAAGAGGAGTTAACTAACCATGGCATTTAATGTAGACCGCGGTTGGCCTGATAGTCGAGGTTCTGCTATTGACGAGACGTACGTCCCGGCAGCAGGTCAGAACTTAGAGGAAGGCCACATCGTAACACTGGGCGGAGCAGTTGGAGCACCAACTATTTCTCTGGTGACATTGGTCGACCTGACGCCTGCGTCCAACTCTGCTGCAGATATTGCGGATGCGCTTACGCTAGTAGACGCCACCCCGTGTTTTGTAGTTGTTGAAGGTAACGTAGCTGCAACAGGTAACCTTTCAGGAAGCTGGCTAGGTAAGGCTGTATGTCTTATCGGTGGCGGAATGAAGTTCACCGTGCCCACAGCTAAGTATGACCTAAACGGTGGCGCTGCCGCTACCGTGTTCGCTCCAGGATCTGCCGTAACGGTAGCTGCTGGACTCATCTCTGCACGGAACGCTGGTACAGCGGACCGGTCCAACTTCCAGCTATTCGGTTGGGTCGAGGACTACAACGCAGCAACCGGTGCCCTTACGGTCATCCGTAAGTAAGGAGTAGACAATGAAGACCGAACTTTACAACGTCGACTCACAGGCCATCAACCGTGCGTTCGTACAGAAGATTGAGTCTGGACGAGTCAAGGAGGCGGCTGATGAGTTCAGCCTCTTCGTCCGCGCGAAGATGCGAGAAGAGGAGATCGTTCAGTCGATCCTCTCACCGATGCTCGTCACTGAGGATCAGCTCGATCGGGACGTAAACACGGATGAGCCCAAGGTCATCGTCGAGAAGGAAATCGACTCGGTAGCGACCTACGTACCCTTCAAGGGTTCCGGGCGTAACCGATGGTACACGGGCGACCGCTTCGAAGTGTTCTTCGGAAAGGTCGAGTCGGAGCGATTCAGCAAGTCTAAGTTCCAGCTTATGACTTACCGCCACGACATCCGTAAGCTCCTGGCTGACAACAGCGTGTTTGATATTGGCGATCAGGTCGACACTAAGTTCTTCGGACTTTGTGGCGATATCATGACCGCTAACCCGACGCAGGATCTTAGCCCCACCGGTGGATTCACACCTACAAACATCAAGTTGATGATGCAGAACATGCTCAATCGCAAGATTCCGATGGGATGCTTCGTGATGACCAAGTCACTCTACGCGGAGACGCTAGACTGGCCGGCCACCACGATCTCTGACGAGATTGCGAAGGAGAAGTTCCGCAACGGTATCGACGACAGCCTTTCGCTGTTCGGCGTACCTGTGAAGACTACGATCAAGAACGATATCGTTCCTACAAACGAAGCCTGGCTATTCGGCCCAGCGGGACAGGGCGATTCTCGTAACTACCTTGGTCACTACTTCTACCTGCAGGAGCCCACGCTCTTCATCAAGCAGGAAGCGGACATCATCACGTTCTGGACGTACAGCGCGCCCGGTATCGGACTTTCGGGTACGAGTGCCGTAACGCGAGCCACGTTCTAATCAATACTGGTTGTGAGGGTTGGGCGGTACCCATCTCTCACAAATCGTGCGAATGACTAAACGGTATATAGTTACAAAGGCTACAGAGCTCCTCGGCATCCAGCATAACGCGGGTGCTAGCCGATCTCTTAGCTCTAAGCAACTTAGCCATCCGCAGGTTTCTGAGGCGCTTCGTAGAGGCATCATAGAGGAAGAGGTTCTAGAAAAGCCTGCTCCTCCAGTTCAGCCACCTGCAGAAGCTGTCGAGCCCACACCTGCACCGGAACCGGAGCCAGAACCCGAGTCGGAACCTGAGCCAGCACCCGCTGAACCAGAACCCGAGTCGGAGCCAGAACCCGAACCCGAACCCGAACCCGAACCTGAGTCAGAAGTTGAAGCCCCCGTTGCAGCGGAGGCAGTCCCTACAGAGGACGATCTGATGGCGATGGAAATCGCAGACCTAAAAAGTTTAGCTACAGGTCTGGGAATAAAGGGTTCACGCAGATCAACGCTTGTCAAGCGCATCCTAGCGCACGCATAACTAAGGGAGAAAAGAAATGCCAAATCTACCCCACGAGTTGCCTGAGGGAATCCAGTTTGGTTACCAGGGCGCTACAGCTGGGTTAAACCACGACGCTACCCGCGGAGTGTACGCTTTTGATGTGCCTAACGGCACGGTGTACCTGGGTGAAGCAGTCTCGGCTAGTCGCAGTGTAGCGCTAGTTGCGGGTGCTGAAGCCGCTAACGTCATTCCAGTAGTTGCGACAGTCCAGGCCCCTGGGTCCACTGTTACCGTAGCTGCCGTACAGAGATTGCTGTGCGAACTGGTGGATGATAGTGGTGCAACAGCAGCAGTAGCTGTGTTCAACGCGTCTGCAGGAGGAACTGATGTTTCTACGGTAGGCGGAGCACGGCTGATCGTCGATACCGCAGCAGCGGGTACTATCACACTCAACGTCCTAGACGTTGGTGTCGAAACAGTGCACTTGCTGGTTAGACCGCTCAACGCTGCGGGAGAACAGGCCCACGCTGCATTAGCCTTCGCGTAAGCCTAACTAGAAACAGGTTATCAAGTCAACAGAGGATGGCAGCTTCAGGGTTGCTGTCCTTCTGTACTTTTGACTTAATATTGTCTAGGAGATGTTATGGCTACTGCGATTACTGAAGCTGAAGTAAGACTGTTTCTGAGAGACTACGCCAACGCAGCAGCCTCCGGCCTGACCTACGTATTCAACGAACTTCTTGACCATGTAGCGTTTACTACGGCTGAGATAACCCTGGCCATGGACCTTGCTGTTGCTAGGTTCAACGCAACAGGACACTCCACGGCCTATACGTCTTCAACTTTCCCCAACCGGTTCGTCCTGATGATAGGGACTTGCTCCAACCTGATGTTCAGTGACGCTGTTCTTCAGGCGCGTAACCAACTGGACTACAACGATGGTGGGGAACACCACGGTTACTCTGACAAGTATCAGGCCTATTTGCACATAAAGGATGCCCTTAACGCACAGTGGACTGAGATAGTACCTATGTACAAGGCATCGTTGAACCTGGAAAGTGGCTACGGTTCCCTGCCGAGTGCCTACGCTGGATTCGGATACCCATCACTGGTGGCTAACCTGTAAATGGCCTTTGCTATAAGCATAATAAAGGTAGCTCCTATTTACGCTTCTGGCGTCGTGGTGCAGTGGTCTGTAGTAGACCCCCCTGACGCAGGGTCCTACACGTATGACCTAGAGCGCTCAGGGTCCCCTCAGGGACCTTGGACTGCTGTAATCACCCTGACAGACGCGTACATCCACACGGACACAGGAGCGAGCCTCCACGGGCTTACTAGAGACGTATACTACAGGGTTACTGTTAACCCCCCTGTAGCTGCCTCCTTGACCTCGGCCGTACACAACATACAAGGGGAGCTTCCGTTGGCTACGGTGGGCAGACACTTCCTGCGTGCCCGTAAGATGCGGTCCGACCTGCTCCGCACATTCCAGAAGTTTTCTGGTAAAGAATACTACATTCTAAAGCGCAAGCACTGGGGTGCTAGGTGCACCACATGCTGGGACACGCTTACCAAGACGGTTGTAGACGAAGCGTGCACTGTCTGTTTTGGAGTAGGCTTTCTGAACGGGTATTACGATCCGTATCGAATATGGGGTAGAATAGGCAACACTACGATATCCGCCCCCTTGATGATTGAGGGCAAAGCCGACCAACGCATGCTGAAATTTACATGCTTGGACGTTCCCTTCTTGATGCCCGACGACGTGATTGTAGGCGTGCTTGACGATCGTAGGTACATAGTGCACACACAAGTGCCCACAGAGATGCGCCAAGTAACGGTTCACCAGGACGTGTCCATAGCAGAGCTGCCTCGAGATAACCCTGTGTACGCGGTGTCAGTCTAATGCCTCTTATAACCAAGAAGACGTTTAACGAAGAACCCAACAACACCCCCACACAGCTTCCTCGAATAGCCGTACGAAGCAACCTTTCCCTTTTGGGAGCGTTCCTTCACATTGTTCGAGAGCGGTTTTCTACAGACGCAGACGCCAACTTTCCATGGTCCTGGGTGGAGGAGCCTGCTAAGTCTGGGGTGACTATTGAGCTGGCCTACAGTGAGGACTCGGAACAGCGCTCCATACTGCCGGGCATCTTGATAGGAAAAGCGCCTACGCACTGGTCTCCTGTCACAATTGGTGATCGAGCAGGTGCCAACATGCCCCGAGCGGAAGAGACCAAAATCATGCATGGCGCTACGACCATAGTCGCCAACGTAATTTCGAGGAACGCTGGAGAGTGTTTTGTCCTCGGTGACATCGTTTCCCACGCCTTCCTCAACGCGTCGGACTATCTAAGATCCGGACATAACTTAAGAGACGTATTCAACGTTGTTGAAGGCACCATAACACCGTACCCTAAAGAGAAGACCTGGTGGCAACTCCCTGTGAGTGTCACCATTGAATTTACAGAGCGGTGGACCCAACAGGAAAACCCGACACTACTAACTGGAATCAATGTCCTTTTACCCACGGGTGTTGCAGATCCGGAGTACTATACGCAATTAGCACTCAGGTCGTTGACCTAGGTTAATTGTTGAATTTATCGTTGGATACTACTATTTAGGTAGTGTCTTACGTAACACGGTAGGAGAATAGTATGCCTCGCCCTATGGTTCAGGTGATTCAGCAGCTCTCAACGGCGACAGTTACACCTGCGTCGCCAGAGCTGAACACAGTCTTGGTAGGCCCGTGCTACAACGTGCTAACCTACGCTGATGACAAAACGACAATAGCCCACACGGCAGCCTATGGAGAGGACGACGTCACTGCGATGACGGCCCCTTATAGCGCTCCTGGAACCGTGGCTATACTGGACGCGGCCCGTCCAGGGCACATCACAGGTGCTATACTCGACGACGTGTCCACCAACATTTACTTCGATGATTGCTACGTCGAGATGGATAATGACTCCACGTCCGGCACAGGAACAATAGCAGCAGGAACTCCTGAGAAAATAACTGTTACAGGCCTCGCCACGGATGCGGCTGGTGATTACTTGATCGCAGTGGGTGACAGAGTGGTTGTCACCGACTCTACGGGTGCCCCTGACGACAACGTTCGAACTGTCCACAAAATCCTCAGCGCCACTGAGTTCTCAGTGACCGTTCCCTTCGACGCTGTAATGCATACGACTGGACTCAACTGGTATGTGGAGCACAAACTCTCCGACGTACTCGCTACGTTCAACCCTGCTGTGGACATCAGTGGCATAGACACGATCACGATACCCAACGCACAGGCGGTAACGTACCGCGGCGGGTCTCGCACCGTAACTACGGCGTCTATCTACAGTGAGTACCGGGAACTCCGCCAGGACCTTGGTGCCGACGTAACCGAATACACAAGTTCAACGCTTGCTACCGCAGGCCTAGGCAAGTCGGTTCTTGAAAACCCCTTAGGGCTCGCTGCCTCACTCTACTTCGCCAATACCACGGCACCTCTCAGGGTACTAGCGGTAGACTCCGACGACACCACAGGCCATAACGCCGCTATCAACGTCCTGGCCGCTAGGTCGGACATCTACTACATAGGCGTATTGTCCAGTACAGCTGCTATCTTAGCGTCGTATTCAACACATGCTACGCAGATGTCTCAGCCCTCCGTTGGGAAATTCCGTATAGCTGCGGGAGGTGGTACGTTAGTCACAGTCAAGGCTGTAGGAAATGGCGTACCTACTACGGTAACTGCGGATCTGATGGATGAGGCTACAGCCACGTTCATTACGGACGGTGTTGCGGTAGGCGACGATGTGGTAGTAGCGGGCTCAACGGGTAACGACGGTGCGTACACAGTAGAGAGCATCGATAGTGAGACCCGGCTTAAGCTGGATCCCAACTGGCCGTCCCCGGGTTCCGCTGACGGTACGTACACCATCACTAGAACACTGACGCTGCAGGCACAGAACGACGAGTTGGAGCTCATACCTCCAAGCTACGACAACAAGCGTATGCTGCTCATATGGCCTGACTCCATTACAGTTGGCGGAGTTGCGGTTGACGGGTTCTACCTGGCTGCTGTGCTTGGGGCACAGGTTACCGGATTGCCGAGTCACCAGGGCTTCACCAACATCGGTGTGGCAGGGATCGACTCTCTGTCCAACTCTAACTTCTACTTCACCGCTTCGCAGATCGACGATCTTTCGGATGCAGGCTGGTACGTGTTCATACAAGAGTCTCTCAACGGACTTCCGTTCTCAGTACACCAGGTAACGTCTGCCCAGAGCGGACTTGTGGACGAAGTAGAGCTGAATGTTGTTAAGAACTTCGACTATATCTCAATACAACTTCAGACCACTCTAGACGGGTTCATCGGCAACTGGAACATCAACCAGACCACGATGGCAGTCATCCGGTCCTCGATAGAAGGTACCTTGGCCAACTTGAAGGCAGTTACTTTCCCGCGTATTGGCGCCAGACTGGTCGATGGTAACGTGGACTCTATCAGCATCAACGCTAACGACAGTACCATGTTGGACTGTTACGTCAACTTGACGCTACCGAAGCCGCTTAACACACTAGTGCTGCACCTGGTCAGCCAGTAAAGGATCTTAAATGGCACATCCCGTAACTAATTCCATCACTGACTGGAAGCCCCAGAACCAGCACGTAGAAAGGTTCCTGGATAACGCGGCGTACACTGCTGCTCACCCAGACGATACTCTCTTACTTGCCGGTCCTGCTCGCTTAGCAGATGTGGATTGGTCGGCTGGCACAGACCAGTTTGGCTCGCTATTGCCATTAGGCATGACTCAGCAGTTCCAGATCTCTCAGAACGTTCCGGTGGCGCCCATGCCGTCCATCGGGACCGGCCGCGTGTTTTTCACACGCTCCAAGAGCCAGATCGGCTGGAACATGGGTCGACTGTGGTGTAACGGACGTAACCTCCTACGCGCGCTGTACCACAACGCTCGGACAGGTTTGCCTAATGACACAGACCTGCTCAACCTTCCTGAGCCTGTTATGTCTGGAGCCAACTCCAACGTGTTCTTCAACCTCGAGTCAGAGCTATTCGCTGCGCCCATGGGCATGGCGGTCCTCTTTAGAGACAAGTCCCGGTCCCCTATCGGCGCTTTCTACATTGAGTGTATGATGATCAGTTCTTGGAGCCTGGGCGTCGCCGCGGGGTCCAACATGATCATGTCCAATGTGTCTGGGCTAGCGGATCGTATTCTTCCGCTAGATCACGCCGCGCACCTGGTGCCTCTGCGAGATACTCTGGACAACGTCAACGCCTTCATTGATGAGTCTAGTGCTGGAGACGCAGCAGTAGTAACTTCATAAAAATTATCAAGCCACACTAGTGACTAGGCTCAGGATTAACTTCCTGGGCCTTTTCTAGTTTTGCTATAATGGTTTTAGCATGCTAGGAATCAGACGACCTTTAACAGCAAAACACGGAGTAGTCCGCAGCCCGTCCAAGACAGGGCAGGGCGGCTTCGTTGGCGAGCAGAGAAATACCCCAGGGTCTATCGAGCACGCTCAGATCCTCGAAGTGTTCCCCGACACTCTCACAGCTCTGGTATCGTATCAAGGGGGGATAGCCCCAGCTACTTTACCCCTCGGTGCAGCATCAAGTCCAGAGTCTCCATCGGGCGGTGTTGCCCTGCCTTACCGCGGTAGTGAAGTCCTGGTCACTAAGGTTAATGGACAGTTTCACATTGTTCGGTACGTAGCCCCTAAGGACCAGCTGGTGCTCTCCACGGACGATGACGCTCGCAGATTCGAGTTCGCGTATGACCCCGCAGGTAGCGAAGAAGGTCACTACAAGAACAAAGGATACACAAGACAGTCAGGCCTCAACCTCAAAAGCCTCCTCCCGGGCGATTCTGTGCAGATGGGTAGGCTTGGCAACTTCTTAGCGGTTCTAGATGGGGGGATCAACATATTGCGCTCCCACGACTCCGCGCAGATACTGACGTTCATGCGTGAACAGATGGTCAAGATTGTAGCGAGCCAGTACAAGCTGTTCACAGACTTCGGTAAGGTAGAGCACATTACAGATGATCTAGGTGCTACGTTGAGCGTACGTGGGGCTGGGGGAGCTGCTGCAGAGGCTAGTAACGAAGCCTGGACTATACGTGGAGACCTCGGGGCTAGAGGGGACCTGGTCAACTTACGTGTAACGGATTACACTGGTTTCGACCTCGCCAGAGTTTGGGTCAATAGGATGGGTAATGTGTACAGCCTGACCCAGGACCACGTCTCGGACGTCATGGGGTCTGCTAGGGCCAACATACGTGGAGCGTTGTCCAACGTATACCATAAATCCGCAGTACACCGCTACAAAGACTACGTACAGGTGATAGGCGAAAAGTTGTTTGAGGAATCCTTCGATAGTTTCAAAAAAACTGTCGCCAACAACTCTATGGTTGCTGTGATGGGAGAGTCTACAAACATCGTTGGAGGCAAGAGGACTGACATAGCCGTTGAAGGCTGGGATATAGACGTTACAAAGGAAGGCGTCGTTCTCAACGTTGGCCATGATGCTGACGCTGGATCCGACACAGACGTAAGTATATCCATCAAGAAGGGTGACTTCAACGTAGAGACCGACCAGACTGGCGACATGACGTTGAGTACAGGACAGGGCACTATTACGATCAAGACCAACGCAGGCCAGGTTGTACTAGACACAGGAGGACAGGCAGGGTCTGTTCTGCTGGGCTCCTCCACGGCAGCGTCCTCAGTAGTTCTTTATGACCAGTTCAAGTCGGTGTTGGGCGCTATGGCTGCAGCTATAGATTCCCACGTCCACACAGGGTCTACCGGGCCGACTGCTACGCCAGGACAGCTGGCTGCCCTAGTCAACTCGCTGGGACCACAAGCCAAGTCTTCGGTGGTAAAGGCAGCGTCATAATGGCTGAAGACCTAGTACCTAAGAAAACTTTACTAACACAACTAAATACTATTTGTGTGCTGTCCCTGCGTATGCTGGCTTTAACCCAGAAGTACAATGAGCTGCGACGCAAACAAAGGTTGGAGAGCATAAGAAATGCCAGCGACAGGTTGGGCAAAGCTAGAAAGTAACGTATTTGACGCTACTATCCTAACGTCAGCGATCGAGGGCATCAGCACAACGATCGGCTTGGCTAAGGATGTTCTAGAGGTAGCCAAGGTCACCACGCAGACTGGTGTGGGTTCCCTGGTAGTGAACCCTATAGACACCGCGATCAATGTGGTTGGAGAAGCCTTGGAGACAGCCACCCAGGCATTCAACTTGGAGGGTGGGGTCCACGTATTGTTCGTGCCAGCTGCAGACGTGTCTACAGGGGACTTGCTGGAGTCCATATCCAAGACCCTCAATAACGTATCGGACCTAAACCGGCCCGATTTCGCTGCGGGAGAGTACGCTGCCGGCGGTATGTTTTTAGGAACTGCCAATGAGTACGCTGCTATAGTACAGTCTGCTGAGCGTTTGGCCAAGATGTCCAGGAACCCTAACCGCGCAGTCACTCCCATACGCATGGCACTGGACGGGGCTCCAGAGTACTGTCTCAGGTCTCCGCAGAACGTTACCGCTGCACCCTTCGTAAAGTCCAAGTCCCCTGCTGTTAGGGTACTGTGGGATCCAGAACGTAATCTGGGAACTACAGCTCGTCAGGTAGATGCTCCTAAGGAAAAGTTCAAGATCAGTAAGTCTTACATAGTCAGGACTACTGCACCTCTTATCAACTCAGCTTACGATCCTGGAACGTTCCCTGAGGGATATGTTATAACAGAGCAGGCATTCCCGGGCTACGAAAAACCCAACACGTTCGTAGACACTGATGTGGAGTCGGGCACCGATTACTACTACGGCGTAGCCTATTCATATTCCGATGAGAACGACGTTGAAGTAGGGCCGTATAGTGTCAGTAATCTAGCTTGGGTTCAGCCCTCACAAACGCCTAAGCACCCACTAACGTTTCAGGCACCGTACTGGATTTCAGTAGACGGGGGACTTAACGCGCTGTACCCTGACCTGACGGATGTGACGGAGTACATAAACCGATTTATACAAGGATATTTAGACGTAGCCTCCAGCAGAGTATCGGGTGCTGATGACGCTGTAGGAGACTTCATCGACAGTGAGATAACAAGACTGTCCGGCTATGAAGGAGAGCTCAATGCTATGTCTTCCAAGCTAGAAGCGGTAGCGGCCCCGTGGCCTGCCGGAAGCCTAGGTGCCTTTGCCTTTCACACCGGGGGGTCTCACCAAGAGATCCTGGCAGAGATATCGGGTAAGCTGTATGATACAGCAGACCCTAACACACCTGACGTGACAAGAGGGTACTCAATGGCCCTCATACTCCTAGCCAGCAGTGCTACGGCTGCTGCTGCAGAAACTGCATACGGGCTTATCAGCCTTTTGATGGCTGGAAACGTTCCCGAGCCGGATCCAGGGCTGGACGCGTCCATAGCCAGTATAGGCACCGGCATAGAGTCTCTAGTGGAACAGATAATGACTCAGTTCGGCCCAGACATGGCCGACACTGGCGCTACGATTGAGGAAGCAGCCGCCAGTCCACCTAACCTCCTCGAATTACCCTAGGTAGATAAATGGAAAAACACGGCGTAGTATCAGGCGATGAAGAAGCCTCCGATGAGCTTCTAGAGAAGATTGCCTCTATCACTAACCCGCTGGATAGAATGCCTCGTAAGGCGACGCATCCTTGTGCAGACACGTTACAGAACCTTCGGGATGAACACCGATCTCGTAAACCTTCCACCCCTCAGGGAACCGATCAGTCGCCTGTCTGACAGCTTCCTCACTCGCATCCAGCAGTGGCCCTATAACTCTTATGTTATCTAGGAAAGCGTCGTTGGAGTCTGTATATGGGGGGTCTGGGCCTATCACTACATTCAGTACGTAGTCGTTACTAGGAGAGCCGACTAGCTTGCGGGTCCTGGCGAGCACTTTGTTCTTCTCTAGCATTAGGACCTCGCAGTAAACAAAGCTAGTATTAGACAACCACAACAGGTGTGTAAAAATAATATGTCATTAGCAATAGACAAGGCCAAGGTCAGCACTGCTGCTTTGGAAATCACTCAAGATACCTCAGAAGCTGATCCAATCGGGCCTGACGCTACTGAAGATGCGGAAGTTGCGCTTACAGAAGAAGATATAGTCAACAGGTCTCTAGAAGAGCTCAACATGACCAAGGAGGACGCTTTTGCTATTGTAGAGGCTGTCTTTACTGAGGGCGTGTACCAGGAAACTGTCCAGATACGTAAGGGCTTGAGTGTAACGTTCCGTACTCGGTCTGCATCGGAGGAGATGCGGCTGAAAGAGGAGCTCATTATGGCAGGGGACATGGCCGTATGGGAGCGTAATTATCTGGTGCAGGTTCACAACTTAGCTACGTCCCTGGTTTCCATCGGAGATCGGGAGCTGGAAGCAGGTGTTGGTGAGGACGAATACAGGTCAAGGAAAGAAATGGTAATGTCACTTCCCAACGTGTTGGTGGACGTGTTGGTTAGGAAATTATCCAAATTCGATATGAAGGTCATGGTGGCCTGTCAGGATCCGCTCCTACGGGATTTTTAAATTCCCCTTTGGGGTACGCTAGGACGCAGCTGACAATACGGAACGTCCCAGTGGCTCCGAAGGGGTCTGTCAGAGATAAGCTTATGTTAGCAGCGTTACTACGGGAGCAACAGACCAAGGCCGAGACCACCAAGGCTCTGCTGTTGGGCTTATCAGCGGCTATCACCTTTCAAGATAGAGAGAAACTGTTGACTACTCTGGATAGTCTGGCTGAGGGCATAGACGCCATGTACGTTCCGCTGGGAGAGCAAGCCAAGGCGGATAAGAGCCAAGCGCGACAGAGACAGGAGCAGATGGACATCGAGCTTCTTGAACGTGTCAGCGCATTTTAGGAAAAACTGATGGCAGCGGAGCTTAGTAACTTTATATCTGATGTCAGCGCAGGGTTCCAAGGAACCAGCGCAGCATTTAGTCAGACAGGTCAACAACAGCACCTGACTCCAGGCGTGCTGCCCTTGGTTCATACGCCTATGGGGACTGCTGCCAGTGTTACTCTCCCTACAGGTAACCCTGTGCTGGGGGTAAGCCCTGCTGTGGCACACCAACAGCAGTTTGCTATGGCTACTCCAGCGCCCATGTCACCGATGCTAGGAGCGCATCCAGGAGCGTCTCAGTTCCAACCACATATGGCCAACTTCATGGCAGGTGGTGACGCTATGGGCTTGCCTAGCGCTAGTTACATGACCGCTCCTTCTATGGGTGTTTACAGACATACACCCACCCCGGGACACCACGGAGGAGGTATCTCACCTACTGCACGGACAGGCATGTTCGGTGATATAATGAGTATGGGAGGACCTTATATGGGTCTAGGGTCGGGTATGCGTACACGGCCACTAGGGTACGACCCGATCTCCACACAAGCTGCGCACGCCACTAGCGTCACTAACCGTGCTATGGCTGCTACCGCTACTGCAGCGTCGTTTGGCATGTCCTTCGGTGGGGCTATGGCAGGAGACCTCGTTGGCACCGGCGTAGGCACAACAATAGGCGCAGCTATGGGTATGCCTCTTGGCGGCGCAGGGATGGCCGCAGGTGGATTCCTGGGTGGCATGGTCGGAGGGGTGCTGGGAGAAAATCTCGGTATGCTGGGAGGTTACGCTATGAACCCGATGGCACCTATGATCAACCGTAGACGAGATATGCTACGGATGCAGGGTTCGACTAGAGGGATCGTGACCACAGGGGGCTCTCTGGACGTCTCAGGGTCTGGCCTGGGTTACGGTGCGTCCACTTCAATGGCGCAGGGCATGTACGACATGGCTGCGGACAGTTCTCTCTTCAATAGAGAAGACTACATGAAGATATCTAGCCTAGCAATGCAGAACGGCATGGTTAATATGGCTAATTCCCCTGAGCAGATCCTTAAGACAGTCAAGGATGTGTCTAAGACCCTCAGTGTGTTCATGAGTGTTGCTGGGGACCCCGACGTCCAGAGTGCTATGGCGCGCATGGGGGATCTGTATCAAATGGGTGTGGCCATACCTAAGCTGACAGAGGCCCAGTCCAACATACGTCAGTTTGCTCGCATGGCAGGCGTATCCGTGGACGAGGCCATGTCTACATACGGCGCCCAAGGTGGGTTCATGTACAAGCAGGCAGGGCTTACTCAAGGCGGCGGTGTTCAGATGGGTATTGCGGGTGCGGGTATATCCAACGCGCTGATACAGAGCGGGGCGCTATCTCAGGCAGATGTTAATCGTCTTGGCGGAGTGTCTGGCATGGGCCAGAGCTTAGCTGGATCTGCTGCTGGATTCTTGGGTGGAGGAAGTGCTATGATGCTACACGGCCTTCTGAGCAGTGGACCCGGGGGCAACCCAGGCATAGACCAGGCTAAGGTGCAGGCTTACCTATCTGGTAAGACATCCATGAATGACCTAATAGGTGACACCAGCATCTACGGTGGACGCAACGGTATCAGTAACGTTCAGTACGTTATGAACAACCAGGAGCGCCTCCAGACGCAGTTATCGGATACTCTTGGGCCGCAGGGCACGATGGCGTTTATGCTCCGTGCTATGCAGGACCTACAGAGCACTATGCCCGGCGCAGATACGCAGACGGTTGCCAACATGATAACAGGTAACAAAGATACTGCGCTAATACTATCCGAGCTGGCTGGTAACCCTACGGCTATGCGGTCTATGATTCAGGAGGGTCAAAGAGAGCAAAGACGCGCGGGGATGGCCGGGCACTCACGGTGGTTGGAAGAGAACTCCGCCTGGCAGAGTAACATCGCCAGGCCGCTGCGCCAGTTCGGAGCAGGACTTGGCGAGCGGTACTTTGGTGGCTTGTCACGAGGATTAGCTTCGTGGGAAGAGTCCAGCCGAGCAGAAGCTGCAGGACTTCACTTACGCTCAAATGCAGGTGCTGGGTTTGGGCTGTCTTCCACGTCGGGCCTACCGAACTTGGGCGGAGGAGCTCCCTTCAATGAGAAGGCTCACTGGTACTCTCTCAACCGACCTGCCAACAGCATACTGTACCGAGCGATGGGCAATGAAGGTATAACTGGAGCGCTACGCAGTGTGGGAGACATGTTCGGCTGGGGGGGTATGTCGGATGAAAATATCGCAGCGGCTAGCAGGTCACTTATAGGTGCAGGGGACCTCTTAGCGGAGGAACTTACGTCAAGTCAGTTGTCGTCTATGACAGGAGGGTTGAACCAGTCTCAAGGTGCTGATGTCACAGAAAAGCTCCTGGCCACATTCCGAACTGAGGCTAGTAAACGAGGAAAGGATAACGCAGCCTTCACACCCGAGATGCTACAGATGGCGTATAAGAAACGTGACGGAAAGGCGCTTCCTTTATCTGAGGTAAGACGCGCTTGGCAGATAGGTGCAGCGGTGTACGGAAGTGACAGACATATCAAAACGTCTTTGGACAACGTACGACAGACCAGCTCTCAGCTTAGAGGCTTAGGGTCGGAAGGCATGACTGACCGCCAGGTAAGAGGGATATTACAGTCAGGAGTTGAAGACGCTACTGGTATAAAACTTAGTGGACGTAGAACGTTGGATGCTTTAGGGGAAGTGAACAAGTTTGCTTTTGGTCAGGGACTGTTCGGAGAGAAGGGAGGCATGGATCTTATATCCCTTCTGGGAGAAGCTTCTATGGTTGGGGCAGCAGGCGCTGATGAAGCCCAAATCAAGCTGCTCGGAACAGAGCGAGGCTCAGAGCTACTTAAGATGATGCGCAGTGACGAGGGCCTAAACAAGAGTATACAGGAGTTGTATACTGGCTCTATACTGCACCGAGGGGACAAAGGTATTGGTGCGCTGGTGGGTGGCTCTAGAGGTGCCAGCTCTGCACTGGCTATGCGTACGTTGGCTGATACGCTTCAGAATCAAGGAGTCAACGTAGATGAGTTCCGAAAGGACTACAGTCTCAAGTCTCTTCGTGGCTTGGAAGGTCTGCAGGGTAGACTAACAGGTAAGTCCGATGACTACGTGCGCAACTGGATAGGGGGTGTCATAGGAGGAGCAAGTGCCACAGAGCACGTCGGAGGAGCTATGGGCCCCGACGGTATGCGTGTCAGCACAGATCTCGCTTTGTCGTCTTTCGCAGCGTCTGCTGACACGTCGTCTAAGAGTATGGGAGAGCATGTGAAAACTTTGGGCCAGCACGTAGAAGAATTCGGTGTTGCTGTGCAAGAGATGCGGAGTAAGGGAGAATGACTAGAATAGTCTACAAAAGGCCGGAGTATATCGTTCGTGAGCAGCTGCGTAACGTTATCTTAAACTTTGGAAAAGGTCGAGACTCTGGAGATATCACCAGTATAAACTTGGCAATGGTTGAGAGCGTAAACTTCGTTTCCCGGACCAATCAAAGGCCACTTTTCGCCACGCTGGATATGCCGTCACGAGATGACCCTAATCACATGCCAGCACTAGTAACAGACACCACGAGCGCGTAACGACATGGCTACTACCAATCCACTGATACTAAAGAACGGTGAAACCGGGTCGGTATTTACAAACGCCCCCGTTATGACGCCGAAGTACCAGTTGCCTGGCACAGGAGGCAAGCGTTATGAGACAATGGCACGTTTGGGTGTCACGTCTATCCCTACCTTTGGAGCATTCAAAGGAGACTTCGATAGGTACCGTGCAGCCCTAGAGGGAAATGGATACATAGACTTCATCCTGCAGTCTGCCGTTGAGAACTTCAACGAGCTTATACAGGTAGACGAGCTGTTAGGTGACACGTACGTTCCATGGTTCTACGGACAGTCAGCTCCTACGTTTGCCTACTCCGGTATGCTACTGAACACACGACAAGATCAGTGGCGCACGGCTATGCACTACTTATACAATGACGTGTTTCGGGGTTCACAGCTAGGCAAAAGAGGTATGTTGGTTCGTCTCCAGTATGACTCCGTACTGGTGGAGGGCGCTATGACCTCCTTCGTACAGAGTATGAACGCCAACGATGAAACCGCGGTGCACTTCAACTTTCAGGTGCTGGTGAAGAGATTTATCGACCTAGACCCCCCAGCTGTAGACAATCTTCCTGTATCCGTGTCTAGGCCTTTCGAGGCCATCTTGTTCGAGCCTGCTCAAGAGTCAGCTAGACAGGAAGCTATGGTTAGCACGTCCATGTCCTCTGCTTCGGGAATAGTCAGTGCAGAAGACGTCGCTCCTGCCAACAGCACTCCCCCCACATCGTTGGGTGTACTCAACGGTGGGTTTATCTCCGAGGATGTGTTCAACTAATGCCAACGCTTAATACGTCTCTTCTAGCAGGGGCCTATTCCAGGTCTGCTACTACAGCTGTGGTTAGTCGCATGGTACCCCTTAACGACACCAAAGGTGTGGCGTTACCTGTAGAGATGGAGGTAGACGTAATAGGTATACCAGATACTGCGGACACCGAAATCCTTTTCTACGATGACGACCTTGGTACTCTAGTGGCGTACACAGGCGGAGCATTTACAGGTAGTGTAACTGGCGGATCCGTGGTACTAGCCGGTGGCGTCTACACGTTTAAGTTTACTCCAGCTGCGCAGCTACCATACCGTTCCACGGCTTTACTGGGCTGTTACGATATAGGTGCTGAGATAGGATTTTCTGAGTTCTTCACGCAAGTAGACCCGGAGGTCACTGCAGGGTGGGCGGACACGCAGCCCATTGAAGCACACTTAGGTACCGCTCTGACGTTGTATCCTAACATGGAGAACTTCAGAGTAGCTGTGGTAGCTGCTTGTACTACAGACCCTACGAGGACAGATATAGCCAACAAAAGAATGGCTACGCTGCTACACCTAACAGAGCTCGGGGATTTCTTGGCTTCTCGTAATACCCAAGTCATACCCCAGATGACTAAAGATTTCACAGCTACCTCTGCTTCCGTTAGTCAGATACTAGCTGTGGCAGCTAGTAACGAAAGGTACTTCTGGAACGGTCTAGTTGAGTTGGAGCAAGCCGGGCTGAGCGTCAAATGGACTCAGCTCATAAAGGACCACTACAACGGGCCGTCAATACCCCATAAAGCCAGCGCTGTGTCCTTAGCGGTACACTTAGCAGTTATCTTGGAAAACAGCTTACTGTAATGCCTACACTTTTCGATAATCCAGACAGTCCTCAGGAAGCACAATTTGCTGTGTATTTCTCAGGAGTTCACGTACCCGCTACCAGTGTCACGATATCCAACGCGGCGTGGGAAATGCCACAAGCGTCTATACAGGTCCCGTCATCCTTCTTATTGCACAGGTTTGGCCACGACGACAGAGTGCAGGTTGCGATCTTCTACAAGGATAATTTCTATACAGCAACTTCTGATAAAGACCCGACGTTTCGGCTGATATTCGATGGAGAGATAACTTCCTACAGCAGGTCATGGTCTGCGCAGGGTGCCAACGTACAGTTCTCTGCTGTTTCTCATGTCCAGATCTTTTCAGAGATGTTCATCAACTTTATCACGAACGTGAACGAATTAGCGGGATCTCACTTGGATACGGGCAGTGGCAGTGGCGTGCTTATGCACGGATCGCAGTTCCCTACCTTATTCTTCAAGAAAGGCCTGGACACACGATCCCCACTGATTCAGCGACCGTACGATTTCATACGTAACATGTTGAGCGTGTTCACTAACAATGGCGCGGAGGGATCTGATGGGTCCCCAGCATTTGTGCGCTCAGTGCCTGTGCAGAAGTTCTTCGATAAACACCGAAAACTAGTAAAGATGGCCAAACGTTTTGTGGCATGCCCTGTAGTTGAAGACCGGTTGAGTGAGACCGGAACCTCTTTTATGTTTCCTATCATAGAAGCCGTGGGCAGTGATTCCATCCTACGTGCGCTTATGAATCGAACCATGATGTTCTCTAACAGATCATCATTATGGCAATCGCTGTACATGACGTTCCAGATCATGTTCTACGACATACTGTTCTTGAATGCCCCGCCCTTTGTCCTTAGTGACCACACAGGAACGATCCTTGGTAAGGGTGATGTTTCAATGGATCGTGTCTCAGACGACCATTTGCTTAGGCACGCTGCTGCAGGAGAGACCGGTCAGACCGTTAAGATAGGCGGAAACGAAGTAACGCTGTATATGGATCAGGCCTATGTAGATAAGGCAACGTCCAGTTCGTCTACCAGCAGCGCAGTTCCTACCTGGGACGGATCAAACCATGCGCTTTCATTTCCTCAGCTAGGTCAGTACATCACCAAGCCACAGAACCAGTTCGGCATTCCTCCTAAGTGCAACACCATATTTCCCTCCATGGTTAAGAGCATGGTGTACAACGAAAACTTCGCTACGCAGCCTACCCGTTTGCACGTGGGAGACATAGAGTGGATACCTATGGCGGGAGTAGGTGCTACGACGCAGATGGACGTTGCGGGTAATGCTTTGAGGACAGGCTACCCAGAAGAAATCAACCTACGCATGCAGGCGCTAAAGACAGGTCACCACAAGCAAAGTGTGTACGATGTGTTGTTGTGGCCTGACGAGTACTTCCACGGCGTAATCATGAGTGAGGAGCAGGGCCCGAGCTGGTTACGTTTTCTAGCTAACGACTTGAACGTTGTCAACGAATCAATAAATCCCGAGGACTCGGACAGGGACGACACACCCAGCGCTCCCGATCAGCCTGATGATGGTAAGTTCAATTCGGACGGGAGCTATAACGACAGGGTCACCAGGCTGTACTCTGCCTACGCTAAGTACAGATTTTATCAGGAGAAGTATTCCCGACGACAAGGTAGCATCAACATGTCCTTCAACCCTTATGTTGTACCAGGACTACCGATGCTGTACGTGGATACGTCGCATACTCAAGAGCATTTGCTGGCGTACGTAACCAACGTGTCGTGGAACATGAGTGTCGGCAATATGTCCACGTCGGTGTCTTATTCGTTTGGGAGAAGCGTCTACGAAAATGAAGTTCTTCTACGTGATAAATTTCTGTTCATAGACGAATCCTTAGGCAGTGGTTACGCTAGTCTGACGCAGCCTGATGATCCTGTCCATACTCTTGTACCAGCGCTAAATCAGTACGCTGGAGCCAATGAAATGTACCGTCGAATGTTCTACCAAGGAGGTCAAGGTGACGACGACACGGATAACTACACGGGAGCTTACCAGTCTTTTATGGAACGAGACGTCATTGGAGGAGACAACGTCCCCCTGACCACTGACGGTACAACGGTACCCACATCTAAATTCCAGCTGAGTTTGCGGCCGGAGTATCAACTATACTCCGATAGCTATGAAGATGCTATGCGGTTCGTAGCTAGGCCCATCTGCACTATTGATGAGTACATTCACTTTATCAACGGAGTGTCGGAGGAGGAAAAGGTGGAGCTGGGAGAGGTGGGAGAAGGTAGATACATGTACTTACGTCACTACATCCCCTTGGACCCAAACGCTATACTAGACGGTGCCGAAGAAGCCATGCATACAACGGGTAAGGTGAAGATAGATATCTGCACTGATGTGGGCGAGTTGGCAGAAGTAAGAGCGGATTATGAGGAAATACTGGATAAGCTCCATGATCAAATCTATGAACAACAGCATCCAAACGCGTAATAATGTTAGACCTTAAGTTTCTTGGCTTGGGTGGAGATTCTGCTCAACACAACGACTTCCCGGCTCAGTTCTTAGTCGGAGACACAGAGGAGGACTCCCCCGGGGTACTGGTGGGCTACAGCGCACATACTGAGTCCGCTCTCAGGATATTCGAAATTGACCCCAACTCTATCCGCAGGATCTTTGTATTGAATCTCCTGGACACTCAGGTAGGTGGACTCGAGAACCTCGCGCTCAGTACCTTTTACGGTACCGTTCCAAAGAAAACTTTGTATGTACCTGAGGCTCTGGTGGAGGACCTGTGGGAAAAGCTTCGTAGGCCGCTTGAGGCAGTGGCTGGCGCACGTCATAAACGTGTCACCATGGATGTGTATTTCAACGTTGTAAGTCTCAGTGAAGAGAACTCCGTTATGTACGAGGGAGATCTTGAAATCAGGCCCTTCCGACTTCCTTGTGTTCCTGGGATACATTGCTTTGGTCTGTTCGTCACCAACACTGTCGGTCCCAACCTAGCTATAATGCCTTACGGTACACTGAGCGCTGATCACCTAAAGAGTGTTGAGAAGCTACTTGGTCCTAGCGGATCGATGGTTGTGGGCATTAGTGATGTTATACCTGTAAGGTCTGAGCTTACGTCTCTAGCCTCTCTGAAACCAGGATCGTTAGGTAGAACCATCCTCTGCGGTGCCGAACACACAACTACAATAACCAAAGAAGTCAAGCGGGGAGAGAGAGTATTGTTATGAACCCAATACAACAGGCTGCAGAGCATTGTAGGGTAGTAGGGTCCAGCGCGGTTGCTGCCTACCACCGTCTAGAAGGCGCAAAAATGGGAGAGGACTACCATAACTTTCTATCAGAAGCCCTCGATATAACGCTGGCGTTCAACCATAGGTTCATATCCCTTGGTGGTCCTAAGGTCTTGATAGCGTTTGGAGGGGTTGACGAAGTCAAGAACGATCCTTTCGAAGCAGTGTACTGTTCAGACGCTGTGCCAGATTCAGATAGAAGAACGTTGGAGGGCTGGGCTTCCCCCCGGTGTGAGGACTAAGACTGTGTCTGAATACCGATCCCGGGACATGGAGTTGTTCCGTACATGGAAAGCTAACCCAACACCGCATACGCTAGGTCCACTCCTCAATCAGCTGGACCCTCTTATTATGTCCCAGGTCAGGAACTGGTCGGGAACCATATCCGACCAACGTTTACGCATACGTGCTAGGTCACTGGCCAAGAGTGCCCTTGAAACGTACGACCCCGCCAAAGGTGCTATCAGCACGCACCTAACTACTCGTCTTCAAAAACTGTCTAGAGAAGTCTACCCCTACCAGAACGCTGCTCGTTTACCCGAGCATCAACAGATCAAGTACAGATCTTATTCGTCGGCTATGTCAAAGCTGGAAGATGAGCTCGGAAGAAAGCCATCCAATGATGAGTTGGCAGATGAGCTGAGTTGGAACCCCAGCGCAGTAGTCAGCTATGGTCAGCAGTTACGAGGGGACTACGTAGCATCTGAGGGGGTACACACAGAGTTCTACCAGGACGGCCTAGAAGATACGCTTTTGTTGGACTACGTGTACCACGACCTGACACCTAAAGAAAAAGATCTGTTTGAACGTGTGACAGGGTATAGAGGCGCGAGGGTTCACAGTAATACAGAGCTTATGAGTGAGCTCAACCTTACACAAGGTCAGCTGTCGTACATGAAGCGAAAGCTCATAGATAAAATATCCAACTATAAGAAAAGGTTTGGAACCTAAAGAAAAGGAGACGCGCATGACGTGCTCCTCCTTTTCTTTTTTCAGTCGACTAGGTGCATAGCAGCTTCGATGAAGTCCACCAATTCATCTTGGTGGACGGGCGAAGCTTCTTCTGACCACGTTGCTGTTCTCACGAGCACCTTACGCCCCCACATCTGAGCTAGTGCGCTGATTACGTCAACGGCACTAGAACGGTGTACCTCGGAATCTCCCAGATCCATCGCTTGCTCTATCAGTAGTTCTCGTCGGTTATCATGATTGCCATCGATTACTCGAAGTACAGGCTGTCCACGGAAGGTGATACTGCTCACCAACGCATCCCGTATATCACGCCAGTCGTTCGTTTCTAGAACGATCTCGCCGTCAGATCTACGTTCGCTGTAAATGAACATGAGATGTTCCTCGACGAATTCTCTGTCGATGAACTCCTGGAGAAACTGAGCGTCGTTGTGTGTTCTACGCACTTCGAAGATCTTCTCCATCCCCTTCATAGCTCCCGTGTCCCATTCCTTTCTCTTGACACGGTCCGTACACTCTTCCCACTCCTTGCCAAATCGCCCCTTGTCCCAACGCATCTTGATGTGCTGGAACAACTTCCAGCCCAGCGCGTAGACGTTGAGACTGCTTTGCGGCCAATGCACCACTCCCGAATGATGACTGGCGTATGCTACGGCTTCGTTGCCTTCAGCGTATTCATCCATCAACGTAGTGTGCCAAGTCACTGCCCACCCCTCGTTCATGATCTTAGTCATGCCCTGAGGGTAGAAGTAGTAGGACTCCTCTCGGATCATCGCAAGGATGTGGCGTTGCCAGTCCTTCATTTGGCCGTGTGCGATCAAGAATCCCAGGATGTCCCTTTCAGGTTCTGGAGGAAACTTAGTCTCCTTCCTGATCGCCGCGACGTACGCTTCCCGCTGTTCACAGATGTACGACGAGGGGTTCATGTAGGCCTGAAGATCTGGGTCGTCATCGTGGAATCGATGTGGGTCGAACTCCGTTGTACGGATGTCTGGGAGACTTCCTGTGTTGTCCTCTACGGCCAGCCTATCCTCGAATCCTGCTCTGTATGGCGCGTACGGGTCGATAAAGTTTTGGACACAGAGACACAGGTCGATCCATTTTTCTACGGCTTCTTCACCTACTCGATCAATGATTCGAGACACTCGTACCGCGTGATCCGCCATCATCTTAACAGACTTACGGTTGGTGTGCTGGAACCACTGGTTGTTCTTGAAGAAGTCGACGTGCCCGTAAACGTGTGCCATCACCAATTTCTGATCAATGTCCAGGTTGCCTTCCATTAGGTAAGCGTAACTGGGATCTGAGTTGATGACCATCTCGTAGATACGAGATCTGCCCCAACGGTAACGTTGCTGTACGGATTCGTACTCCTGTCCGAACGAGTAGTGCGGGTACCTTTGGGGGAACCCTCCGAATGCGGCTAGTGCCGACATCTCCTCTGAGGAGACCAGAATGAACTCTACAGGGTAGAAGTCCAATCCAGCGTCCTCAGCCAGCTCCGCTATCTTACGAACATGCGGCGCCAGCTTTGCTTCGATGATTTCACTCATGAAAGAAGGGTCCTTATTGCTTCAGGTAGTTGATCGAAGTCAGTCATCAGCGCTACACGGATGTAATCAGCAATTTCGACTGCAGCGTTGGGTTGTTCTCTCCATTGGCTGAGCAGGTGGTGAAAATCCCTCCCATTCGACTCACACACCTGTGTATACCCGTAGAGAGCGAGTGAAGGGATGAGGTCTATCAGCGTGCTGAGATAGGATGGGAGGTCAGAAGAGAAGCAGTCACCATCTCCGTAATGGAAGATGTAGATGTTCCACTCCTTAGGGTCATAACGCTCCTTTATGATCTTCTGGGTCAGCTGCAGCGCCGACGTCATCAACGTTCCTCCGCCCGCTGTTGTTCTCAGAAACTCGTCTCTAGTAGCTTCCCAGGCTTGGTGATCGTGTAGTACGTAAACGGACTCTTGTTTCCCGGCGTAGCAGTGTTCGATCCACAACTCCAACCAGTAGGATGCGGCATGGGCTAGGGCCGCTCTGTTTCCCCACGACATAGACGCTGAGACGTCACGTAGAAAGAAAACCACCGCCTTGGACGTGGGCCTAAGGATAGGCTTGATCGTTCGGTAGCGGAAATCATCGGGAAGAGGCAGAATGACGGGATCTTCTTCGTCATACACGCCTTCCGCGATGCTGCGGATGAGTGCCTGTATGATGGTATCCTTAGGGATAATCATTACGTCTGGGCCGACGTGCGTTTTACCGCTATACTTATGGCCTACTACTTCCATCTCTCCACTGTGCTTTCGCACCATGTTGGGAAGCTCGAACTTTTCACCTAGAAGCTTTGCCAGCTCATCTCGGGTAAGCTCGAAGTCCGTAAGTCCATGTTCGCCGGGCTGGTCACCTGCCCCGGTGCCTCCCCTACCTCCTGGAGATCCAGGACGAAGGATATCTCCAGGCTGGCCACTGACTCCGTTTCCAAAACCGTACCCCTTACCGTCTCCGCTGCTATTATTCGGTCCGAAACGGATACGCGGCAGGTTGATGCGCGGAATAGGCACCCGAACCTTTTTCTTTCCCTGGTGACCCACGAACGAATCGTCGGTCATGTACTTCTCGAGGTCCTTGCGAACCTTTCGCTTCCCTATATCCCGGAAGCGTTTGTGATTTCTTTTGTTGATGCCCTCTACGTCAGGCCGGACTCTGGAATCAGACATTGCTTCCTAATAGTAGTGTCCTCCCCCGCCGCTAAGTGCGGAGGAGGAGACCACTATTGGTTATGGGGTTACTTGCTCTCACCTCGAGCGAACACGGATGCCACGTACGCCAGGGCGTCCTTGGCGCAAACCTTGCAGTACCCGTGATCAGAGACCAGACGCGCCTTTACGACGTCGATCTTCTCCTGTGTATCTTCGGACACGGCACCAGGGGTGACGAGCGAAGACAAGTGGACGACGTCCTTCTGCTTGTCGAACAGATATCGCTCCACCGCACGACGCATGTTGTCGTTCGTGGTGTAGTCGATGACCTTTCCCTTACGTTGCTGAATACCGATCCAGGACATCAGCTGCCCGCGATGGTCGGACTTGTTGGAGGTGTGAACCTCCGCCATGGCCTCGATCGCCGACATGAACTTCTCGTCCGGCTCTTCATCCTTCCCTGTGGTTGGGTTGCGGATCTTCTCCTTCGAGATGTACGCCGAGATGGAATCGATGTATCGTTCGAACACCTGCTGAGCCTGAGCCGGATCCGCGGCGATTGCTCGCTGCACATCCGTCTGAGCCTTCTCCTTGTACTCACCCTCTACCTGCTCCAGCAGGGTCATGAATTGCTCTCGCTCGTCAGCGCTGGCGAGAGGGAGTCGTGAAAGAACGCGCTTTGTATCCTGGAAGAAGTTCCAAGGGTTGACGCACCCCTTCACCGTGTTTCGAGTGATGACGTTGTCGAAGACGTCCTGGAGGGTGCGCGGAGAAATGCCTCTGTCCATGCCCTCTCGCTTGCCGGCCTTTCGCATCTCCTTTACGGTTTCGTCCGTGAAGCCGTCGACGTGCTGTCCGTCGTAGAGCTTGACCTTCTGCATGACGGTGACGACTCCACCCTTCGGCTCGTCCAATCGAGATGCCACAGCGAACATAGCCGCCATGTCGTAGGTGTGGGGGGCGATGTGCACCCCACGGTCCTTGATATCTCGTTCGTAGATGCGGGCTTCCTGCGACATCTTCGTCACGTATGGGATCTCCATCGCTACCGTTCGGTTGCGCAGAGCCTCCATGTATTCATCCGACTCCAACTTCTTGAGCTCTGGCTCGTTGTTGTGGCCGAGGATGACTGTGTCTACCGAGCACTGGGCGAACTTCTTCGGCTTGATCATACCTTCTTCCGAAGCCGTGAGCAGGTCGTAGAGGAACGCTGTGTCCAGCTTCAACAATTCGACGAATTCGATGATGCCTCGGTTGGCCACCTGGAATTCTCCGTCGAAGTTGAAGGCACGTGGATCCGAATCGGAACCGTACACCGCGATCTTCCGGTAATTGAGGGAACCTGTCAGCTCAGTGGCATCCTGGTTCTTCTCGTCCTTCGGCTGGAAGGTACCGATGCCGGACCGGTTCGACTCGCTCAGGAACATCCGTGTGACCACGACGTGGTCGGCCAGCTTGGACCAGTCGCCCTTGAGCGCCGTCATCAACTTGGTGTAGACCAGGTTGGACAGAGGGTCCAGATCTCCCTTGAACGTCACCCGGCCCTTGCCGCCGGCCTTGACCGCTTCGACGAAGGCCTGGCGGTTGTCTGGGTCGATGACGTAAATAGGGTCGTGGCTCATGGGAGCCTTGATCTCACGTACACCCTTTCCGAAGATCTCGTCGTAGTCGGCCTCTGCGAGGTGCTTGGTACGCACCCACTTGAACGTGTAGAGACGGCCTTCTCGAGTACGGCTGTACGCAGCTAGGCCCTTCTTGAATAGGCGGGCGATCGTGGACTTCGCCGAGCCCACAGGACCATGGAGAAGCAGGATGCGCTTCGCCGTAGCGCCACCGTTGGCTGCCGACTGCAGCTTGGTCATGAGGCGCTCGATGTGGATCTCCGCACCGTACAGCGCGTCCGCTCCGTCGAAGGGGTCTCGGAAGAAGAGGAACTCCGTGTGCTTCCTCCCGAACTCGGTGAACACCTCGGTACCGTGCGACATGATCATGTCGAACAGTCGAGCATGCGCTCTTCGGCTGAGCGTAGGCTCTGCGTAAACTGCGTTGAGGTACTCCGGTAGGGTAAGGGTTTCCTCCAGAGCGGAGGTTTCCATTCCAGCTCGTCCACCCTGAATCATCGCCAGAGCGTCGAATACTGTCTTTTTAGCCATTGAGATTCTCTCCTGGTTGTACGTCCTGGCTTGGACGCGCCTGTATAAGCATGTACTTATACCAATAAAAGGTATTAATTACGCTGGAGTGGTATGCTATACTACAGCAGTATGGCTACCTACGGAGATCGTGAGCTCGAGCTCAACATGACGGGCGACGATGTACAAGAATTACAAATAAAATTGGGTGGATGGTTTGGGGCCTATCCTGCTGAGAAGCCTAGGTGGGACGGTGTTTTTGACACAGCCACTGAGAACGCTGTGATAAGGTTTCAGCTAGCACATAACTTACCCGACACCGGCGTAGTAGACCACTGGACGTTCACCCGGCTGGATCAGGAAGCTGCTGATCACTTCTTTTCTCTGGCACAGTATATGTGTCCAACCAAGACCAACGGCTGCAAAGGGTTTGGGACAAACCGCAACTCGTTTACTCACGTGAGCGACTCCGGGTCTACGAGCACCATACTCATCCCCGGAGGAGAGGCTGCAGGTGTGAGTAAGGTACTTATATGGATGCTACGCGGCCTCTTGGCACGTGCTGAGAGTTCTTACTACAACGTTCCAGGAGGCGGCTACAGATGCGCCTACGACAACGAAGCTAAGAACAGAACCACTACCAACCACATTGGTAATGCTATTGACGTAAAGCCGTTCAAAGACGACTGGTCTGAGGCCCCTTTATACGAGGAACAGACGGTCATGGGGGAAACTATATCCGTCAAGTATACAGACGCCACTCGAAATTTTCGGCTCGTATGTAACGCCGCAGGCATCCCTTCAGATATAAGAGCATCGGATGTTGTCTACATGGAGAGGGATGTACCTCTTACCCCTGCCGGATACTACTCGTCTACGTGGGTGCACCTGGACGTTAGAACAGCCTTGGATGGTATAGGTGGCCACCCTGCGGATTGGTACGCTACCACATACACTGAGCTCAACGCACCGCTTTACCAGGGTCAGCTCTTGATCTTTGCGTCAGCGGAGCCGCCTCCAGCACCACCAGCACCGCCACTGTACGGTAGTCAGGCAGAAGAATTCGTGGCTGCTGCTGCGGCCAGCACCTTGGAAGAGTGGAATGTTTATATGGCGTCTGAGGCATCTAGGTTGGAAGCGTCCACCAGCTCCTTGGCGGGAGATATCGACCCTGCCATAGTGGCTGCAGCAGGCCTGCCGGAAGAGTTGGTCAACCTGGCGCACGAGGTAGGTATCAATGGAGTCCTGGCTATAGCCTACGACCGAGCAGACGTCATAGAGGCAGCTAGGCGTTCATACATTCTTTCACAACATACTAGAGACGATTACAGGTCTTTCAGCAGACTAACGAACGATAAACTAGTGTCGGCTCTAGACGCTAGTAACGCGCTGTTCCGCAGACGCTTCGAGAACTATAGCTTGCCAGCAGAGGACTGCAATGCCTAGAGATCTTCACTTATCTGGAATTGACGGCGGCTCTGGACTGTACTGGGCAGGCTACGTCAACGAATTCGCAAGCGGCTTCCAGGCTACTATCAACCATTTCATGAAAGTGTTGTTGACTGTGAAAGGATCCAACCCGTTTGCTCCCTCGGAGGGCACAGCCTTCGCGGAGCTGCCTGGGTCCAATATGGGCAACCGGATGGATCTGGTGCGGTCTATAATTGTTGAGGCTGTAAAAGACGCTGAAACTTCTGTCAAAAGGAATCAGGCCAAGGAGCCTCTACTAGCTACGGAACGTCTTCGCTCTGCGTCTATAGAATCCCTTACTGCAGTGGGACAAGACGGCTTTACTGTACACGTAAAATTAGAGAATCAAGCAGGTCAAAGGCTCCTGACACTGCTACCACACGTGAGTTTGTAGAATGGCGAATAATATTTCCCCGAGCGTAGTAACTGCAGCAGAGTCACTGCTGGTTCAGGTTATGCGTGACAAGTATCCCAGCGAAAACTGGTCCCCCAACTCAGCCCTACGTGATTTGGTGGTGCGTACACTGGCATACGGCCTAGCTTACTTGGACACTACCAAAGACTATGTATTGGAGCGAAGTAACGTAGCCAACCTGTCCAACCTGGAAGATGCTGCTGCCATCGCTGCTGCTGATGCCTTGCTGTCTAACTTTTTTATAACAAGAAATACCGGCGATGCTTCAAGTGGTGTAATAACGGTATACCTGAGTAAGAAGGTAGATGTTCTAGTCAAGTCGTCTACTAGATTTTTCAAGACATCCAGCGACCCATTTCACATCACAACACAAGTAGATACTGTTTTTCCTGCTACGCAGCTACACACGGTAACAGACGGCGACGGTAATGAACTGGAGTACTGGTTCAACCTTCCCGTAACCTCAGATGAGGATGATGCTCCTGCTACCATACCTGCGGGTATATGGGAGTCGTGGACACCTTTCAACGCCTACGTCTCACGTGTTGAGAACCTTGTGGACTTCTCAAACGGTGTGGGAGTTGAAACCAATGAAGCGTTCATAGCCCGTGCTAAGGACGCGCTTACAGTGCGTAACCTGGTAAGCGATCGGTCCGTAAACACGATTCTGTTGGACGAATTCTCCTCTGTTACACGTACTATCTCTGTCGGTGCAGGAGAGGCAGAGCAGATGCGGGACAAAGTAGTAGTGACGTCCTGGGGCTTGGATCTGCACACAGGAGGGTTCGTCGACACTTGGTTGTGGCTCCCCATCGTGGAGGATCAGGTTCATAGTGAGCTTGTGGGTGTGTCACAGGAACTCGACATAGGGTCTGTGACGGATGTGGTCTACAGGGTCAAGAGGGCCTACTGGGTCAACGGATCAGGTGATGAAGTAGACCTCACGTACACCAACGAGCTCACAGCAGATCCTGGAGAATTCAGGCTGATCTACGATACTGATTCCAGTCTGTCGTTTTCCATGAGTAACGTACCCAAGGTGATTGTTGGGTCAGACGTAGTGGGCGAGACCGTGTTTCTTGTCTATGATACCGTTTCCGGCCTGCCCAGCGTTGATACTTTTGTTACCAACCGTACCAATCGTGTACTCTGCTCCAACCATTTACCGAAGGCTGCCATACCTGTTTACGTCACAGCTAATATACAATATGTAGTCAAAGAAGACGCCACCGAAGTACTCAATGAGGCCACTGTAGCTGCAGGAGTAGCGTCCTACATAAACACTATAGGAAGTGACTTATACGTGTCCAACGTGATTGCGTATATCTTGGACAATTGGGGGCACATCATAGAAAACGTGCGAACGCCCCTCAACGTAAACTATGTGCTGTGGTCTACAGAAGGGAAGCGTATCGCTTATACTACGACCAACAAAGTAGAGCTGAGAGAAGATCTACTAGCGGACGTGATACCAGATCCGTACCCTGATCCTGCAGCGTTCTCCATGTCATCCCGGCTCATGCGTTTCGTAGCTTCAGCGTCTGGGATCACCGTCACCCTCGACGCGAGCTAAACTATGGCGATCATAGGTTCCAATACCGCAGAGACTCTACTTCGTGGGGTGGGTAGCTTTTGGACACAACACTTCAAGGGACAAGACGTACTAGAGACGCTACTGCAAGGTGTTGAGACCAACATAGCACAGTCCTACCTGGATATTGTTACTGTACTGGCCCAGCATAGTATCGATAGCGACGTGTTGTTGGAGAACGATCTATGGCTTTTGCTGGACCTGAATCCAGATGAATTCTACGCCGACCCATCTGCTCCAGGATCCTTCAGGGTACCTCACAATAGCGACTTGGTAAACGTTAGGTTCCTACAAGACCGGATCATGTACCCTACCGTTTCTTACGAGATGGGTTACGACTTTACCGTCGACGGTACTGAGCTGGTCTTCACGTCCAACATACACTCGCCAATAGCCAACGGAATACCATTCTACATTGACGCCAATGGGGACACGCGGATACTGCTCTGGGCGCAGGACGCTAAGGTAGAGACGTACGCTCTGTACGAGAAGTTCGGACGTTTCCTGGATATCCCTAAGGACCTTTCGACAGAAGATTACCGTCTACTTATACGGGGAATAATGGCGCTGTACGTAAACGGGCCCACGTTGGCAATGATGGAATCCGCGTTGAACGTAATAGCAGCGTTGCCCATCAATACGCAGCCAGATGGAGTGGTAACAGCCGTAGACCCTGCGTGGGCGGGAGGTACGTTGATCACTGTAACCAGTGCTGCTGCAGATACGCTGAATCCCCCTGTAGTTCAATACGTGTTGCCCTTCGGTGTACCGTTGGACCCTGTGATAGTCCCAACATACGTACTAGCAGAGAGTGAGTCGTTTTCTTCGGTGTTCACCGTGACGGACTATGTAGAGACGCCTTTGTGGTGGGAGGAGAACTACATACCCAACGTGTTGGCGCCTACTATGGCGCTTAATCTACGCAGGTCTAGAGCAGGGTTATACGCTCTTTACTATGCGGACGTCCATGAAGAGATCAAAGGGTGGACCGACATCGATACTACAACAGGACTCCCTGCTACAGACTTTGTTGCACTAGGTGTGGTTCCTGGTGACATACTGTGGGTAGGAGAAGTGGGGTTTGAGGAGCCTTTTACTATAACCGCAGTAGGCCCAGACACGCATGTAATGCAGTTCACACCCAGCCTAGATGAGGACTACGTCTCTGACGGAAGGTTCTCTATCGGCACAATGGTGGATCCTGTAGCCAAGAAGGCTATAGCTACCAACGGACGTACTCTTAGATTTGGAGGTATCTATTATGGTATGCCTGAACCAGAGGGAGTCTACGGAGGGCTATGGACGCACAACCTAGCGTGGTTCCTGTGGAATCACTTACTCAAGTATCACGTGTTCATGGTACTGTTCGACGACGATGTGGTTACTAGTGACAACATCAAATTCATAGCAGACACCGTATACAACGGTAAACCGTCTCACACACTGCCTGTGATCATACCTTGGTCGGCATTCAGCGACACCGTCAACCCAGACGACGCTCTGGATATCACAGTTACGTTGACCCTCAGTGAGACCATGGCTGGTCCGGACAATACCTTGGTATATGGTTCAGATGAGCTGTACAACGAGCCCTTAGTATACTACGGGATGATGGATCGTGACTACAGTGTCGGAGCTGCTGCGGGTCCTCCGGCTACGTCACCAGCCACAGCAGAGGCGGCATACAGCGGTACTGTCGTAGCTACGTACACAGATGCAATGCCTTTTGATCATGACTACACCTACCCCACTTCGGACGGAGTGATAAGTGAAGCTGACGCAGTATTCGACGGGTGGGACTACACCAACAACGGAGAGCTTACAAGCCTTAAGGATTTTACAACCGGCACTGACCGTGTTGAAATTGTCATGGCCGCTTCAGTCAACGATTTCAATGGCACCACTCGAACGTCAGCGTACCTGACAGAGCTCATAGACAACCCCTTGTCGATCGAGATGAAGTTCGACGCTACCTCTGCTGGGGCAGGTTCAGGAATTGGTCTGTTGTTCCTGGACCCCAACGACAACGACAACTGGTCGGGTATATTCGGGTTCGAGAACGCAGGAGATATAGACTTTGAGGCTAGAGATACCCGGGCTGGCACGACGGATGTAGAAGCTTCAGCGTCACTTACTACCCCAACTACGTGGTGGATGAAAGTAGAAAGAACTTTCGCTGATCACGACACCTTCGACGTATACTACAAAGAAGACGATGTAGATTCGTGGATCAGCCTAAATAGTGAAGTTAACGGATTAATCTCCAACGATACGCAAATATGCTTAGTGGCGTACAACCCATCCGGCAACGCGGGAACCATAGACATTCTCGAACTTGAAATGACAGTTCGGGTTAGCTAGAATCAGGTAGTTTAATGTTCATAAAGAAACTAGTAAGCTTACTACGAAAGCATAAGACGCAGAGCCGAAAACTCCAGGAGGCTCCTCTGCTTCAGGGTGTAGTGTCGATTCACGCATGGGATGTCAATACGGGCAAGACCGTGGCATCCATGAAGAACCATAACCTACTCACGTACAACGAAAGAGATATCCTGATCGAGCTACTTGGCAACATACAGCTGGGCCTGACTACGTACGCTCAAGACAACGGCGGTCTGTCTCCGGACGGTAACCGACGTTGGCTCAAGTGGTTCGCTGTTGGTGACGGTAACACGGCAGCTGCTCGTACAGACCTGGCATTGGACAACGAACTCCTTAAAATGGAGATCACGTCGTACGGTACGGCTACCAAGGTGGCCAACGCTCTTCAGATAGATATCAGCATACCAGCTACTGACAGTGGAGGTGACGTAGACACGCTCCTCAACGGTAACACGCTAGAAGAGGTGGGGCTGTTTACCATAGCCTTGGACGAGAACGCTCCCGGTGTGCCTGGACCAACAGGGAACGAAGTTATGTTCTCGAGACAGGTGCACCCCGGCATTCCCAAGACATCTTCAATTCAAGTAGACTACACCTACTCCATTTTCTTCACCTAAGAGATATAAGACATGCCACTTACTTTTGCCGATGGCGGCAACATCCAGAATGTCACCAACACGGAGCCGGTCAACGCTACAGTAGCAAACCGCCCTCATGATATTCTCAAGACGAGAACGGAGGAGATTGAAACCTTTGTAGAAGAGTCTGAGTCTCTGGAGATCATGGCCAGGGGACTTGCTCCTCATTGCGACGAGGTTATATCCTGGGGTGGTCCACTAGACGGTACTGGCGACGGCCTACTAGTGATAGGCAACAATGCCTCTGGGGAGCTTAGGTTTTCAGAGCCGGGTAACGCCGACGCGGTGTACAAGATACCCTATAACGAACTAGCGGGGTACTTTGCCGCGGATCCTGTAAGCAACCCTCTCAACGAAGGTGAAGTACTCTACTTCGACCTAACTGATTTTGCAGGACGCTCAAGCGCTACTTTCCCACTTACAATACTAACTGCGTCGATAGGTAAGGGGACTTCAGTAGGTAAGTATCAGCTTCCAATTGGAAAGGTGTACGATGACGACTTCATCTTCGCATGGTCAGGAGACCTGCTAGCTCAAGGAGCTTCCGGGTACCTAGGTTCTTACGGTGCCACGTCGTCCTGGGCTTACGGTGATGACTACACTTTGGTAGGTGAGCTGAGATTTACGGAGAACGCTGGAGGAGTTGAAGTAACACCTACAACCATCGACACCGACATCAATTTCTCCAATAAGTACTCAATAGCACACAATCGTATCGCGTTTGGATCAGTAGCTGTAACCCTGGCACAGGATGAACTTGCCTACGTTGACCTCGACTTGGGCTCTGATGGCGCGTTGCTTACCGTGTCCAAGGCGGCGTACGGCAGCTACACTCCAGACCCCCTTAGAATTCCTTTGTGGGCTCGCGGAAATGCTGCTACGGAAACTGAGGTAGGTGCCAAGACGATACACGTATTTGGCACAGGTGATACAGTTATACTACCCACGGGTGTAGGTCTAACAACAGGTTACGCTTATGGGCTAGGTCCGACCAACGTAAAGATCGGGTCTTCCGTACTCGACGACAAGGGCGCGCTTATATTCGAACAGAATGTAGGCGGAGCAGGTGCAGGTATCATTCACGACGGTGAGTGGGATGTCAAGGGACCCAACGCTACGATTACGCACACAGATGCGTCGGGTAAGGTCACCCACAGCTACGACGTACTGGGCGTGGAGTTGGAGCTGCCTGATACAGGAACGCTTAAGGTCATACAAGCAGGTGGAGGTACTGGCGTCAACGTTGAAATGGCCGGTACAGCTACTGCAGGACTAGGGTTTGTCGCGACAGCAGGCGGGCTTCAGCTGGGTAGCACTTCAGGAAAGTTGGAGTACACGTCCGCCAGAGGCTCAATGGTCTCTACTCTTGCAGCCTGTGGGTTCAAACACAACCCGAACCACAGCCCCTCTATAGCAGACGGCGCCTACTGGGCTATAGACGGTAATGTAGACCCTACGTGTACGTTCTACATAGATCCACGACCGTACTTTGTTGCAGGGGGAACAATCACCGACATCTACTTATTCGGTTCTAGCGATGACATAGCATCCAACCTTGAGTTCTATCTGTACAGTAAGACAGGTTCGGCTGCTTCGTGGACTACAGAATCAACGGATAACGGAACAACAGGTTCTGGAGTCTTGACCACAATCGACACGGTACCTGAAACGGGCTTGTCTATAACCGCGGCTACCAACAAGTTCTGGGGTATCAAGGTCGTAGTGACGACAGCGGTCAACCAGCTGTCAAGATTCTACGGAATGGAGATCGACTACAAATTCACGGAGTTCCTCCCAGGATAGCAGTTATGAACTTTTTATTTCAAAACGGCAAGGGCAAGTCGTCTAAAACAGCCACTGTGTACATCATCACGATGCTATTCGTGTGGTTTAAATTCGTACTGTCCGACACATCGTTTACTGTGATGGAACACAGCTTTGTGATAGGAGCTCTTGATCCCATGTTGGTAGGCGCCATGGTGGGTGCTGCTGGCGCGGTCTACGGGTGGCGCAGACAGCAGGATTCCAAGGAACGTATGTCAGGGGATCCTGAGGCGCTCCTAGGAGAGCTTGAGAGGCTCTCAGAGGGGTAGACATGCCCAACGATGTAGAAGCCCTTGTAGGGCGTGCTGTGGCCTCCTACGAGGTCCTGAAGGATAAGCCCTGGTATAGGCGGTGGTGGTTCATCTTGTTAGCTGTGCTGGCTGCGTTGGCAGCCGCTTCGGCTATCGCCAAGGGAGTGCAAGCAGTACACCTCAAGAAGAAGACTGTGCGTACACAGAAGGCCGCGGTGCTTAAGAGCACGCAGATTATACGCCAGGAGAAGGACGCTAAGCGAAGGCAAGAGCTTGCCAAGAACGCTCTAGTGCTCAAGGCCAACCTGGATAAGCTGGACAAGGAACTGGACAAGGACCTTGAAGGGCTTACCAAAGCACAGGAAAAGATCGCCAATGCTAAAAAATGGAAAGAGCTTTCTAGCGCTATGTCTGTCGATTCTGGTTCTTCTTAGCCCGGTACCTGGGTTTGGACAGGAGCAGCCTACAGACCTTGCTGACGAAATGTCTTTCGACATGCTCGTCCTACCTGAGTTTGAGGTTCACTTAGAACTCAACAAAGTCTGCTACGACTTCGCAGGAGCACAGGAACTCGCAGCTAAAGACAGGGAGTTCCACAAAGTTATAATCCGTGAAGCAGATTGTTCTAAGAGAGCCAAGCTGCTAGGTGATGAGGTTGTTACCTTGCAGAGGGCGACGCTGTCTCTTCAGGCAGACCTCGATGAAGCCGAAGATAACCTGGTAGTTGCGTTTGGGCTGCTGCATTCGGCCGAAGAACAAAACCTGAAGCTTATGAACAGACCTCACCCTGCTGTGGTGGTACTAGCCATCGCGGGAGCCTTCCTAGGCGGAGCGGGCATTGGTATGGGTGTAGGTATCGGTGTAGGACTAGGTTCTAACTAAGTCCTTACATTCTGTACAGCTAGTGTATAGCAGTTGTACAGTAGTTGTACAGCAGATTCCTAAGTAGAAACATAGAGTTACAGAACTCTATACCTAAAATAGGTAAAATACAGAAAAAGACATACATATACAGAGATACTCTCTTTGTTGTGTATGTCTTTTCTTATCCTTCTCTTATATATATATTATATTTCTTTGAAAGAGATAATGTATATAAGAGAAGGATAAGTGCGTGGTATCGTTGAGAAAACTTACTGTACAGCTACTATACACTAAAATACAAACCGTAGTGATTACAGGTACTTAGTCCTTACATTTACTGTACACTGCGCTTACATTTAACCTAAACGACCTTACCTGGAGACACCTTTCGGCCTACCAGCAGGTATCCGTCAGCTCGATTCCACGTCAGGATCTGTCCACACTTAGCGTCTGGCCTCCACGGTGCCCCTAGACTAATGTGTATCCAGGTTGGCTTGTTTGCAGCCCAGCCTTCGAGTATGAGCTGTCCAAACATGACGTCACTCTCATAAGCAATCCACTTCCAAACCTTTCGAAGATCTACTCGGTTGACGTGAAAGTCAGCTGCCTCAGCCTTCATGTGTTGAGAAGTCTTAGACCCACCGATAGCTTTGTTGAGGTCAGGGCCCCTATACCCGGAAGTGACGATGACTGGCCTCCGAAACCGCGCTCGTACTGGCTCGAGTAAATCTGTGGCTACGCTCTTCAACTTGTCGTAGTGCTCCAGTCCGTCCTTTATGTTACTGTTCTGAAATCTTCGATGGCTCGTCTTAGTCATCTCTCTAAAAGAGAAGTGCTTAGAAAGTTTGGAGTCGATCCGAGTTAAGTCTTCAGGGCTGTAAATAGTCATAGTAAATTGTTAGCTAAAACAAAGGGGCCGGCAACGAATGCCAGCCCTTTTCTTTTGTCCGTATTGTTGTAAGCTTTACCTTACGTAATACGTGCACGTACCTCGGTTGGCGCTGTCCCTTAGGAGAGCAAAGTTGAGTTCATTGTAGAAGGCACGGGCTGAGTCCGCGTCCAACACCTCTATCTCCACCTTGCCTTTAGGCATGGTGTACACACGCATTACAGGAACTCCTGCTATGTGGACCTGTCTAGTGCTTAGGGCGTGATTTCCGGTAGGAGCCTGTATCTTGGGTTGGCCACAGCTGGCGCATCCCTTGATTCCTCGCTGCGTCATAGTCCACAGCTTTTCGTGAGTAAACTCACAGAAAGGGCAGGTGTCCGCTAGGGACACCTCTACTTCAAGCGGCTGTGGGTGGCGTGGGTTCATCATCAGTCTCTACTCCTTGCGCCTCTTCTGTTTCCATATAGCGCAAATTAATTGTGTTAACCAACAAGTACGCATAACTCAACGGTGAAGTCGGGTCAAAATAATCAGCGGAAGTATTTGCGTAGTCGTATAGAAACACGTCGTAGGGCTCCACCTTGTTTACTACGCTGATTAGGTCCCTCACAGGACCAGAACAATACTTATCAAGGTACTGCTCATACAGAAACTGTAGTATAGCCCAACGTGCTTGCACAAAGTTAATTGTGCGTCCGTTGAACAGGAACTCTTCTTTGGACCTGTCCAGGCCCGTTACTACTCCGTCTTTGTTTCTGAGTATCTTGATACCTACCCCGCCGTACGTCTTTGCCGGGTTAGCGAATACTTTCTCAGTATACCCTCCTTTGCGAGACTTCTTGCAGTAGTTGAACCCAGACCATACTGTAGTAACCTCTACGCGGGACTTACCTGTGCCCGGTACCGTTAGTCCTGGGCAAGGCGAGAACGGCGAGAGCACGCCAAATCCAGTATTGTCGTTCTTAGGTATCTTAATATACGTATGCTTGGTCTCACCTGTCGGAACTTCCGAGGGGTGGCAGTACTTAAGCACATGCCTTCCTAAGTAAGGGGTGTAGTAGCAGAGCCAGGCAGCGATTCTATAGACGCGTCGTCCATGGGTGCAGTAGCTAGAGGCCCTAGCGCAGATTTCCAGTTTCTGTCTGACTTGGGTATGCTGTACCTGGACAAGTTAGTCTTAGTCAGCTCTCGTGTGGCTATGATCAGAGGTCCTATCATAGTGAACTCCCCTGCCTCAATCGCGTACTCGGCCGCGAACAAGTCCGCTGACTTTATGTGTAGACCAAAATGCTCCGACTGTAGTATGAGGTTCTTGTGTCGTAGATCTGGGTGGCCCTCACCTAGCTCATGTGCCTCAGTGGACAGCGCGGAAGGAACATACTTCTTGATGTCTCCGGGCTGAAACAGTAGCGTCCCTAAAGTCAGCAGCTTGGCGGGGCATTCGACACTCAATATGTTCAGGCTACCCTCGACAATGCCGAACCCGCCTGACACTATACCTACAATCTTGACTCTCGGTTTACGCCCTCTAGTGCTCTCCAGCACACGTAGATAGAGCAGGTTATCGTCATCGATGAATCTACTCATAGCTGCTACGTATCTGAGGTATTCTCCCATTTCCAACTTTTGCTGGTCTGTCCAGGACAGAGGGTCAGGATACTCTTTAGCCAGCGCGTCCACAGTAGCGATAGCCGCGGCAGCATCCGGCAACTCTGCAGGATAGTCGTGTTCTAATTCGTCCATATCACAGTCCTAATTTTGAAATGTCTTCAAGTATACGCTTGACTCGGTCTTCTACGCTACCGCGGAGCACAACGTAGTTGCTGACGTGTGAGGCACAGAACTCTCGCAGCATTACCCCTACCGCGTTACGTTCATCAGGCTTGAGTGCGCGTACGCTGTCCATATTTTTTAGAGTGTACTCTACCTCGGAGCAGGGCAGTAGGTAGCAGAGGTCGTAGTCATTAGCGTGTCTTACAGCTAGTTTTCTAAACTCTTCCCTGAACTCCACTGCTTTCTTACCTGTCTTACTTTGGTAAAAGTGAGTTCCATACAGCGCGTAAACAGGTAGTGGAGAGTCTATTATGACGTAGGGATACAGGTCTCCTATAGACCGCTCTATCTGCGCCATCTTTTCCAGCATGTACATCTGCTCAACGATATGCTCTGGAGGTCCGTACTTTTCGATGTACTCTCTAGCGTATTCTGGTAATCCAAAAGACCTAGGTAGAGCTTCGGCTAGTGCCGACGTCAGCTCAGTCTTCCCTGTGAAGGGAGCTCCAAGCAGTGCTATTTTAATCCGGGCCATTTACTCACAAACTCCACACAAGCGTTGTTGCGTTCGCACAGCGCTACTACACGATCGATAATACGTAGCGCCGTGGCAAACTCCGTGTCCTCTTCCTTGATAGTTATCGCCGTAGTCATAGTGGTCCCTGCCTGACTGACCTCACTCCCCAGGACATACTCATTATTTGCGTACGTACTCATGCAGGCGTCTGCTACGTAGTTGTACGCTTCTCTGACTGCTTCCTTTTGCTTTGCAGCCCTTGTTGCCATGTGGTCACTATCTTCGTCTCTGGTTAAAAGTACTATGTCCTCACTGGAGTCTTCCCTTTTGAGAACTACAGTAACGTCGAAGAACGTGTTATCGTTCAACTTTCTTAACACGTCACCTTCGCACCGGACTACGGATCCTTCCCTGTTGAGTGTCTGATAGACAAACGTAGACAGCGGTCCCCTGTCCGATACCACAGCAAAGCCCTCCTTAAGTGCAGGGCTTATGACTGTTCTGTGGTGGATGAGCCTGTCCGCGCAGAACAGCAGTTTCTCTTCGTCAGGTGTCAGGTCCGTCTGGGCCAACACAGTTCTTATCAAGCAACATGCTGTAGAAGTTGGAGAGCCTGGCTCCCTGGTACTGATCGCGTCTATGTCTACAAACTCTAGTATGGTGACGATCTCATCAGCCAGCGTTGTCTTTCCAACACCGTCCGCTCCTTCGAGAACAATCAAAGGAGCTTGGTTGGTGTACTTGTGGTCGTAAAGTATTCTTCCCATTTATCCACATCCCGTGGTTTCTCCACAGCTCTGGCAGGTGTAGCACGATCCTGCACGGATGGCTATACCGCCACAATTATGGCACGGTTGGTTGTCTCCGAAGTCAGTTCTGACGTCAGAAAAGTTTACCTCGTCGTATTGCACTAATTCCTGTGTGAGACCTCTTACGGTTACCTCTCCAGAGGACAGCTGATCCAAGTATCGGGCCACATAGTCTACTATGGACGACGCAAAGCGAATATTCTCATTCTGCGTTATGCCTTGTGGGGCGAAGTTAGCTCCACGTAGTTTGGTAGTGATAGCGTCTAGTGGCACGCCGTGTTGTAGGCCTATAGACATCATTACCGCTACGGCGTCTAGAAGGCCGCTAATGGTAGACCCTTCCTTAGAGCAGTTTATGAACACCTCTCCCACACCACCAGAAGGATAGAAGCCTGTGGTCACGTACCCCTCGAAGCCCCCTATAGTAAACTTGTGGACCTGTCCTGGACGTGTATCCGGCAGCCTTTTTCTAGGAGATCCTACAGGAGCCGCAGTTCTACCAGCGTTCTCATCGTAGGACTTGCCTGTACGTAAAGGCTGAGCGTCCTTACTACCATCCCGGTAGACTGCTACACACTTGAGTCCCTTAGTCCACGCAGTTTCGTAGATGTCTAAGATGTCTTCGACTGTGGCGCTACTGGGCAGGTTGACTGTCTTGCTAATCGATCCGGATATAAACGGCTGGATGGCTTCCAACATGTCTATGTGTGCGGACCATGGCAGTGCCACATCAAAGTCAGCGTCACTGCTCTCGAAGGAGCACTGGAAGATACGCTGCTCATCTGCAGAAAGCTTGTTGCATCCTTGTAGTGTGCCATACGCTAGCACGTATGCTTCGATGGCTTCGATGTCTTCCTCAGACTTATGTAGGCGTCTGCGACAGGCGTCTATTACCGTTGGATTTGCCAACTGCATGACGCCACCACCCACCAGCGTCTTGAACTTACGAAGGGCAAGCTCCGGTTCGCAGCCTGTAGTGTCACAACCCATAGCGAATGATATAGTTCCAGTAGGAGCTATGACTGATATCTGCGCGTTTCTAGGTGCTACATCGCTGGTAACAACTGTACTCCATGCGTCACTTGCAGCGAGTGCTAGCAGGTTAAGTGTGGTGATGACACCTGGGGAGCTGATAGCCTGCACAGTTTTTTCCAAATCTGAATGGGCGTTCTCGTGCAACCTCAGCACTTCGCGCATGTTACCAGGATCTACTCCCTTAGCAGTACCTACGTCCCAAGTTAGGCTAATGCTCTTTTTGTACCCTGTAGCAGTCAGCAAGCTGGCTAAGCTAGCAGCTACCGCCCTCCCCTCAACTGAGTTGTACGGTACGCCCATACTCATGAGCAGCGCACCCAAGTTGGTATACCCTAAGCCCAGCGTTCGGTACAGTATGGAGTTCTCAGCTATCTTAGCTGTAGGGTAGTCAGCGCCACCCACGATTATGTCCATAGACAGTACTGCGTACTCTACGTCTTGCACAAACCGGCTTATGTCGAATGTGTTGTCTTCTATGTTGTAGTACTTCAGTAAGTTGAAGGACCCTAGATTGCACGCAGTGTCGTCTAGAAAGAGGTACTCTGAATTAGCTACCACTACGGAGTGGGTGCCTGTATCCGTAAAAGATGAAACCCCGAAGTTGTGCGTTCCTTCTACAGTAATGTCGTAGACAGGTACGGCTTCCTCTAGTGTTATGTGCTCTACGGAAGCAACGCGGTCGTTAGTCAGGTCTCGTCTTGACGAGATCCAGTCTGAGAACTTGTCCCAAGCCATGCCGCGAATTTTGCCGCCACGCGGTGAGCTAGCTGCTAGAGGTACAATCCCCTTAAGTCCTTCATCGTGGATATGCTTGTTCCACCTGCCAGGGGTGACAGCAGACTCTACAGAGGTGTGCGTACCTCGAGGCTTGGATTCTATGTCCTCCCAGGTACTAACCAGTAGCTCCTCTGGTACATCGATGTACCTTGGATTCTTTTCTCCAGCACTGTGACTGCGGACGTGCTCGACGTGCTCCTCCAGCGTCAAGTTGCTGAGAAAGTCATTGGTAGCCTTTCCGTCTACGTGGTGTACGTGCATACCTTCGGGTATGTCTCCGTGGACTTGTGTCCACATCCAGCGTGCTAACACCTGTGTGCCAGACTTTATCTTGTCTGTTGGTCGCTGATTTATGTACCCTCTATCACTGCGCAGTGCGTTTCGCCATTTGCCTATCTTACGAAGCCGGGCTCCTTCCTCGAGGTCCTGTGCTTCCACGTAAGTGTCTACGCCGTGCGTACGAACTAAAAACTTGTGCTCTGGGGTGCAAGTCAATACAATGCCTTTATCTGTGGTAACCTTAACTAGCTTGTTAGTATGCCCAGATACCCAGGCAGCTTGTATTTTTTTAAGGACAGGTAGCCGACTTTCAATATCGTAGCTGTACGCGTACGGTAGACCCTCATTAGCGTCGAATTTTCTAGACAGCTCTTGTATTTCTACACGGCCTTCAGATGTGTCTACCCGTGTTTCTCCTACAAAGCAACACGGGTTTGACGCCCTGATTCTATCCACATGGCCACTAGTATGCCACTTCTGGATAGTGTCATCATACTGCAAACCGGGGTCTCCACACGCATACGCAGCCTCAGCAACCTCTTTGAGTAACGCCGCTGCGTTGACCTTCTTGGCTACGCCTCCGTCTGTACGTCGAGTTAAGTTCCAGTTAGGGGTGACGTCATCAGTAACAGCCAGGGACATGAATCCGTCTGTGACTCTAACGGAGTGATTTGCATTCTGGTGGAACACCGACGCGTAGGCTTCTCCGTTAAGCCCGGGCGTGTAACCAGCAGCAATCAGCTTCTTAGCCTTCTCGTCCTCCGTGACCTTGCAGGTGATGAACTCCTGTATGTCAGGATGATCCACATCCAAGATCATCATGCGAGCAGCTCTTCGTGTAGCTCCCCCACTCTTGATAGCGCCTGCCCAGGCGTCTAGCCCTCTCATGAAGGAGAGAGGTCCGGTAGAAGTTCCTCCTGTACTCAGGGGCTCTCCTTGCGCTCGAAGCTTAGACATGTTGGAACCGGTCCCTGAGCCTCCCTTGAACAGGATCCCCTCCGTCATACCCAGCGCTAGGATGGACTCCATGTTGTCTTCTACGGAGTTGATGAAGCAAGCACTAGCCTGCTGTGATCTGCCTTCGGCTCCAAGGTTGAACCACACTGGAGAGTTCCAAAAGAACCTCTGCGACAGCACCATGTCCATAAGCCGCGTATAGCAGTCACGTGATCCTTGGAGGTCAAAGTATCCATCCCTAACTCCCCAATCACAGATGCGAGAGCACACTCTGTGTGCAAGGTTGAAGATACTAGTCTCTCGACGTTCTGTACCCTGTTGTCCTCTAAAATATTTGTTAGCTACAATTTGAACTGACTGGTTTGTCCAGCTCTCAGGACACTCAACAGCCTCTTGCTCAAAAATCACGTCACCGTTCGCGTCCTCTATTCTAACATCTACGTACTTCCAGGTGACGTTAGCGTACGCGTCTTTGATAGCGTTTATAGCTACCGATTCAGTCTCTCTTAAATTGTTATGAGACAGCATTAATTCTCCGCCGTAGGGCAGCCTTTAGCCCTTTGTGTTCTTTACTTCTTATTAGCTTAATGCAGGTCTCTAGACTTTGCCTTGTGACAGGCAGTTCTAGGGAAAGCTTACAGAGTCTGTTCGCCACCTGAAGTCCCACCAAAGCAAGCCCTGCAGCGTCTGTAACGTCTGTATCTTGTGGAAGAGCGTTGCGTAGTATCTGGTTGACACAGTCTGCAACATCTTCCTTGGAGGCCGATCCGCTGCCCACAACTGCGAGCTTCATCGACTTTGGAGGTATTGTTAGTAAGGGAATGCCTTTACGGATAGCGGCTAGGCGTAGCACTCCTGCTACTTGTCCCAGCGTGTGCTGCCTACTGGCAGACCCGTGAGAAGGGCCCTCTATGGCGCAGAGCAGCGGGCTCTTTCCGATCAGTATATCTTCAGTAGAGCTAAAAATACGTTCTAGTTTTGCGTTGACGTCGCCACCTGATGGCAGCGCGATTTTCTTGTGGGTTGCCACGAGGTCAGATGACACCAGGACTAGCCCAGTACCGTTTAGTGAAGGATCCACACCTAATACTGTATAGAGAGGCATGGGTATATTTTAGCTTACTAAGACATTGGCCACGTGGCCGAAATCTTACTATTATACCTTAGTAAGGAGCTCAATTAATGGCTACAGCAGACCTCAATCAGGATCGACTCAGCTACGTCGACGCGACAGGAAAGACTCAGTTTCAGATATACTCACTGGTACTGAACGCCATCAGCATCACGGATGGCCTTTTCCTGTTTAAGATAAATGACGTGTTGGTGCCTGCGGGAGACACGTACGAGCGTGTCTGCAACATAGGTGACCTGTCGGACTTCCTTCAGGATCGTGCCGCAGCCGTAACCGCGGGGGACTCTTACTACAGATCATCTGCTCTTACTGTCGACTACGACGACATCGAGACTGCGATAGCTGCGGCAACAGTCATTAAAGAACGTGTCAGCGCTCTTATAGAGTTGTACACGCAGTATCTCGCTGACTTCTTTGGTAACGACACTACACCGGTACCCACAGGTGACACCACTCTTTTCGATGCTTTAGTAGCTACTGCTGAGGCCCAGCACGTAGTATATACCGCAGCACAAGCTACAGCTGCTGCTGCTATGGTGACAAAGAATGCTGCGGATGTCGCACATGCGACACTAGACCTGATCAACAATAAAGTCATACCCATTGAAGCAGATGTTACTGCCCTAGAAGCAGTTGCGGTAACATCAAATGCTGTAGCTACTTCGATACACACAGCGGCTTTAGCTACAGGGCTGGATGCTGATCCAACCTACGTATCAGTGTGGTCCACGCTGAACGGGTTCTCTTCGGGAACCGGGACTACATCCGTAAACCAAATACAGATCGACTTGACTGCCAGATTGGCAGATATCACTGCCCTGGGCGTGTCTACAAGTACGCTGCTGTCCAACGCCGCCTTCGAGGTGACAACGACGTCCAATGCCCTAGTTGTGGCAGATGCTGATGAAGCAGCTCAACTGGCATTGCGGACTCAATATGCAGCGGATGTGCTGGCTATTGACCCCACTTACCAGTTCAGCTGGATGCCCTAAAGTGTAACAGTACCGGACTTACGGAACTCCTTAAGTAGCTTCGTCTCATACTTAGGGCCGTTTTTCTGTATCAGGCCCGTGACGTGTTCCGCCTCTTCAGCAGAGACCAGCTCCTTAGTTATTGGATGTCGTTTTCTCCGTCGCTGTTTCGACTCTGTTTCGCCCGCACTTTTGGGCGTTGACTTGCCCCTGCGACGTGGTGGCGGCGCAGGAGTCGTAATCAGTGGCTCGGTCTCACCCCGTTCCGCCATCTTGGCGAAGAATTTTCTCGGGTTGACGGGTAATGAGAACATGGTTAGGGACCTTCCGTCTGCGTCGACAGTAGCTCCCTCTACGTGTATGAAGTCTTCCGAAGTCAAATCCATGTTGTGTACTTGGAAGACGCCGGTGGATAGAATCTCAGCAAGTTCTTTGTGTGTAAACTGCAGTGGTCCACCTCGGCTTGGTGACTTTTTGTGTGCCATTCGAAACCTCGGACGCAGCAAGTTAAAGACGAATCAGTCTATGCTTGTTACTTTGTGTTCTGTGGTTAGCCTATGAGAATTACTTTGTACTCTGTGTCAGTGCTGTTTTGTACTACTAGCTTAGCGCTAGTATTTCGTCAAGCCCTGTAACTAAGACGGGCAAGATAGCCAACACACATTGCCCGAACAACTTAGTGAACGGGGAAAATATGAGTCGGTGTAGAGCACGTAACATATACTCTCACTCCTTTGTGATTACTCAAGTTGAGCTGCGTGTAATTCCTTAGCTTCGTTAAGCACTGGAAGAAGTTTATCGCGTTTGGCCGGATTGACCTGGCCCATGTAATTTACCATGCCAACCAAGTGCTGGTGTAGTTGGAGACCCGAGTCGAATCCTGCTCTACCAGCTTGCGCGTCAAACCCTGTCTTCAGACAGTTGTGAACCAACGCTCTGTACTTCAAGTACTTGGTTCTCGGGACGTTAGCATGGGCGTTTACCACCATGCCTAGTACGATCTGACGTCCACCAGATCTTTCTACTTTTGTTTTGTTGTGGTTGACTCTGAACCTGCAACCTCTCACTATGTTGTACAGCTTTTGCAGCATCCAGTCAACTACTACACGAGGTATGGCGTGGGACGATGAGATGTCAAGATCATCGCTGTACCTCGTGTATGTAAGTTTTAGGTCTTTGGGAAATACATACTCTACCCACTCAACATCCCCACGACTTGTCACCATAACTTTGGACCAGTCGTAGTCGTAATTGCTTTGCCAGACACCGTCCTTAGGGAAAACCTGTCGCTTGCCTGGTAGTGTGTCTAGAAAGCTCCGTATTCTGGGATCCAGAGATTGCATAGCCGCTAGATTGCAAACATCTCCACTTGTAGGAGCCCCCTGTGGAACAGTGCCATCCTTGGTACATATATCAGCCACTACGCGCGACGCCGTGTGACTCATGCCCAGCGTTCTCAGAGCCGATGAAACCATAAAGTATGTCGTGGTATCGAAGAACGACTCCAAGTCCATGGATATGATTAGTTTGGATCCGGTGTGCTGGTCAGCTGTGTGCCTACACGACCTCCCACTAACGTAGGCCCCCACGTGATCCGGTTTAGGTATTCTGTGTAGTACACGCTTAGTCAGCCTCTTCTGAGCGAACTTCAGTGGACGCGAGGGATTCCATACCTGTCGGTACTTCCCGCCCTTCTTAGGGATGCGTATGCTGGTGTACATACCATTCTTAGCCTTACTCAAGTACCATAGAAACTTGGGCGAGACGCCCATTGCATTTGCAATAGCGCCTAGGTCGGCGGGTATAGTCGTCAGGTTAACATTGACTGCTGTTACAGCAGCCTCCAAACCTGGAGTATCATTAGAATTCGATAATCCTGCTATTTTCATCCTTGTTATTCTGTAGTGTTACTGCCCAATGGGACAGGCATGTCTGATCTAAAAATTCGCACCCATACTTTCCTATACCCCTAAAAAGAATATGTGAGCACCTGTGGCACAGCGACCCTCTATCGTTGCTGAAGTCAGTCGGTTTGCATGCTATAACCAGTGTGTAAGAGGCTCCAGCAATTTTGGTGGATAGAACGCTTTTCAGTTTACTTTTGGGCCACTCCACGTAGTGTAATTTGTCCTCTTGCTTGGACTTGCTATAGAATTCACGCACGGGTAATATGATAAACCTACTGAGGCTGAGCATCTGCAGGAATTCTGTAGATACATCCTGCAGCCCAAGCTCTTGTACCACAAGAGTCATGTCACTTTGATCCACCCCTATGACTATGCTGTTTCTTAGGTAGGTCACAGCTTTCATCTTACTGTCGGCCAGGTACAGCCGCCCGTGGAAGCCTCGTCTAGAGGGCCTCCTAGAGCTGACTGTCCTGTAACGTACGGATAAAATGCCACTGGCAGTTACATCGAACTGCACTTCTCCGTCTTTAGTTTGTATCACTCGAGGCCCTTCAGTGTCACGACGGTACCCACGGAGCTGAGATTATACGCGTCTCCGGATCCGTGTTTGGAGATCATCCAAATGAACGGGCACTGCGGCATTATTTCTTTGGCGGGGCACGGTGCGTACCCGTCAGTGTAGTAGAACGCCAAGTCCGGCTCCAATTCACAGCAACGAATGATGGCGGGGTCGAAGGTAGTTCCTCCTCTACCGTCAACATCCACCCACGTTTCATCCGCGGTCACAGTCCACTCTTTAGTTATCCGCGTGTCTGCCTGGATAGCTGTAAGTGTCATTCCTTCCTCCTGCATGAAGAACTCTTTAAGCAGTGCGAATGCTTCCTTGAGCTCCTCATTGCTGACCGAGGCTGACGTGTCCATCATGAACACGGCGTGGAACGTCTTGTCCTTGATCTTGCCGGGAAGGAAGAACGAGGGGTCCATGGACCTGCGCTTGGGGCGCTGTACGGAACGCTGCATCGTCAAGGCGATCTTGGTTCGGATGATGTTCAGCAGGAACGCCTGCCACGGCACCCTGTACTTCTGCCTCATCTCTTTAAGACGCTGTTGCAAGTGAGCGGGGATAGTTCCTCGCGACTTCTGGACTGCCTCGGCCGCAGACTGGATTATCTGATCGGTTTCATCTTCCAGTGCTTGGGCCAACTCGCTCATGTCTTGCGACGCCGTGTTCTGGCCGTCATCCTCTTGAACGTCGCCCTCTTTGTTTCTAGAGTTATTCTTGCCCCACTCGTTGTGGTTTTCACCCCAAGCAGCGCTAGAGAGTCCATCGCCTTTATCGTTCCCTTCTTCGTCGCCTTCACCCTCGTCGGGGGTAGGAGGTGGAGGTACAGCTAGAAGCTTGAGGACCTCGAGATATGACTCGAAGTCCGAAGCAGGCATGTTGTCTATGCCATCCTGCTCTGGCAGAAGCGGTGTGAATTCCGACTCATTGAGCATGTGCTGCACGTAGCCAGACCGTCCGTTTATTTTGCGCATTTGACCGTTAACTGCAAAGTCGGTGGCCTTGAGACACTGGTCTTTGAGTTCCTTGGGAACGTCGTCCAACTTTTGCACGCCCTCTTCTGCGTACTTCATCATCGTACGTGGGACGTGTTTGTTCTCCAAGTGCACCATCTCATGGTGCAGAGAGTAGATGAACTCACGTGGGGACAGCTTCTTGATTCCCTCAGGGTTGTAAAGTAGTTCGTAGCTGCCTTCTGTAACCGTGAGGCCCATAGTAGCAACACTCTTGGAGGCTCTGCGCGGCAGGCATGTGGCCATTGTCGCGTAGAAATCTTTGCCCTCTCGGTCCACAAGTACCGCTAGAGCTTCGTCGAATTCGATGTCCACAGTATGACTCGCTTTTTGTAGTATTTTACCTATCCTATACTTCGTAGAGAAGTAGGAGATAGCTATGGATATTATCCGTGATGGAAACCTGAGTCGGTTGTACAGCATGCTCCGGGGTAATCCCGAGGCGACTGAATTTGTCAAGACCGCTGATGTTCTTGGTGATAACGACTGGCTTGCTCAGCCAGATACTGCATTTGCAGACTCTCGTAAGAGAGAGTTCCCCATTTTGGATCCCCAGCATACTGCTATCTCCATAATGTACGCGTCCAAATATGGTGCCTCGAACGAAGTGTGGGAAAGCCTACGTGTGGCAGCAGACGTGTACAACGTTGATGAGAGCTTGTTCACGGTCGTGTCTGAGAAGACTGCTTCAGTGAGGTCTGAGCCTGTAGCGTATCTTCTGGAAGACCTTAAGAGGTACCCGATCTATGGGGAGCTCTCCATCAAGCAGGCGGAAGAGTACTTGTATGAGTACGGTGCCAGCATGCATGACAACGCTAGAGAAGAATTCGGGGACAACCTTGTCAAGGTTGCTGAAGACCTGGGTGTAGAGTTGCGCCCGAATACGCTACGTAGAGCGGGGCGTACTGTTACGGATGTTAAGCTAGCCCGTGATATGATGTTTACCCGGTGCTACTACGCAGCCTCAGGAGAAGCCAGGGATGCATTTATGAAGATTGCTTCTGTGCTCGAAGGCGAGGAAGAAATAGCGGACTCTCGTACACAGACTGAACTGGTAGACCTTCTTAGAACTCTCGATAAGAGAGCAGGTCTAAGCTACAGCTCTAAGCTTCCTACTCCTGAGCAAACAGTGTACAACACAACTAAAGTAGCTCGAAGAGGGTGGGCTATGGGACCTTATCAGCTGACCCCCGAGAAGCTGGCCCGCATAGACACCGATATCCTTGGGGATATAATAGGTGACGACATGGTAGATGCCATGTGTGACCGCGGTGAGTTCAACATCCGAGAGGCTTCTGCCCTGCTGGGAACTCTACCGAGAGACATCCAGGACGCAGTTGCTCGAACGTTTAGGCTCTAATGGAGTTGGCCCGCAAACAAGACACGGCGCCGGCATACGAATTGCTGGCTGCCTTGTCCGCGGATATACCTGGTTACGTCGATTGGGAGCCTGAGGCCCTGTTCGAAGAACTAGATGATGGTGGTGTGTCCACGACTGCGCTGCTGCAAGACAAGCTGATGGCTGCTATTGCAGTGAAGCATACAGATGAATTTTACCTGTCCCCGCAGGTGTTTGAGAATACCTGCACTGCCTTTGGTAATGCTGTGGTACTTGTGGACGTAGTACAGGAGCCAGAAGTACGCCACATGGCCTGGGCTATGTACGAAGTCAACAAGTTACGCGAGGATACAGACAAGTCTCTCAAAGAGCCTACGGAAGAGATAGCCAAGTTTGTAGCAGTTGTACTACATAGAGCTGGACTCGTCGTGGCTCCTGACCTTCTCAAGTTTGCTCAAGAACATCTGGACGACTTGAACCACAATGCAGCGCTCGCTACCGCAGTACGAAAACAGTGGTCCAAGGTGCAGATGTCCAAATTATCTTCAGCTTCAGTTGAAGAAGACCCTGTTGGTGTGCAGATATCCAGACTTCTAGAAGTAGCTCTGTATATCAAAGCTAGAAAGACTCCTAGATAAGCGCGACCTTATCCTTTATCCCTAGTTTCTGATCTCCTACTCTCACTGCATCTTGAAACCAGGTAGGGAATAAATCGCGGCTCTGGTTGTATAGCCGGTTGAAGTCTTTATCTAGGATGTACGTTATTCCGTAGTCCTCAGCATGGCGCATTACTCGCCCATACTGCTGAACTATGGTTCTAGCGGCTTGCTCTGCATACCATTGGTCGTCTTCATGCGCCAGCTGACTTATCAACGGATCTCCAAGATACGGATAAGGTACTTTGGTGATGATGTTGACTCTAGCACGCCCGTCCTTGCCGTTGAATCCTTCAGACATTGAAGGTGATATCATTACGGCAGTAGTACGGTAGACGTTGGTGAACTCCTTGAGCGCCCTCTCTTTGCTACCACCAGTGTGTAGTACACGCCTATACACGTGCTGTGGTGCTAAGCCCTCCCCTATTTCCTTAGCTAATTCCCCTGACACAGTGTGTATTATCACACGAACCTTGTCGTACTGATCAAGTAACGCGTTGATCTTGTCACACATTGCGGGTAGAGTCTTACTCTTAGTTGAGTGGCCCATGGAACCTACAACGTCGCGAAGAGCGGGCCTTCGGTTGACAGGGAAGGTGCTGGGCATCACCACGTACCCAACTTGATCACGGTCCAATCCCATAGTGGAGCAGAACTGCGTCATACTGAGCGTGGCGCTCATGTAGATACGTATACCGTACTGCTCTCGGGGCAGTGCTTGATTAGCGAGCGGTCCTAGGTACTTTGGGCGCACAATGACCTTGGAGAGTTGCCCCTTCTTGTTGGTCTCGAAGTCCATGACAGTCCAGCCAGCGTCGCTAGTAATCCACCCTAGCTGTCTAGACGCCGTAACGTAAGCTCTACGCCTTTCTTCTACTTTGAGTCCAGGTATGGCTGGAGCATTCTTGTAATGTTGAATGACCTTTAGTAGGTACGTTTTTACAGATTCTACATCCTTTGTAAAAAGGTGCGTGTCCCACACGCCGAGCTCATCTTCCTCCAACTCAATAGTGAAGAAGTCACGTAGTGTGTTCTCTACACCATGTGCCTCGTCAACTATAAGTATGCCGGTTCGCTCCATCGTGGAAGCGTAAGTCTGAAGGTACAACAGAGTTGAGAAGTTCAACACATTGGGCCACGACGGGGAGGCCGCTTTTACTAAGTTAGCTCTTCGTTTGTACTCGCACGTAGTACAGTGCCTTGCTGCAAACTGTCGCTTCTTTTCTTTGTTCCCTACAAATGGCAGTACGCAGTCAGTAGCACGTAGTGTGCGGTCCTGAGGATCCGCCACACACGCGTAGTTGGCTCTGCCTTTTAGGGTGTTGACTTCGAACTCTTCTTCGTACTGGTCCTGTAACATCTTCTGAGGCGTAGCTATGCATACACCAGAGGGAGGGGCTATTGCCTTGTCAGGCAGCCAAGACCTACAGCTCAAGCCTATAGCTAAGGCAAGCACACTCTTTCCACTACCGGTAGGGGCTTCTATTACAATGTCTCTTTTGCCTTGTCCCACCAGTTCCTTCACTTTAGCCACAGTAGCAAGCTGCCCCGGACGAAGGGTGATACCACCCTTGTCCAGAGCTGCCTGCGCGGCTTTCGTGAGTAGGTCCTTAGCTGATAACTCAGTCTTCGGCCTTTTTCCACTCATTGACTGCTGCTTCTCTCGCTTCCCAGTAGGCACGCCACTCCGGGAACTTGGTCATCTCATCGGTGAAGCCGACGATGTATTTGCGGGCGTCGTTGCTGAGAGCGTACTTCTCGTTTGACACGAGACGCATAGCCGCCTGGGTGACATCGGCAGGGAGATCACACAGAAAGTTGACCACGTTTCGGGCAACGGTATGGGTGGTCTCTCCGGAGGCCTTGTCGGTCTTTAGGTACTTCTTTTCGTCCAAGGCAGGCTGGGTGTCCCACAGCTGCACCATGGCAGTCTCTGCCAGCGCTGCGATCAGATCGTTGCGTCCCTGGCGGATGAGGGTCTTCATCTTACTTCGGTGCTTGTCGTACTCGTAGAGCACGTGGTCCGGAAGAAGCTCTGAGAGGAACCTCTTGGCAAACATCACGAACGTGTTGGCGATGTCCTTACCCACCAGTCCAGCGCAGAACGACGTGAACGCCTTGGTATCTACTCCGTTACCGAAGACATTGATACCGTGCGTCTCACACGCGGTGAGGTACACAGACAGCTTTTCCCAAGCTGCGGGGTTAGCGTAGACGAAGCCCTTGCTACGTGCGGGGATGTCGAGGCAGTGGTCCTTGTGCTGCTGGCAGTAGGCTACTATAGCGGGGTGGAACCTTGCGTCCTTGATGTGCGCTATGAACTCCGTGTAACTGTAGGTGATTGCCAACCAGCAGAACCGTCGGCGGTATGCGTGGTCGGAGTCTACACCGTTACCTTGGTACCCTTCCTTCGGGTTACTGGCTGCTGTGATGTACCAGTTCATCGGAATCTGGAATGAACCCAACTGGCCATCCTCAATGGCGGAGAACATGACGCTGCAGACAGCCTTATCCGCACGAGGCCACTCGTCGAAGAAGAGGATAGCGGGGTTACCCGTCTGCTCTACCTCGGCGATGATCCTCTCCGGTACGTACTCGAAGCACTTGACCACGCTGCCGTGGGTGACTTCACCATCACCGTCCACAACGTCATGACGAATCTCGGAAGGACTGGGGTAGCCACCTACGTCCTCCTTTTCACGAGACATCAGCTTCCAGTTGATGACGGAGACTGGCTTCTTGAGCTCATCGGAGAGCTCCTTGGCGATCTGGTAGATGATCTGAGTCTTACCGATGCCTGCCTCTCCCTCGAGGTTGATTACGGTACTACGCACACCCAAAGTACGCTGTGCCAGCGTGGCTCGATGAATGACAGTCTTCGCCTGACGTAGAGTGACAGGCAGGATGTTTCTAGCCTTGGCGAATTTCGCGTCGGCGTTGTTGTTCGGCGCCATAAGTGTAGGGCTCCTGTTGTTTGGTTAGGGTCTCTAATTACGCTAGGTTATAGCATATGAAGCAGTTCAAGGCCAAGAGGCTTGAAATAGCAGAGAAGTTTATTATGTTGGATGGCAAGCCATTCAATTTGAGAAACTATCCGCCGTTCATAGATGTGTATAACGTGTTCAATAAACAAGTACTTCTGTTTACTGCGCGCCAGGTTAGTAAGTCCACCACGCTGTCCAACTTAATCCTCATCAACTCGATGCGGCCGCACTGGAGAAGCTTGTATGTAGCACCGTCACAGGGTCAGCGCAATGTGTTCTCCAACACGCGATTGGGCAAGGTGATGCGGTATTCGCCGCTTATCGATAGGATATTTTCAGGAGGACCCGACACCACGGATCAAGTAGGTCATAAGATGTGGCGTAATGGGTCCGAGATTTTCCTGTCGTATGCGGATAAGGACCCGGACCGTATTCGCGGTATATCCTCTAACGAGAATTACTACGACGAGGTTCAGGACATGGATTATGACCAGGTAATCCCAGTCGTGAACGAAACGTTGTCAGCGTCACCCTATGGCGCCCGCGTAAACTACAGCGGTACTCCGAAAACGATGGAGTCAGCTATTCAGTCTTTGCACGATGCGTCTACGAAGAGTGAGTGGATGATGAAGTGCACAGGCTGCAGAAGATATAATGTACCAGGTATCAGGAACATAGGACTACACGGCCCTATATGTGCCTCGTGTGGGAAGAAGCTCAACGTTCGTAACGGTGTTTGGGTCGACACGGTCCAAGACAATGATCAAGGGCTGATCAAGGGCTACAGAATTCCACAGATCATTTTGCCGCTCCACACTGAGAACAGGGAGAAGTGGAAGGAGCTTCGGGCCAAGTACGAGGGCCCCATATCCATCTCAGATTCCAAGTTCAAGAACGAAGTGATGGCCCAGTCTGATTCTCTCGGTAAACGTATGATCACGCTGCGTGACTTAGAGGAACTTTGTGTTGAAGACCACGTCATGGGGGAGACGCATAAGGCCAAGGACTACATCGCTACATTCGGTGGAATCGACTGGTCAGAAGAAGGTAAGAATAGACAGTCACAGACGTGTGTGTGGATTTGGGGTATCCATAAGACCACCAGACGACTGAGGTGTGTGGACTACAAGGTGTATAACTCCGGGCATCCGTTAGAGGACGTAGAAGACATCGCGTCCATACTGTCTGCCTGGAGGTGTCAGATGGTTGTAGGTGATAGGGGAGGGGGAGCGCATGCCAATGCTCTGATTGACGCGTCTATAGGAGAGAACCGTACCTTTCAGATTCAGTGGGGGGCCTTCAAGAAGCCTATTACCTGGAGCACGCCTACTAACGCGTACTTTGTAGACAAGACCACTGCGTTTGACTCCTTCTTCCTCACAGTGAAGAAAGGCGTGGAGCTTGAGTTCGGGTCCCGGAAGGACATGGCAAAGGGGTTCAAGCACTTCCTCAGTGAGTACGAAGAAGTGACGCAGAACGGTGACGGTAGGCGGGTGTGGCGCAGGTCAGCCAGTAAACCAGATGATGCGCTACACGCCGCCGTGTTTGGGTGGATTGGATCTAAGGTATGGGCTGATAAGCTAGCCTTTTATACCTAGACTCTCGTTGTAGTGCTCGGCCTTCCTGCAGTAGCTTGAATTGTATAGCTCTGTCCAGGCGACGGTCCTTGTTCTTCTTTTGAGTTTCTAGGCGCGTTGGATCATAGTCCAACTTGTCTACGGCTAAGTCTAATAGCTCCTTTTTCCAGGTCATACGGGCCTCCTAATCAGCTAGGTCGGCGTCCGATAAGTTCCTATATGAACTTGTCTGACTTCTCCGGGAGGCTATTCCACAGTGACGAAGTTACTTCATCTACGGTCTTACGTATCCTGATTTAAGTTAGGTCGATGCGTTTTGGCACGTACCTGAATGAGTCCACCATCTCGCCATGGCCACAGCATGCGGCTAAAACGAGGTTCTTTACGTCGGGACTGTCAGACTTCTTGTACAAGTCGACACAAGGAGACACAGGCCCCCAGCATCGCTTTGCGTCAGCACTATACCACGCACAGTCTTCTGTGGTATAGGTTTCCTTCTCTTCTACAGGCCTACTAGGTATCATCCAAACCTCTACAATGGTGCTGGCGACAGGACTTGAACCTGTAACCTGCTGATTACAAATCAGCTGCTCTACCAGTTGAGCCACGCCAGCATCCGTTATAGTATAAAGCGGAGCAAGCCCTCTACAGGCCTACTCCGCGTTGCGAAGGGTAGTGGTGAGGCGGGGTGGTCTAGAGGATGAAGTGGAAACTCATGGAATGTGACATGGGCGCTGCGAAATGCATCTTCGACCAGTCACGAGCCTCTACCGGTTTACGCTTAGGCTTCTTCCTCGTCTGCGCACGAAGGTCGTACAGAGACGCCATAGCGCTTCCGAGCTGCATCATTTCACTATTTTCCAACATCTGGCAAAAACCATTAGTCATTTCTTTAAGGGCTGCGGTGTCGACGTTACGAATCATTTGTCTCGGATGCTCCTGTATCTATTTTAGGGTGACGGAAGGGGTTAAGTCAAGGACTGGCTGCGCCACTTGGGTTCGAACCAAGGACCACCTGATTAACAGTCAGGCGCTCTACCAACTGAGCTATGGCGCAAGATCCAGCGAATGCGTTAGTGTAACCAGTAAATATATACTGCTAAATCCCTTAGAGCACGCGACGCGTGCGAGGGCCATACAGATCTTAAACTGGGCGCCGTAGAAGCCCAAGATGGATCTGTTGTGCAACATCGTAGGAGTAGCTCCTACTACACGTTATTGCACCCGCTGGAAACTTTAGTCAAGGGAACTAGACGCGGACCAGAGCCCTCTCGTCGTTCCAGGTGTGGTCTCGGAACCGGTTGCCGTCGTTGGCCTTCTCCGCGCGGAAGGTACGGGGAAGCTTCTTCAGCGTCACCGACTCGTTGAGTAGCCGTGTGACGTAGGTCTCGGCGTTACCCTCGGGTATCTGCATGTCGAAGCACGCGCCGTTGGCTTTCTGGAGACGCCGAGTCACGAGATCTCGAGCCCACGACTTGGTGTAGTTTCTCGTCTCGTGCTGAGGGTTGTAGCGCGCGAGCGCAGCTCGGAAGTTCCGGGCTCCGGTAATCCCCTCAGGAGATGGAGTCTCGTCCAATCGAACGAACCCGAAGGTCACCCGCTGGCCGTTGTTCATGTGGACGTGTCGGAAGTAAATCCTACGCCCCTCGCTGTCGCGATATTGAACAGGATCGGTAGCCTGCTCTGCTGTGTCACTCATAGAATCCTCTGACGTATGAGTTAGGGGCTGAGCTATGCGCCCAGCCTGGGGTGTTATCATAGGCTTTTACCAGATTCGGAAGCTAGATTCTTGAGGTAAGTCTCTAGCTCAGTGCTCTCACCATAGCTTGGGCCTACTTCTACGTCGTATCTCATAGGCACGGGTAGCCACGGGTAGCGCTCCGTTATCCGATCTCTCGCCCACTTATCTAGGAACGGCTTAAGCTCGTTCAGCCGTGATTTGGGCATCGTGAACACGATAGAGTCGTGGACGGTTATGCGCACAGTTCCACCTATCTCTCCTATGTGCTCTGCCATCTCTATCAGCTGTCCGAAGACAATGTCGCTAGCGGTGGACTGGATTTTGAAGTTAACTGCTTCACGTATGGCTGCGTTGAACATCCCTCGAAGTCCACGAAGCGGAAATCGTCTACGACGTCCCATCCGTGTTTCCACCCACCCTTGTTTGACAACCTCTCTCTTCGTTTCAGAGATGTAGTTCTCTATGAGTGGAAAAGCCTTCATTAGACCGTTGATGATCTCCTGTGCTTCATGCTCTGGTATTTCCAGGTCTTGAGCTAGCCGGATCTTAGTCATGCCATACAGCACACCGAATACTGTACGCTTTGTCTTACGTCGGGCTTCTTCGTACACAGGAAGCAGGTGCATGATGCTAGCTCGATGCGTGTACTCCTTCTTAGACAGCCCCGTCGCTTCTCCTTCAGTCATCCGTACCAAGATTATGTCTCGGTAGGGAATTATATCCTTAGGGTCTTTAGCGATAGCCGCGGATATTCTGTGGGTGAACAGGCTGTGTATGTCTTCTTCCGGATTCTTGAGAACGCGTATAAGGTCAGGGTCTGGAGCGTATGCACTCAGTACCCGTAGCTCAGCACCACTGTAATCCATGTTGACAACAACGTCGTTGGCATCTACGGGAATGAAGAGCTTCTTGATGTTGATGCCGTGCATTTTCTTGGGGATATTCTGAAGGTTCTTCCGAGCAGAGCTCAGACGTCCTGTGGAGGTTCCGTTGATGTTGAACTGCGTGTGTATGCGGCCGTCCAGCTCCGACAGTTCGTGAATGCCTGTACGGCCTCTTAGGAAGCCATTGAGCGCCTTGCTGCATTCTCTGAAGTTGAGTATAGCCCTGCACAACAGTGCCCCGTCAGGAGTAACGTCTTCGTGCTTGACTAGCCGCTCAAGGGCAGCTTTGTCAGCTGTTGGGTTGCCCGTCTTCTCGCTAGTAGCTACGATGGGCATGCCTTGTTCCATGAACAGAACGGTAGGCAGGTCCTTACTGGAGTTGATGTTGAATTCGTGTCCAGCGAGTCTGAACACCTCCTCCTGGTACTTTTCCTTAAGCTCCCTAAACTGAACCTCCAGCTTTTCTAGATACTTTCGGTCTATAGCGAACCCTGCCATCTCCATGTCACCAAGAACTTGCGTTCCAGGGAGAGCGTAAGTGGTCATCACGCTGTACAAGCCTGGTGTAAATCTTTTTACCTGAGCTTTAGTTATACGTCGCGTGATATCCGCGTCTATAGATGCATAGATCAGGAGCATGTTCAGAGGAATGTCTTCGAACGTTGTTTGTTCTCCCTTCTTGCGCTCCAACTTCTCCCGAGCTTTCTTGGCTTTCTTGGCATCCTTTGTACGGGTATACGCGCCCTCTATGAGCGCAATCTCTCTAGCAAGTGCTCGAAGTTCCAGGCCTTCCTTTTCAGTCAAGGTTCCAGCTGTGACCTTACGACGTAATTTGCCGCGCTTCTTCCGAAAAGGTGCACCCTTGTTTTTGTAGAACTCCAGTCGGACATCCAGGTCTTCGGGAGCGTCAGGATCATCTCCCACTTCCAGCAGTACAAGAGCCTCATTCATCAGAGCTTCCTTGAGCTCCTCAGTCTGGTCCACTTCCTCTTGTAGAGCCTCTGGAGTGATGGAATCTTCAGAATTAAGCAGTTCAGTCTGTGTGTTCAGAAACTGCTTGACCTTGTTTTCGTACCCTACAAACTCTGGGACGTAGTATGTCGTTAGAGACTTCAAACCGTAGTAGCCTCTCTTGGCCTCATCCAGTAGGTGCTCACCCAACATGCTGTCCCAAGCTACGCCCTTTACCGGAATGCCAAGTACATGCTCTATGAACTTGACGTCGAACTTACCGTTATGAAACGCCTTGGGCTTAGAGCTACTAAGTATCTGTGTCAGCAACGGTTTGAGCGGAGTCCAGTCGTAAGGAGCATCCTTGTGGTCTAATACGATTGCAGTGGACGCACCATGATCCCAGCTGATGCTGATCATGATAACCTTAGCATCAGGGCTGTGGGGGAGCAACGTGTTGGTTTCTACGTCAACTGCCACCAGCCACTTGTCAGGGTCACCGTTTTCTTCCCCTGTGTACGCAAGAATCTTACGAAGAGCTCTATCAGCACCTGCCAGGTCAGGAGGGATATCGTAATCCGACGTCAGCTCTTCCAGCTTGATAGGCGCTGTCTCGTCTACCATAGGGCGATGTGCGTAGTCGATAGCTCTACGAACGTCATCTCTGAAGGTATTATAAAGCCCCGATGACTTGAACACCGAGTAGGGGTGCAACGTAGGTAGTATTCGATAGTTGATACCGTCTATGTTCAGAGTCATCTCTTTCCCTGATACTTTTCGTATACTACGTGCCTTCACGCCTAGTGTCTTGAGGGCATCTCCGCCCATAGGTACTATGACTCTAGGAGCTACACTGTGTATTTCCTGTAGTACCTGCGGAGCACACTTCTTCAGGCTCACGGCATCTATCTTAGAGGACCCACACCTAGTAGAGTACGCAAAGTACCTGGTGAAGTTCCTGTACCTGTCACCGTGCTTGGCCAGCTCCGCTATCGCGCTGTCAAGCACCTTGTTAGCACTGGAAGTGAACGGCTTATCGTATATGAGCTCACTATCGGCGGGGTTACCTACGAGGAATAGGACATCAGGTGACCTTGGTCCTCTACCTCTAAACCCGCGTTCGTCGTACCGAGGACATCCTCGACATAATTCAGTCTTTTGCATTTGGACGGAAAATCGCTACGTATCTCCAAGTTAAGTTATCTGTATCCCAGCATTTATGGACATCACTTTCTCTTAGGCTGCGGCCCTGAGCGATTTGGTGTCGATGCATGTCGGGATCGTGTATGTTGTTAGTGATCACAATCTCAGTTTGGACTGCAGGTACTAAAAGGAAGGTCTTGATCCCAGGCGCCTCCTGCTGCGCTCCCTCCCCAGAATCGCTATGACCCGAGGGAGGAGGCAACAGGAGCTGGGCTGGCGCCCAAGGTAGCATTTAGAATCGCTTAATGAAGCTGCCTGGGTTGGCGATGCCTCGTATGCGGTTGATTACAAGCTGAGCACCTATGGGGCCAATGATCTGGTTACCCAACTGGATGATACCCGCTGCCATGTCGGACGGACGCTGACAACTACCATCTTCGTCACTTGCAGACGCCAGTGTTGCAGACAGCTTGTCGTACCGATCTCGCCTCTCGTCGGGTGTAGCAGCGCCTACTGCGCTACCCGGCGTAAAGAAGCTGATGGTACGCCCCTCTGCACGAAGGTCGATGAAGTACGTTCCAGTGTTGAGCCAGTGATCGAATACTGCCTGTCTAGTAGCGGCGTTGTCCACCGCGCATACCAAGATGTCAGGGCTGAACCCCTCCATGTCCTTAGCAGTGACCCGCTTACAGTGCCCCGGAAAGCCTAGCCGGTAGTCTATTGCTTCGACCTTGTCCAGGCCGATATCCTCCGCCTCGAAGTTCTGATAGGTGATATTCTTTTCTTCTACGATATCTGGGTCGAAGAACTGGATGTCGGTTTTGTCTGGAAACTGCTTGGCTTTCTCTAGGTTAGATAGAGTCTGCGCGAAGAAGCTACCAATACCGCCGGCGCCAAGAGTGAAAATCTGCATAGATTCCTTGAGACCCGTAGTCAGAGGGAAGCGTTTGAGTGTACTCAGTGAGCTCGCAAGCTACTATCTGATCCACCTCGTTAGCACCCACTATAGGTCCGGTGTTGAAGTCGTGGTCGTCTGCGTACGCCTTTGGTGCGTAGCAGAAGAACGTATTGTACGATACCGAGTAAATGATCTCTCGTTCAGGGTAACGCGCCGCTCCAATGTCGGTGGGTGAAGGTAGCGCCATACCAAACGGGTGTGAGTGAAATCGGTATATGAGTTCGTAGTCGTCAGAGGCCCCCCGTCTAACTTCACGTTGCATCTGTGCCCATACCGCTGGATCCATTTCGAATTCTACGGCAGCGGACGGTGCTGTGATTGTGTTGGGTACGGGTATTACACTGACAGTGTTTGACTGGGTATGCAGCAGGACGACCCCACACACTTCTCGTGAGGGGTCTTCCTTGCATAGATCCCTAATTTGGGATAGCATTAGCCGCCGACAGAAGCCGGCATGACCGTAGCGCTACCACCACGCTCGAAGGCACTGCGAACAGAAGCCTTGTCGGTGAGCATGTCGTTAGTGGCGTCGTCGAACACCCACATGCCCTTGTCGAGCTCTGCGTCTAGAAGTCCCATAGCCTCTGCTAAGAGGAGGTCCTTCTTTTCATCGCCCATGTGGTTCAGGATCTTGATCTCTACGCGAATTGCCTTTGCTTCAGTTGCCATTTCTTTGTTCTCCTATGTTAGTTCTTAACGTGTCGCCGTAGTGTGTGGATGTCCTGCACAGTCTGAGTGTCTAGAGCCACGGCGTATATCCGAGCTACAAGACGATCACGCCCTACTGTATTGGCCATCGCCGCACCCTTGTCGACAATGCAGATGTGCTGCCCCGCGCCGTCATGGACGTGGTTTTCGCCATCCTTCTTAATGTAGTAAGTATTGCCTGAAGAAGCTGGAACTTTGTAATAGGTTCCGTTGAGTCCCTTGGGGTTTTCAACCTCGGTAACCTTAAACCTCTTCATAGTGTTTTCTAGTAATTCCTTCGACCGCTCAAACGCTTTGAGCCACATCTTAATAGACGTCTGTAGAAGAAGTCTGACCTGTGCTGGATTGATATCCGGAACAGCTGTTGTCAGCACATTTTGTACGTCACGCACATTTGTGCCGTAGTAACCAAACCTGTAGTGGTCCACACGCCTTGCGTTTCCGTCGCCAACGCTCAGGGAGATCAGTTTGTTGATGTTCCTGACCCTGATCAGGTCTTCACCCTTAGGGTTTTTATCCGTCTTCTTGGCTGGAAGAACCACGTAGTTCTTACCTTTGACGCGTCTAAGAGACACGAGGCCTGTGCTGGCGTTGTGTCCAAACCCTAAGTTCACAGAGAACTGGACGCCGTTAGTGACGTGATTCATGATACGCAACGAGCACTTGCTGATGTTACCCACGAATGCGTCGAAGGTCTCTTGGTCCCGGAAGCACATCATGCGCATTAGCACAGGTACGATTTCAGCCTTGTTGACTCTCTTGCCTTGTATGGTGACTCTAGCGTGCCCTCGGGCTGTCTCAGAGTACTTCACTACTGCAGAAAGATCGTTGATAACTATCGTGATGTCGTCGTCGCCTTCTACACCATTGTAGAACTTTGACTTGAGGCCGTACTCACGGCCCTTAGCCCCTGCGATAGCAGGTGTTCCGTCACCCATCAAGCCCAGGATAGTCTGAAAGCAAGACGTCATGACGTCGTTGAACTCCACTCCTTCAATAGAAGCTGGGTTCAAAGACTCCAACCACGGCGTAAGCACCGCTGCGTCAAGTGTTAGCTTTACGTCCTGAAATGACAGGCCAGTGCGTGTGAATACAATGTCGCGGCTGGTCATCGTTTCACGCTTACCGTTGGCTAAGTCACGAAACTTCGTAGTTAACCGTTCACGCTTCAGCACTGCCTGCTGCGCAGGCGTTACTGTGATCCGCTGTCTGCGCAGGTCAGGTACTATCGTGCGACGGTACCAATCAGCGGTTATACGTCCTGATCCAAACTGACTGTAATACGTCGCTTTTAGAAGTGTCCACGCTCCGGAATCCCACTTTATTCCCGGCTCGATGGTTAGACCTGACTCTAGGATTACGTTACCTACGTCCAGCTGGCCCCAAAGTGGCTGCTCCCCGTTTACCACCACTAACATGGGCGTGCAGGTACCGCTGTTACGCGTTAGCCCCTCTAGGAGGGCTACTCGATAACCCTTGAATTCCTCCACCAACAGCACTCTAGTACACCTGTTGAGCAGTGTAGCGCCATTGCCAAGAACGTTTCTAGGGAACCCGGAGATGGCCTGGATCTCTGCGTCGATAAACGTTGTGTTGGAACCTAAGTATCTTGTAGGCAGGTCACCTTCGTTCAACGGAGTCTCTACGCTACGGTGGGTAATCCAGTGCTCGTGCATCCGCGTAAAGCAGGCATGCATATCAATGCCTGTGACCAGCGCTGTGTGCGACTTCCAGGACTCCAGACGCCTCAAGTGCGCGCCAGTTGCCCCTTGTGGATAGAGTCCACTTCCCTTGTACTGGATACAGGAGTTTTGTCTGTTGCGGCTGTTCACAGCGTCTATCCCGCCTGCTGTGCCTAGTCCATAGAATCCATTAGGGTAATCGTTTTCGAAGTTGTTTCTACGGTACACAGCACGCGCCCTAGCAGGTAGCTCCGATCGATCCGCCAAGAACGCAGACACCTTGCCTACTACGTACTGCTTTATCGGTTCTGGCAGGTCTTCTAGTTTGAATACCACCTCGCCGCCTTCAGTACGGTTGGCTACGACTAGATCGTAGACCTCTTTAAGGTCGTCACCGCGCACGAAGGATTCGCACCCAATAACAATCTGAGCTAGCTCGTGAGATATCTGGCCTATTGCGCTTACCTGGGCTATGACGAGCTTGTCGTAAACAACCACGTTGCCGCCAAGAGTACAAGTAAATTTGCCCAACTCTGGAGGCTTTTGTCCTTTCTCCAGCCTGACGAAGTCTACAGGACTGTTAGCTCCAACGCTACCGCGGTAGTCCTGCTTGACTACTACGGAGTACCTACCGAGCATAAGACCGGTTGCAAGGTTGTCTATCGACAAGTACCCATTGTTGGTCAGCCAGGACACGCTGGAGTCGTAGAGCGCACGCCTACGGTGGTTATGTGTTCCCAGCTTACGTGTTATTACTCGCAACTCTTCGTCGTCGAATAGGCCTGTTACGTAATTCAGCGCAGACAACCTTTCAAAGGTCATACCTTGCTGAACCATCTCCTCCGTCAACGTCTTGAAGTCCTCGTCGGACAGTTCGTCAGCTATTAATAGCTGTGAAAGATCTTTGCTCATCTTTGTTGTTCGTCTTTGTTGTTCGTTGTTGTTCGTTGTAGCTAAAAGGTCGGTGATATCACACGGAGAACTCTACAACCTCGCTTTGGGGCTCGGCAGTAACTACTACCTCGTCTTCCATTAAATCTGAGATATTGTAGACGGTTACGTCGTCTAATCTAGTAGCCTTTCCCGTCAATCGTCTTATTATACCAGATCTGCGGACCTTATCTCGACTTACGATACGGCCACTCCGGTCAGCCATCTCTTTAAGGTGGTTAGGACTGGTTTCAGTTCGGTACTTAGGGTGTTGGCTCAGGACGCCCTGGATTGCTTGTGTCCAGTTGACTATCAGCCAGTGCTCTTCTTTACGCTCTGTGTAATACACACCGCAACCGGTAGTATTCAACAGGTTACGGCTATCCACATGACGCAGTAGTTCTCCTACGGACGCATTGGAAGACACTCTACCTTCGATCTTGGCGGACACTCCAGGGCTGTTCAGGACAGCTGTTAGTATGCCATCGTTCTCGGTAGCAGAAGATATTTTACTTATATAGTGCGACTTATTTTCGCAGAACTTATAAGCGAAGTCTTCGTAGTCTAACCCTAGCGTTTTCATCACAGCTAGAGCAGGGTATATACCCTCTCGAAACCGTGTTTGAGTCCCTGCGGGTAGCCCAGCTCCTCTAGCGTACTGTTTCTCCACGTGCGCATAGTTCTTGAGTAACTCCGGCATCTTAGCGATCATAGCGATAGAGACGTTGGCCCTTATTGTGGCCATCTGTTCTTCGTCATACTTCTCACCGATGGATATAATTGGATCTACTCGCCCACGCTCGGTCACCATATTGATGGTAATCATCCGTGATATGTCAGCGGGCTCCCGCATAGTGCTGATTGCAGACATGATGACAGGGAATCTCAGATAGAACACTTTCGTTTCGCCCGAGGGGGTTCCCTTTAGGATCCTGTTGGACGCGCCCATAATGTTACGTAGGACCTTTAGGATCTTTCGGACTTCGTAGGATTTGGCATTCTTGGATCCGTCATCCTCAAACTCATCCAGGCAGCACATTAAGGACTTGGTGTTCATGTCCTGTCTAAAGCCGGCTTCAGTGTAGTCGTCCATTCCGATAGAATGTTCGAGTACGTTGATCGAAGGGAACTGTGTTCCTCCGAAGTAGCCTAGTGTTAGGCGTGTTTTACCAGATGATGCCTCCGCAGTGACGAAGATGTAGACCTGTCTTCTCAGCGCAGTCGATATTGGCGCTGCTAGGGTCTGAGCCGCTAAGAATTCTGGCTCCAGCTTTTGCTCGGAAAATGACCAGCCTGTGGAGAGTATATCCACCAGCTGTTCGTATAGTTTCTTTCCATCAAGTGACTCTGATTTCTGCAGATCCTCGATGCTGTTGATGCTGTCCGACCATCTGTAGCGGTCATCTAGATCCAGCAGGTACTTGCCACACCCAGGCCCGTCTAGAGTCCCCCAGGTAACTTTGCCGTCCTCGTACGTGGCCAGGTACGCGTCCCGTCCGTTAACGACCACCATCTGGGGTATGCCATTCTCGGTCAACCAGTGCAGGCCCTGCCCTTTAACGCGAAGGTGCTTATAGTTACCTGCCTGGCTAAGAATGTTCTTGAATGCCAGTTGTACGTAAGAGCGTATCAGGTTCTCTTTCTCCAGTAACCCGACGTCTTTTCGCTTAGCTCCTCCGATGGCCTTAGTCTTCAGAAAGTCCGGCTCACCCACTACGCTGATAACCCAGCTAGTGAGGATACCTACGTCCTTACCAAGCTCCATCTCAACTTCTGCTAACCGTGCAAGAGCCAACTTTCGCATTAGCTTCTTGCGCTTGTTCCACACGTACAGATACGATGTCGACCCGGTGGATTCCTCCCCCAGGATTTCATAGACGTCCATTATAGCTTGCTCTAAGCGCGCTACGAAACGCATCTCATCGTCGTCAGCAGACAGTACCTTCTTAGCAACTTGGTTGTAAGGTATGTTCTGGTCTTTTGCCAGCGCGGTGAGGAAAGCTACACGCTCACCCTCGTCTAGAAGTATGCCTCCCCACTCCTGTATGATCCCGTCTCTACGACGCACGTCGTTGTCTTCGACGTCTTCTAGTTCCTGGACAGCCTTACTAAACACCCACATATGTGCAGGCTTGTAGTGTTCTTTCCGTAAGAACTCTTCCTTGGACGCCTCATACCCATACTTGACGTTGATGGCCTCGTCAGGATCCTTGGTCATTACCGTGGGCGGCCACTGAAACACCTTCAGCTGTAGTGCAGACGTTTTCTTTAGCACTTGCTTGATGATCGTATCACCACTGTAGGCGGGTGCGTCCGCAAGTAGCCTGACCAGATCGAACCCAAAGCTCTTGAGAGGATCCAGGTTCGACAACTCCGAGCCGCCCAACGCTATAACGGGTATCTCTGCGATGCCTGTCTTGCACTGGTTTACTGCGAATGCCAGTTGGTCAAACTCTCCCTCCACTGCCATCACCTCGTTGGTGTTGTCAGAGTGTATCAGAGGCTTGTAGATCTGCATTCCCAAGCCGAAGAAGCCGGGGGTACCTAGGGGGTCCTTTACGGCGTATATCTTCTTGGTCTCAGGTATTCGTATACGGAAACGTCCAACAGTGTTAGGAGTCTCATGGTAGATGAATACCAGTGATCCCAGGAACTCTACTTTAAGGTACTTACTAAAGTAGTCAACACAGTCGTCAGCTATGTCGGGGTCGCCTATAAGCTCACGTAATCTCTTGATCGTAGGTATTACGCCGATGGGTAACATGTGGTAGCAGTCGTCTACGCCCCTAGCTTTCAGCCACTTTACAGTGCGTACTGCACGCACGTACGTAGCGTTCTCCATGTCCTGAGAAGCCATTATGAGCTCTCTCTGGAAGGCTCTGGCCAGCGCAGCTTTAACTCTCTGTAGTCGCTCACGTTCCTGCAGCGCCTGCGTGAGCTTACTGTTTATACCCTTAAGGCCGAATCTCTGCCGGAGAGCGTGGAACGCCTCCATGTAGGAGATCTCTCCGAAATTAGAGAACAGCGCTATAGGATCTCTGAAGTACTCGTTACAGCCAAAGCACTTGAAGAACTTCTTCCCGGGCATGATCCATGCGGAGGGACTGGCGTCGTCGTGCACAGGGCAGCAGCCGTGTAGGTTGCCGTTTTTAATCTCCCATTCACCGGTTGGACTGAACTCAGTTATGAGCCCCAACCAGTCTTCAGGGGTAATCTGCTCCCAGATCTTGTCCAGCTCGGTGAACGTGATCACCTAAGATGCATCTCCTCATTTTTTATATGTGAACGTACGGCCGGAGGCACGTAAGTCAGTATGGACGATACATAAGCTCGCTGCCCTTTGCCAGGAGCTCTGCACCCTAGGGTCACCACTGCGGTTGTAAGGCGCCTGTTGACTCTGTCATGCCATGGTAGCCTATCCGTAGATGGACTGCGGTAGCTGGTACGGAGTCTAAAGAACCACTTCAGGTCGGCTTCTTTAGTGCTTCTTTTCTTAGACTTACCTCGTCTGAGATTTGAAAGGGATTCGTGAAAGGCGGGGCATTCTCTGGCCTCTTCTAGGTCCAGGGGGATGTCTGTGTATTTTGCCATGATCTCAACTAAGAGAGCCCACCCGTCAGGGTAGGCCCTCATAAGGTTGGTGCTAGCGGGATAGGACGTTAGGTTTGACCTTGTCTACTCTCGCCTGCTTGCGTCGTGCACTTCTCTCCGGTAAACAGATAGAGTCTTTGAAGGGGCACCACTTACAGTAGTAACCAACGTGTATTGTATCGCTGGTATGTTCATCCGCTGCTTTGTTGATCCATTCCACGAATTCGGGCTGGATCTCCTCGCGTATTTGCTCTGCACTGTACGTAGGGGCCCAAAGTATCTCTCCACGTTCTATGAAGTGGACAGCTCCCTTGACACCTGCTATGGTTGGGTGTAGCGCTAATGCGGTTACTGCGTATGATTTCAGCTGCTTTTCATATTTATCAATGTCGGCAGCTCCTCGACGTTTGTGGTCTACGACCACCATGTACCCCGACTTGGAGTACATACCGAGGTCCCACTGTCCTCGAAACACTGTTCGCTTGTCGTCATTCCAATAGGCCGCTGGCGTAAAGTCAGCAGCTATGGCGACGCGTTGCTCCACGAACTGACGGTTCCTTGAGATGCCATGTTGAGCTTTGAACCGTTTTATTCGCGCGGAGAACTCTACGATTTTGTCGTAGCTGGCGAAGTATTCGTCTTGTTCATCTGCAGTGAGAATCACAATGTTTAGTGTTTCGTCGATAGCGGCACTCGCTGGCATTCCGTTCATCACGTACTCCAGCGCTTTGTGCAGTGCCTTACCTATCTCTAACTCTTTAGATCGCGCCTGTGGAGGCTCCTTAGTTTTCTTAACGTATTTCAGGCCGAACTTGAATGGACACTCCAATGCCATCCTAGCTTTGCTGTAAGACCAAGGAGCCAGCGCTAGAGCTTTTTCTGTAAAAGTCTGCATACCGGTCCTTTACTTTAGATGTTGAACTGCGGTTCGGCGCCCTCTTCTACCTTAGAGTCACCTATAGCTATTACCTCTTCAGGGTCCTGCTCTCTTGCGAGGGCACGTTCCTGTAGTCGGGTCAGCATAGCCGTGCGATTTCCGTGAATTACTTCATAGAAAGCGTCGGATATGGTCTGCTGATGCTCATCCGTATTATCGCCCAATGCGATGTCGTATGAGTAGTAAACTCCCTGATTATTAGAAATCTTGTTAGTCGAAAGCTTGAACACTTTGGCCCAGGCTGACGGCTGACTGCGCGCCAAGCGGTAAAGCTTAGACCCAACTTTGTAGCCAGTCTTAGCGAAGTTCACCGTGTATATGTTGCTCATGGTCTTGGCGTCTAGGACCCAGTAAACCATGCTCTTGTTGCACGCTGTGCGCTTGTTGTTTCTAAATGGAAGATCAGGACAGTCGTTGCACTTATCTCCGTAGATACTTAGCCGTTCTTGATCCGGCAGCACGCCAGGGGAAGAACAGTTAGGTGCCCCACTGAACTCGCCGGGGTTCCAGCGCGTGTGGGTTATGTACCTGTATAAGATGATAAACTCGAGCTCTGTGCCAAGACGATCGCCTACCCCAGTAAACATTTCTCCGGGACGTAGGTCTTCCAACCCACCGGTACTTCGGGTGGTTGGTTGATTTATTCTTATGCCTGGCGGGTTCCAGTTGCTGGACCCCTGCTCGTCGCTTAGCCCCTTCTTACGGGGGTTGGACTTCTTAGCTAGTGTTGTTAGTGATTTCTGGTAGTTCTCTGGGAGAGAATCGAATATCGCTGTGAGTGGTGGAGCCATGTCCACCATGACAATGCTCTTTGCTTTAGCCATTTTGTTCTTTGTTATTCTCCGTTGGCCACCTTTGGCCTGGTTGTTGTCGCTAATTATGGCACCTCAGGCGTGCATATCAAACTGAAATATTTATATATTTCGCTTGACATTGAGGGTCGCGACCTTATACTAAACGGATGGCTGATAACAAAAAGAAGACCAGAGCGACTGGACCTATTGCTGATGCTCGTTCACTATATTTCAAGGACTTGTCACGAGTCAAGATTCTAAAGGTTGAGGAAGAAAGAAAGATATACGCCGAGTACGCCGCGAGCGGGTTTACGGACACTGTAGCACGTGACAAGCTCTTGGAGGGCTGTCTCCGCTTGGTCGTAACTCGGGCGTCAAAGTTCAGCCACAACAACCCTGCGTTGTTGGATGAACTGATCTGTGCTGGGAATGAGGGGCTGATGAAAGCTCTGACTAAGTACGATCCCACGAAAGGTACACGTATACCGTCATATGCCATCTGGTGGATTGACCTATACATCAGAAACACCTTGAGTGAATCGCACCCTGTCAAGGTCCCTATGTGGCGACAGAAGCGTGGAGTCAAGCTTCGTCGTCTAAGGCAGCAAGGCAAAACAACCGCTGAAATGGCGGAAGAGTGCAACATTACTGAGGCGCAAGTAGAGGAGCTTGAGAACAGCAGATACTATAGCGCAGACATCGCCAGCGCTGACATCAACGGAAGCATGTCGTACGTGCGCTCTGTGTCGGACATGGATCTGTTCAAGAGCGTAGACGTCGAAGCGGACTCCATTGAGGAGTCTGCTAAACGTGTACTCAACGAGGTAATTAGTGAGTTATCCGACGAGGAACAGGTCATCATACGGAGCTACTATGGCATTGGACGTAAGCCGCTGAACTTACCACAGCTTGCAGAAACAAAGGGAGTGACCTCTGAGCGCGTACGTCAGATAAAGAACAAGCTTCTGGTGCGACTCCGAGCCGCGTTTAAACGACGCGGAGTCAGCTCTATTGACGATCTTCTTTAGTGGATCTGGGCTTTTGAACTGAAACCCTTTACCACAACCCTAGTAGGAACCTTTCGGCCCCGCTCCAGCTTCTCTGCTGCGTCGGGGTCGTTTTCCATGTAGTCCTGCAGGGACACCTTCAACGACGGGTTGAGTCTTCCAGCGTCAAGCTCATCTACCAAGAAGGCCAGGTACCCTGACGGAACGTCGCGGATAGCCTTTCCTGCTTGTAGATGGGAGTAGCTGATTACATAGTCACCGCTTTGACTAATCACTGGGGGCCACCTCTACACTCTGTACATCCTTTCCCAGTGCTATCCTCTCCAGAACCCGCCGGTTGACGCTTACCACGAAGTAGTCCTTCGGGTGCATCCATTTGATAGTGTTGGATTTCTGCCCAAAATCGGACGACTTACGCTTAGTGTAGTTCTTGACGTCCTTATATTGGGAGTCGTAAACACACAAGTCCCGTATGGTGTCTCTCATCGACTTGGGCACACGTGCAGTACCGTAGGGTACCAGGCCATCGTCGTCGGAATGACGTATGAGGGCAACCTTGTCTCGGTCTTCGGTGCCACCGACAATGACAAAGTACTCGGATTCGTTGAGCACCACTGCAGACCACTTCTCTGAGTCGCCAACGGCTACCACTCCCGTCCATCTAGTGGCTACGCCGGGAAGGTCCGGGTATTCATTGTGTAGACCCACGTGGTAGAGGGAGCTTCTACTGTCCGCTGACGTCCACCTGTTGCGCTGACATAGGTCCAAGAGTCGTTCGCTACGAATAGCAAAGACTTCGTCTTCATCTGCAGATGAAATATCGTAAAGTACTAAATTAGGCTTGCTACCGCCGTGGAAATCCGCAGATTTCTTAGTAGCATGATCTTCCTGAGTAGGCGCTACCCACGTAAGTATCCCGTGCAGCGTGTAAGTATCGGGCTCTCTACTCTTATGAAGTCCAGAACGTATACGGTTCGGTAGCTCGATCTGGCCGTGAGAACTGGTGGCTGTTATAGTGCCCTCTGGAGTTACCGTCACTTCCACCGGAGTTCCTGAGTAGTACCGAGCGAATACGTCACCCTTCTTTGCCCGTGCCTTAACTGCGGTTTTAGTGGTCTTGGAAAATCGCCCACCGAAGTGTGGGATCTTGTCTGGTGAGGTTACTGTCCCTTCCTTGACCTCATAGTGCCTGTCTACCAGTACAGCTATGTCTCGCTTTATCTGATCGGAGGCTACTTCTGAGGGTGGCTTAGCTCCTCTAGCAGTGAACGTGATAATCCGCTGCTTGACGTTGTCGGGCTCGTCTAGGCGTCCCGTTTCGGTTTTTATCGAATTGGCACCAAGTGTTAGGCGCGTGAAGATAGCGGTCCCTGCCATGTCTTTAACAAGCAGAAATGTGTCGCCTCTCTTTGGGTTAACTTTGGATAGGTCCAACTATTCCTCTCTGAAATTGCTGCCCTAGTTCACAGGCAGAGTGCAGTGCTTCGTCCCGGCCCCGGGTAACGTAATCCGTGGAGAGCCAGACGAGCCGTAACAATTCAGCACGGCTTACACCATTGATCATCTCTGGTAGAGCTGATTTAAGGTTTTTGTTTAGTTTATTAGTACGTATGTCGTTTAGAGACGTACCTCCAGAGAGCGCATCAGTTACTTCCAACGCACCCTCCAGCAACGACTTTACACGATGAGGATCTATTGCCATTTGCGTTTCCTTAGGCGGACGCAGCGGCTCCGACAGTCTTCTTTACCGCGCGCTTGATAGCACGCCTGGACGTCTTTCCGGCACGCTCCTTGACGGCAGACTTAGCTAGCGCTTTCACTGTGGAGCTGGCCTCAGCGGCCATGACGGTAACAGCCGCAGCAGGGGCTGCAGCCGCACGGGTGACAGGAGCTGCAGTCTGCACGACCCTGGACTTCTTAGTAGAAGTGTTCAAGGTAATACCTAGAGAAGAGGCGAAGGTCTGTACGTCTGCAAGGGTCACCGTACGACCCTTATCTACGCTGCGAACCATGGTTCCTGCGTAGTCCAGCGCCACAATCTGCGTACGCCGCTTATTTATGAAGATCAGAAACTGGCCGGGACGTAGAACGCCTCGGCCCTTGCTGGTCTGTGTAGGGGTACTGAACCGAAACCCGAACTCTGCAGCTCGACGTCGCAACCCAGGGGTTCCTCTACGTAGGTCGACCTGTATTAGCGCTTTGACGTTGGCGTCGGAAAAGTTTGATAAGGCAGTTGTTGCCATGCTTTGCTTACCTGTGTATTCTTTGATTGATCTTTGTTAAATTAAGTCTTCGAAGGCGTCCGTGTAATCATCTAGCACGGAAGTCAACGCCTCGAGTTTAGCTTTTACCTTGGATGCTTTGGACGAGTCCGTCTCAAAGTCCTTGGCGTTTTTGGCGTAAGCCGTTACTAGGAACCCTATGAGTTCCCACACGAAAGCTGAGTGTTCCATGATCTCGGTGAGGCGGAGCACTAGTTCCAAGTCTGCGTAGGCAGTCGTAGTTACCTTGTCTACAACCTTGTCCTTCTCCAGCCTGAGATGAAATTTGACCTTAGGGTCCATGTCATCTTCAGGGGTTACAGGCGTCAGTATGCAAACGGGTGAGACCCTCTTCAACACCCACTTCTTGGATATCAGGGACTCTACTTGTCTAACAGAACTAGGTTCAGCTTTTCTTCCCACGGCATTTACTCCAGTAGCCACACCACTTAGGGCTGCAGCACCAACTGTCGGGAGGGCAGGTAGGGAAGCTACCCTTTGTTATACCATCCGCTACGCCTTTGACTACTTCTCCATACCAACGGAAGTCATCCTTGGTACGAGTAGCGCCTATCTGGACCACAGTTGGGTTTCGGTTACTCTTGACAAGGCAGTCGAATCGCACACGGTTGGTCCCCGTAGCGAGCGCGTACCCCGTAAGTTGAAGGTCGTTGTCGATGTCCTTCTGAGACTTCTTTCTCTTAACAACCTTTGTGTCCGCCACTACTGTGGCGTTACTCTGCATGTTACAAAGCAGAGACCGTTGACATGCGCTCTTCTCTGCAGCATTCTCACACGTGCAAGGAGGAACTCCATCCGGAACTTCGGGCGCGGTGTCTATGAGGTCGATGTAGCCGAGCATGGGAACGCCCTCTACCAAGTACTCCACCTTCTTTTCCACCTCTATTGGGCGTATAGTAGGCAGCGTATTCTGGTAGTAATTCTTTACAAGCTTGACACCCATATCTTTTGTATTGATGTCTGCGTCCCGGTCATCAGGGTCTGCAACCAACTCCATGTCAGTGTGCATAGCATCCCACTTGTCCGAGAATTCAGCTACCGTAGCCTCTTGAGGTAACGGTCTACCTGTGTCTATAGTTTGTTGGTGTGTCTTCTCGACAGCGTGATGCAGAGCGGAGCCCATCACCATGGCTATGCCTGGGGGGTTGGTGTCTCCTTTGATGTAACGAAACTCGTACTGTCTGGGACAACGCAAGTACATGTTGATCTGAGATACACTCATGTACTCTCGAGGCAGTATAAACTCGGTCGATGCTTTACCTAGTACCTCGGATTTGTCTGTGCTGGGTAGTGAGACTACCTCGTCGTCGAGGCCCTTCACTCCAGGTCAACCACCAGCTCCGCGTCGATGTCGGTGCTGTACCAAACTTCTTTCCACATCTCGATAGCTAAAGCTTGGGTGCACCCTTTCGACAGAGCATCTGCCAAGGGGGCCCAATCTGCGTCTCTGCGGTGCCATCGGTACTCAACGCTAAATTGAGAGTCCCTGCAGAGAGATATGATCTTGTGTTTCAGTCCACGTAGAGTGGCGTTGTTTACCTTGTAAACTCCGCGCATTTGTCTCACTACAAGCTGGGAATCGCACCAAACCGTCACTTTATCTGGTTCAAGTGGCCCCTCTTTAATGAGCTCTAGGCCCCGTAGCACCGCTGTATACTCTGCGATGTTGTTGGTGCCGCGATCGAGCTTTTCGTGCGCTGCGCCGTAGAGTACTTTGCCTTCTACGTCGTGCCACATCATGCCGACCGCCATAGGTCCGGGGTTAGAAGGCATAGCGCTGCCATCCACCACTAGTTCTAGGTCCATATATTCTTAAATAAACTCCTGAGATCAGAGGCTTATACCACGGAGTAAACCGTCTTTCTGTCCCCACTGAGTCTTGGTATCCATCATATCGGAGAAGTCTGCCAACACACGGATGGGCCCTCGTATGATGGAGGTGCCATACGCGAATACGAAATTGCCGTAGTCTGATATGATAGGAGAGAACGAATGAAACATCAGGGTATAGTAGAAGTCCCTAGCAGACTCGTAGGCCTTCTCACTTTTGACTAGGCCTGTAACCCAACTTGAGTGTATGGGGTGTAGCTGCTTTGGTCCTGTCTTCTTGCCACGCACGGGTATGGTTACCAGGTACTCCATGTCCTGTCTCCACGACACACCTGACGCTGAGACAGAGGACATTGACTGTAGCTCAGTGACGTATTTATCGGGCACTAGGCTCATATCTATAGCGCGGTTGGAGAGCGCTTCTCTATCAGGGTCCAGGATAGGTGGCTGATAGAAGTTGAGGTAGTGCACACGGAACGCGCCTCGTCTAAGAGGAGAGTCTCCCCTCTTGAAGTCCCCTAGTAGTTTGTCGAAAACCCTTTGTTTGAACATTCTTCATAATACTAGGTGGTTTGCTTCGGGGTTAGTTTCATTACTACTTTGTCTTTTGTATTTTGGAGGATACAGCCCTTCCTCCAGGGAAGTATCTTCAGCAACGCACACCTGTCAACGTGCTCAGTACACGTGCCACATTCCACGCGAGTCATGAGGAGGTCCTTGACTTCCGTCTTACTTCTCAACGCCTCCAGAATGATACTCTCAACGGAGTTCTCCACGTAGAAGATGTACTCGAATATCTCCGGTGCTTTCTGTGTGCGTCGATAGTTCCTGCCTCTAGCTTGTTCGTAGTCTTTCAGGTCGAAGCTGAGAGAGTAAAAGAATATGTATTTAGCCCGGACCAAGTTGATCCCCACCAGCGTCGATATCTGTGCCAGGAACACTTTGACGTTATCGTCGTTCTCGAACTTGTCAGCTAGTGCATGGAGTTTCTTAGCCGTAGTACCTTGCAGTACCTCTACGAACTCAACTCCCTTGTCCACCAGCGCAGCGCGAATATTGTCCGCATCCTTCCGAAACCGAAACGTTATGATGACAGCGTTGCTGGGGTCCTGCATCACGTCATCCAACTTATCCATCATGGCATTCAGCTTTGGGTTTTTTTTGAGAGTGATCAGCGTCGGCGTGGGCTTCTTCTTTACAATGTTGCACGCCAAGGTGTAGGGTTTTATGTTGGCCTCAACACAATCCTCCAAGAATGCACAGGTGTTGCATATGTTGGGGTCCCTGTTGTGCAGGCTTAGAAACGACCCACAAATCTCATGCACCTTACCCAGTCTGGTGATAGGCTCTGTGAACTTGGCGGACTCGTTGGTCTCTGTGTTGTAGACCTCGTGGGTGGATAGTATTTCATTGTATAGCTTCCCCTGCTCTTTGGTCATCTTCACTGGAACAGCTATAACCCGCCTGGTGGTGGCTATCTTGTCATCTATTTTAACGACGGTGCCCACAGAGTGTATTTTCTTGTTGAGCCTAGATAGGTTCTTATACCCCACAACTATTTTGTTGTTGGTGGGGGACTTCTTGAGATAAGACTCGCAAAACTTGTAAAAGGACGTTCCAACGGTGTGGGGGGCTAGGAAGTGGAGCTGGCCAAATACGTGGCGAGGGTCGCCTAGTGTAGCTGTCCCCGTAGCTATGATTCGCCTGTAGGCTCTACGAGACATGTCCACTGCTGTCTGTGTGTTTCCAGATGACCACGACTGCAGCTTATGGGACTCGTCCGCTATGACCATGTCGTAGTGAAAGTGTTCCTTAACTCTCTTGGCGTAGTCGCCTCTGGATAGCTGCTCGTACGTGGCGATCAAGAAGTCACTACCCGCTGCCGCTTCTACTGACGCCTTCTTCTTAGCTGTATTATAACCGTCCAGCACGGAAACTTTGAACTCATCAGGGGCAGAGTGTTTTGCTATCTCGTCGGGCCAGTTCCAAAGAACTGAGGACTTTACTATGCACAGTACCCGCGGTGCCTGGGACTTGGATATAAAGGACGATTGCCTGCCCGTCTCAGCCAACCACCTGAGGTACCTAACCGTGTCGATAGCCACCTTGGTTTTGCCTAGCCCACAGTCCAAGAACAGGCCGCTTCGAAGGCAACGCATAGCGTGCCCCACCGAGGACTTTTGATAAGAGTCGGGCGGGGTTATCCACTGGAACTCATCGTCCAGTAGTGTGCCCGGATCTTCGACGTCAAGAGCTTCCTGAGACTTAAGAAAATCCGCGGCTGCCGTGGTGAGCGACACTTCCCTTGGGAACAGCGCGCGATAGTCGTTTAGAGCTATGTTGTGAAAAGGGTAGTACGCAGGGTGGTACCACAGCCCTTTACTCACGTCATGCGCTCCGCCGTAAATCCGAGGCTGATCCCTGGAAAACGACCTTGCGACGAACAATGGCGTCGCGTTTATGTATGTTAATCCTACTTTAACTGTCACGTTATGTTACTTGTACAACCTAATATACTCTTGAACGAGGTAATATTGAATGGCAAATCCAGGACCGCTTCCGTATAACTACGACATCGTTGGGCAGCGAAGGCTCATATCGAACCCACTGTTCATGGTGCTCCGGAGTTTCATCCCTGAGCGAATCAAGGAGGTGTTCTTACTTTGTGATTTCCTAGTGTACAATAGCGAGCAGGTGCTTGCTGCACTGAAGAAATTTTCTGAGTACCCGGTTACAGATCTCTCAATTACAGCTAAGACCGACTCACTCACCAATAAGTATAAGTCTCTTCTAAACGACACACTGGGCATGAAGAGTAAGAACTTGATAGGTGGCTTCGACCTTATGCTCTACGGCAACGGGTTTTACTCTCTATACTATCCGTTTACTCGTTACCTAAGCTGCGTTAAATGCGAGCATCGAACCAACATCAACAAGGCTGAGTATTCGTTCAATTCCAAGAGCTTTACGTTCAACCACAAGTGCGAGAACTGTGGTCACAAGGTAGCCGCTTTGATGGACAAGCCGAACAAGGTGCCGGAGAGCTTGTCGGTAATTCGCTGGGACCCCAAGGACATCGCCATCAACTATGAACCGATGTCTGACACGTCTGAGTACTACCTCCGTGTTTCTGAGATCACCATAGACAAAATACTGAAGGGTGATAAGCACGTCATATCCAAGATACCTCTTGCTATCTTCAACACTATACAGAAGCAACAGCTGGGCAAGGACGGGCAGCCGGTACTGTTCAAGTTCAAGTCCGACGAGCTGTACCACATGAAAACCCCGGCACCAGCAGGGATCAACTACGGCTGGGGCATCCCGCCTATCATGGCAGCGCTTAACGCTGTGTTCTATGTCAACACTCTTCGCAAGGCAAACGAGGCTATCGCCCTAGAGAGAATGCTGAGCTTCCGTGTACTCCATCCAGGGCAACGTACCAGCAGTGCAGAGCCGGCGGCGCGCATACGTCTAGACACGTGGGTGGACAATATGAAGCAGAACTATGAAAGGTTCCGCGTTGACCAGAACCACGTTATGTTCAGCCCGGTACCTGTAGAGTCGTCCAGTATTGGTGGCGACGGAAAGCTACTTATGACCATAGGAGAGCTTGAGGCTGCAGAGACCAATATCCTCCTGGCGTTGGGTATACCTAGAGAATTCGTGTACGGTGGCCTTAATAACCTCGGGGGAAGCATTACGCTGCGCAACCTTGAGAACCAGCTCTTTAATCATAGTGAGATGCTGGAGCGGTTCAGTCAGTGGGTGGCGGACAGGTGCGCTGCTTTCCTAGGCTGGGCTAAGGTAGAGGTGACTATGCCTCCCTTCAAGCTGATCGACGACGTGCAGCAGAAGGCAGCTGACATGCAGATGTACGCGCAAGGACTACTGTCCAAACATACATTACTTCAGATGCATAGCCACGACTACGACGACGAACGCCGCTTCCTGCAGGAAGAGGCCGTTGACGACCATAAGTTCCAGCAGGAAGTTGCAGAAAAGGTGGAGGAGATATCCAACGCACTGCAGACCCAGGTCAAGCAGCAGGCGGGCGGCGGTGGTATGGGATCCGACGCTATCCTACAACAAGCGTATCAGTACTTTGAAGAGTTGTCACAGATGCCCTATGAGCAACGCAAATCGGCGCTCTATCAGCTACAACAACAGGACTACGTTACGTACAGTGTGGTCAGTAAATTGATGTCGGAGCAAACCGATGGCGATGGTGTACAGCCGGCTCCTGACCAAGCGCAGGTACAGGGAGTGATGTAAATTGTCTGGAAGTAACCCACTAGAGGACCTCACCACAGGAAGCGAGCTGATCGACCAGCTGGTAGGCGCAGGCATACCTGGACTATGGCCTTCTCCGGCGCAGAAAGTCGACGGCAGCAAACTGGAGCCGGGAAAGAAGAACCAGGATTGGAAGGCACGTTACGCCAAGTTCAGCATACAGGATGAAACAGGAGACCGTTACTTAGAGGAGATCATGACCAAAGTACTTAGAGGAGAATTCGTCTTTGGTAGCGAGGTCAGTACATTCGATAAATTCGGTAATGCTTACGTGTTGGTCAAGTGGTACGAGCCGGTGCCTAAAAAGAAAAAGAAGGGAGAGGCCAAGAGCTAAAGGGGAAGCGGCATTCGCAGCCCACCACCCCCGGCGTGAAGCCGTTCAAAAACGGCCCCTGTGCCCGATCGTACTATCTGTATTCAGCTGTTGCCGGAGCGATCTTGGCAGGCTTTACCAACCTGGATCTGGCCCTGGCTCTGGAGGGTCTGTTATCTCTACAGGAGAGAGGGTCGACCGCCTAGTGAATTCGATTATACCACCTCGGCCCGCTAAGGGGCCTGGTTTGGGTTTCTGGGGATCGACGGCACCACCCGACGACACTTTCGAATCAGATTGCTCGGTACTTCTATACACTCCGTCCTTTCTCCAGTGGAGCTCACCACCTTGAGCTCGAGTTCAACCGCAAATGGTCCCACCTTGGTGATCCTCCCCTTCACGCGATTCCCCTCCTCTTCCCGAATGGATCGAGAAAGAGTGAGTTCTACGTGCCGGTTGCGGTGTGGCGATGTCACGGTGGTACCCCTCATGTGGTACAACGCCCGGTCAATCCAAGGTGCTCCAACAAGGACAATCAACAGCTTTGCTAGGGTCAGCGTAGGCTCCTTGTGGGATGTTCCCTTACTTATACCACAAATGAGAGCTAAAAGCAGGGCAGCGTTAGCTACCCCACCTCGGAGTGGAGTGTAGACGCACCCTCTTATACCTTATTAAGTCAGCGTTTTAGTCTGACCAAAGTAGTGGAATAGAGAACAACGCAAACATCCAGTACACAGGCCAAATAATAATGACCATACAAGTCAGTATAAACCGGGGTTTGGCCGGAGCTGTGTGCTGGAACACTCCCGTGCGTGCCAGTCTGAGTTTGCTGGCCATGTCGCGGTCACCCATGCCTTTGAAGTGTCTTTCCAGGCGTAGACACAGCGCGGTGAAGCCTTGGAACGTCATACCTGCTACGGCGGTCATCGCTCCTACGAACATGTAGCCGAGCATAGGGTGGCTAAAAAGAATATCCATTACTGATGTACCTCCGGTACGTTTTGCTTATGTGGTTTGTGGGATTGGCTTGGCCAGGAGCCCATTCCAACATACGCCTGATACCGTTTCTAGTATTGGCGCGGGGGTTGTCGTTAGACGCGTCGTGCGTAGGTAGTTGGTAAGGGAAGTCATCCCACCTGTGCCAGCCCGCCATAAACAGATGTGCTTTGGGGAACAACATGAACGGCCTCAGCACGTTGCCCTTAGTAGGGGGCATGTACCTACTTTGCCTTACATTGCCCTTTAGTACCTGCATCGTATACCAGGTAACAGCGTCATCCAAGTGGTGTCCCACTACTACGGGAACGTCTTGCGCTTCGTAGATGTCCCTGCGCTGTCTAGACCACACACCCTCGGAAGCCTTGTCCAGCTTGTATGTCTTAACTTCTACGTCTAGAGACTCACCTGCTTTTAGTACTTGTGTCTCTGTATAGTCCGCGTCACGTGTACTGTGATTAACATGCACAATGTGCGTAACCTTACAGCGATGTCTATACGGACCTAGCCTGAGCACCTGCCAAGCCGCTGTGGAGTCTTCTCCTCCCGACAAGGCTACGCAGACCTTGGGAGGCAGCCAGGTCGTCAGAGGGTATTTAAGAGGGATCTCTTTTGGGTTTCTTCGCATGCGTCACCTAAAGAAGAGGGTTAGCTTAAGGCTGGGGTGGGGAAGGACAGCCAGCGTCCTTCCCCGTTCGGCTCTGCCTTTTCACGAAGTGAGTAGTTAATTGCCTGTGGCAGTTTAACTCTAACGCGAACCCCTCGTGAGCGTGATTGAGTTAGATCGCCTATGGCAAATTAAGTATGCACTTTCGTGAATTTAAGAAAACGTCGATAGCGAAGTGGCTTCGCTCTGTTGCCTGCAAGAGGCGGCAGACCAGAGCCGAGGCTCTGTCTTTTCGTGTTGACAGTAGACGACTAGGGCTACTACCCGCGCAGGGAGAAACTCGTTATAGAGCTTCCTTATGGAACTCGAGTTCTTCTCGCGCCAGGCAGGACTGCTTGGAAGAGCTGACAAAATTCCCAGCTGTTCGAGCTCGGGGCAAATGTGTTTCGATTTGAAACACTAAGACCCATAGACCTTCCTGGAATGGAAATTACATTACCACATTTTCCATACTTTCGGTAGTAATTACGGCCGTTTGTATGATTAATTCAGTAATTAATAACATTATTAATTATAAAGCCCAACGCGACCGAATCCGACGGTTTTACCCTGAGGAGAGGGTGTAGGAGGCCGTCCTGGACGGACTGCCGATACACCTATGGAGCGTGGGTTTATAAAGTAACTACGTCGACGTTGCGTCGACCCTACTTTGCCTAAGCAAAAGATTAGGGCTAGTAGCTTACTGTGTCATCTACTGTCTATTCACGTGAACGATTCTTTCCACTTGTGCACCTTCCCCTACCGAAAAATCTAGAGGCCTCCAGGACCTCGAGCTCGCTTCAGTGTAACGTTAGCGCTAATGCCGACGGAGCCGGAGTGCACGCAAAATTATACTGCAGTAAGATCTTGAGACCCTAGGTGTCTTTACATTTTATCGGCGACACGTGTTGATATATCAAAGGTTATTTACAACCCAGTGCTATATAATACACGTCGACGTCCGGACTGTGCCATTGATGAGCTCATCTGCTCTATCACGACCAAACATCTCGGGCGGTGGATATTCCGAAAGGAGGCGATACCCTAAGCCGGCGTGGCGACGGGTGAGCTTCCTTTAGCGCGTAGGTTACTCACCTTAGCGTGTTAAGGAAAATATCCGAGGGACATTGCAGCAGGTACTGCTGCTTCCTTCTAAAGAAGAAAACGAGAAGGTGTAGAAAGAATCCTCCGCTAGGCCTACTAGCGTAACTTTGCGGAGCACTCGCTTATACCGGTGATTGTACATTATTTTTAAACTAAAATAGCACTAGAGGTATTCATGCCAGCAAATGCAGTCAAGCTACAGAACATGATGACACACCCTGACGTCAAGAGGCGACAGGTACGTCAGTCTGTAATCACCGCGCTCGAAGCGCTGTTCCCTATAGAGTCTACACAGTACATACTAGACGCCAAAGAGCTCCGTGTACAGGAGCGTCTGTACTCGTCTGCGCAGCAGAAGACTGCAGTGCTGGATGGCAGGTCTCTGTCGGAGCCGATCAAGGCACGTGTCACACTGAAGGACAAGCGGACGGGAGAAGTCATAGACGAGAAGGGCAACTACACGCTGATGCAACTCCCTTGGATGACGCCCCGTCACACGTTTACAGTAGACGGTAACGAGTACTCAGTAGCCAACCAGCCACGCATCAAGCCAGGGATCTACACACGTACACGTGCCAACAAAGAAATAGAGTCTGCGTTTAACTTGGCTCGTGGCAAGAACTTCCGCCTAAGTCTGCAGCCGGATACGGGCAAGTTTTATTTGGAGCTTGGTAGTACCAAGATACCCCTCTACAACGTGATGAAGGCGCTGGGCGCGTCTATGGCGGAGCTGGACCAGCACTGGGGCAGGGAACTACACAACGTTAACGTAGAGTTCTTTGCACGTCATCAACAGAAGAGCGTAGGTAGACTCTACGAAAAGCTGGTACCTCGGCCCAAGAAGGGTCTGAGTATGGACAAGCAGATAGTCGCTATCAACGAGTACCTGGGCGTCACCAAGATGGACCCTGAGGTCAATGAGACCACGTTAGGTAACCCGTTCAGCGAAGTCAACAAAGACGTTTTGTTGAAAGCCAGCCAGAAACTTCTGCACGTGTACCAAGGGACTGCTGAGGAGGATGACCGCGACAGTCTTGAGTTCAAGTCCATGCACAGTGTGGAGAACCACTTTGCTGAACGAGTGCGGCTGAAGGGCCGTGACGTGGTGAACAAGGTCAAGTTCAAGATGAACTTCTCCAAGGGGCCCCCTAGCGTCAGTGCATTCCTGACCGTAGGCGCCTTCTCAAAGGTTATTCGCACGTTCGTAACTAACGCGTCACTTAGTGCACAGCCTACACAGATCAATCCTGTGGAGATAATCGACTACGCCGTCAAGGTTACGCCGTTGGGTGAGGGCGGCATTGAGAACGAGCGAGTCATACCCAACGAAGCTCGTGAAACACACGCTACCCAATTCGGTATCCTAGATCCCATCAAGACTCCGGAGTCATCGCACGCTGGAGTGGATGTTCGTGCAGCTATGCTTGCAGCTAAGGACGAGAAGGGTAATATGTACACACCCTTGTACGACCTGCGCAAGGGCAGGCTGAAGCACGTATCTGCTAAGGAACTTAAGGGCTCTGTGGTGGCCTTTCCCATGCAGAAGATCAAGCCTCACAAAGGCTTATCGGAAGCTGAGCTTAACCGTGTAGTTGAAGTGCTGAATAAGGGTACGGTGGGCAAGGCCAAGGTTCGTGACGTTGACTACTACCTAGATCATCCTGCCAAGATGTACGGACCCAACACTAATCTCATACCCGCTATAGATGGTATTCAGGGCAACCGTGCTATCATGGGCGCTAAGATGGTTGGCCAGGCTGTACCCCTCAAGGACGCGGAAGCTCCGCTAGTCCAGGTGCAGTCCTACGTTCCAGGTAAGTCCCACGAGCAGATCATGGCAGACATGGTCAACCCCACGTCTACCGTGGACGGTGAGGTGGTGGACGTGGATGACGCGTTCATCACTGTTAAGGACTCGGCGGGGAAGGAACACAAGATAGGGTTCTACGACCACTTCCCGTTGGCTAGTAAGACTTACCTGCACGACACGCCTATAGTCAAGGTAGGGGACAAGGTCAAAAAGGGTGACCACCTGGCGGAGTCCATATACACAAGAGACAAGACGCTGGCTATCGGCAAGAACCTCGACGTGGCTTACCTTGCGTACAACGGACTCAACTCCAATGACGCGGTGGTGATCAGCGAGTCCGCTTCGCAGAAGTTCACGTCTCTACACATGTATAAGCACCACATGCCGTTGGACAAGCAGGTGACGCTTGACAAGGATAAGTTCGCTAGTCACTACCCGACCAAGTACTCTCTGGACCAGCTGAAGAATCTAGACGACGACGGCGTGATTACGCCTGGAAAGCGCCTAGAGTCGGGCGATCCATGGCTGGTTGCACTTAGGGAGACCAAGCCGTCCGCTGAGGACATCATGCTCGGTAGGTTACACAAGGGCCTGATACGTAAGTACCGAGACGAGTCCAAGACGTGGGTCAGAGACTACCCTGGCACTGTGGTCGACGTGTCTCGCACGGCTAAGAAGGTGACTATCACTGTTAAGGTGGAGGCCCCTATGAAAGTCGGCGACAAATGCTGCTTCGACGAGAAGCATGAGTTGCTGACCGCGGAGCGTGGGTGGGTACCTGTGACAGATTTGGCTGTATCGGATACGTACGCATCTATATCCGAAGAAGGTATGATTGAGTGGGTACCTGCTGAGGCTACTCATGAGTACCCTGTGGAAAATGAACCTATGTACACGCTGAACACTACACAAGTGTCGATGTCTGTTACAGACGAGCATAAGCTATGGGCGTCCACTAGAAAGGGTGGAGTTTACACAGGGTACTCTTTAGTAGAAGCGAGTGAGCTGGAAGGAAAACGCTACCGCTTAGCCATGTCTGGAAAATGGGAGGGGCGTATTTCTACTAAGGAGGTACGTATTGGTGATAAGTTGTACACCATACCACAGTACCTTATGCTGCTAGGAATGTTTCTATCTGAGGGAAATACGTTTAGCCACGTCCCGTCAGGTAGCTACGGGGTTGATATACATCAAGTCAAACCACACACGCGTGCCAAGATGTTTGAGGCGCTTTCTGCTGCGGGTATCAAGTACTCTAAGACCCCTACTAGGGTGCGAATTTACAGCAAGGCGCTGATGGAACATTTTAAGCCCCTTGGAAAATGCTATGACAAGTACATCCCTCGCTGGGTCTTGGACCTGCCCTCGGACCAGCTCGAAGTACTCTACACGTGGCTTATGTGGGGTGACGGTAGCGAAACAACAACAGGTCACAACTACTGCACGACCAGCAAGCAGTTAGCGAGTGACTTCCAGGTACTGTGCTTGCTAACTGGGCGCGCAGGCAAGATAGACACTATACCCGCCGGAGAGAAGTTGGCCTTCGGCAAAATCGTCCAAGCTGCTGAGGTGTACTATGTCAGAGTATATCGCAATAAGCTGTGCCCAACTATCAATCACGGCCATGCGAGTTCTCAGAAAGGTCAACGAGAGGTGCGCGGTGAGTACACGGGCCGGGTATACTGCGTAGAGTTGGAGCGCAACCACACTCTTTACACCCGACGGGAGGGTAAGGTTCACTGGTCAGGTAACTCTAATCGATATGGAGGTAAGGGTGTCGTCAGCAAGATTCTGCCGGACAACCAGATGCCTCAGCGAGAGACGGGTACACCTATAGACGTCATGGTTACGTCTGCTAGTGTAGTGTCACGTATTAACCCTGCGCAGATAGTAGAGACAGCTATCGCTAAAGCCGTCAAGAAGCAGGGTAAGGTCCATAAGTTCCAGAACTTCAGTACCAAGGACAACACACAGTTGGCCCGTGAAATGATGGAGGAAGCTGGAGTATCCGACAAGGAGCGGGTCTACGACCCTGTAGAGGACAAGTGGATCGACAACGTGTTTGTCGGGCCGCAGTACATGCTCAAGCTGTTCAAGTCTACTGACACTAACTTCAGTGCACGTAGTATCGGAGGGTATGACCCCCACGAGCAGCCAGGACACGGTGGGGTAGAAGGCGCCAAGTCTCTGGGTGGTATGGAAGTCAACGCTATGTTGGCTCACAACGCTCGCGGCTTGCTTCAGGAAGCGAGTATCATCAAGTCGCAGAAGAATGCGGATTTCTGGAGAGCGGTCCAGTTGGGCCTACCCACTCCGCCGCCTCGTACTACATTCGCGTACAACAAGTTCTTGGCTATGCTCAAGGGCGCAGGTGTTCGTGTAGACCGGCAGGGTGACAAGATGGTCATGTCGCCGCTGACGGATGACGACGTGACACGCATGTCTGCGGGGAAGATTCTCAACCCACGTATGGTCAGAGCGAAGGACCTTTACCCTGAGAGAGGCGGTTTATTTGATGAGGTCATCACAGGAGGGTCCCGCGGCACACGGTGGTCGCACATCGACCTGGCCGAGCCGATGGTCAACCCTATGTTTGAGGAGCCGGCCCGTAGGCTGTTGGGCCTTAAGCAGAAGGAGTTCCGGGAGGAGGTCCTGAGAGGCGGAGAACAGCTTAAGAAGCAGTTGAACGCACTAGACCTGAAGAAGGAAGAGAAGGAGCTTAGGGAGCGCCTACGGACCGCTAAGGGCGCTATACGAAATGACGTAGTCAAGAGGCTAAAGTACATAGCTTCCTTGAAGAAGGTTGGGCTGAAAGCAGGGGACGCGTATGTGCTCAGTAAGATACCAGTTCTTCCTCCTGTGATGCGTCCTATTACGCCGTCGAAGTCGGGCGATCTCATGATAGATGATCCTAACTACTTGTACAGAGACCTGATGTTGGCCAGCGACAGTATACGTGAGGCCAAGGATGCCATGCTTCCTGAGGTAGACGTGCGCGCTGCGCGGTCACATACATATGAGTCTCTCAAGGCGTCTGTTGGGTTGGCTGACCCAGTGTCTCCTCAGCTAGCTGCTAAGAACGTACGAGGATTTGTCAAGAACATCGCGGGACGTAACCCCAAGCAGGGCTACTTCCAGAGCAAGCTTATCAGTAAGCCCCAGGACTTGACTGGTCGTGGTACTGCCGCGCCGGATCCTAGCCTTGGGTTGGACGAGATAGGCCTGCCTGAGGACATAGCCTGGAAGCAGTACGCCAACTTCACTATACGCCGCTTGGTTAGGTCAGGGTACACCGCTGCACGAGCTCGGGAGCTGTTGGAAGACAAGGCGTACCCTGCACGACAGGCTTTGGAGGCTGAGGTCAAAGAACGTCCGATCATATATAACCGTGCTCCGTCTCTGTGGAGGTACAGTGTGGTGGCCGCGTATCCGAAGCTCGTGAAGGGCAAGACTATTAAGGTCAACCCTCTCGTAGAGAACGGGATGAACCTTGATTACGACGGCGACGCGCTGCAGCTACATCTCCCCGCTACGGATAAGGGAGTAGCTGACGCTAAAAAGATGACGCTGTCCAACCTGCTGTTCAGTGATAAGAAGAAGAACGACCTACTGGTGTTCCCTCAGCACGAGGCGATCATAGGTATCTTCCAGGCTACGGCAGCCAAGACCACAGGCAAGAAGCGCACGTTCAAATCTAAAAAAGAGGCTTGGGCAGCGTACAAGGCAGGTGAGCTGGACCTTGGAGATGAGGTGATGGTAGGGTAGAGTATACAGCCCCAGGCCAACTCTACCCCCCACCCTTTACTTCGGCATGCTATCTGCTTTCGCCAGATTGCACGTAGTGCACATCGCTTGTCCGTTCTTACGGACGTGCTTGCCGCCTTTGCTTCTCGGCACGATGTGGTCAAGCGTCATAAGCACAGGCTCTCCCGTTACCAGGGAGTAGAAGTTCACGTGGTGAGACCTCTTGGAGCCCGGCTGGTTGGGAGTTAGTGCTACGTGAGTAGCTACGTGTGGGCACGCGGGTGTTGCGCAGCGTCTCTCTTCTGTGATGACCCTTATGCGCAGCCCCCCGTACTTTACACTTATACCGTTGAGCGTAGCCTCTCCCTGGCTACGCCCTGGTTTTACGTCTGTTATTTTGAAGAGCTTAATAGCTCCAACCCTTCTAGCTCTACTTGAGCAGAGCCTTAGCGACCTTACTCAGCGCGGAGAAGTCATCCGCCGACCAATCCTCCAAGCTGCACCGATCCCCAACGTTATCCACGAGTACGATGCTGTGGTCGGTGTCGGCAGTCTTCAATAGCATGCCAGCTATAGAGATCTTAGCTAGCTGTTCCAAAGAGAATGTGGAATCTCCCATGTAGGCCTTCTTAGTACCGCGGCTGACCAACACCCCTTCCAGGTGTGGAAGGTACTCTAAAGCCATGTCGAACCAAGCCTCTTCGTTGTACTCGTAGTGCTCTACACCGGAGACTGCGTCCTGGGAGCTATTCCACGTTTCCAACCCGTAGTCTACGAGCGCGTGCTCTACAGACTTCTGGAAGGTCACGTCCTCCGTCACCATAACACAGAAAGCTTTGCCTACAGCGTCCTTGACATCGTCGTGAGCCTCTTCTGCGGACAAGTCGATATCCACGCAGTCTACGGCCACGACGATAATTCCCGCTCTACGAAGAATTTCCAAAGCGTGGGGATACCGCCCAAACTCTACGCCGTAGTGAAGATAGCTACTTACATCCGCCGTAGACTCCACAGACTTGGTTGCGGAGAATCCTTTTTCACACTTGACCGGAACTGCTATTCCGTTCCCTACTCCTGGCATGGGTGGGAGGTCGTCAGGTTTCACAACGCTGTGGGTAAGTCCACGTGCCTCGAGGTATTGCTCCTTCGAAATCTCACGGAACATGCGTGTCGGGTACTCACCTGCTAGTCCCTCTAGCTGTACGTGCTCAGGCGTCTCTCCGCATACCGCGAATGCGTTGGTGCGGTCGTTGTCAATGTGGTCGTACAGGTCACTGTCGATGGCTAACGCGAAAAGTGTCATCGTAAAGGTTACATACTTCATGATTGTTACTTGTCCTTCTTGTTGCGCTTGTTTTCGCGCTTCTGATTTTTGCCTTTGCGGCGAGCGCGTGGCTTGCGCTCCTTAGGAGTGTCCGGGGAGGGATCCGCCGCTACTACAGGCGCTACCCACCCTATACCTCCCTCCAAGGGGAAGTCGGATAGTATGCGCTCGTTGGACGTAGGCTTAGCCGACGACCTGGCTTCCTCCAGGGAATCTCCGGAGCCTAGTAGATACCTGCTCGGATTCTTCGTACGGGCAACACTGGCCCGCGTGCTGTGGTGTGCCAGGTCTCCAGCGAATCTGTTTGCGGGGCTATCTCTACGCAGCCCTCGCTCTTCTCTAACAAACAGTACGTCAACCATTGAGTATCCTTATAGCCCGTCGGTACAGCTCCGCTTGGTAGACTGCATCCGCGTGCGCGTTGTGGGGATTGGGATTGATCAGGCCCTCAGTTAGGCTGGCCGGTAGGTTATGTGTGCGCTGTTTTTGCCACGAACCCATTCCCAGTGCTGTCCATAACACTGTCTTTAGACATATACCGGAGAATGAAAACGGGTTACGGACTTCGTTCACTGCGAACAACTCAAGTATGGGAGCTATGTCGAATGACGCCGGCCCGGCCACCAGCACCGGCTGCGTTCCTCTGGGAGTTGTATCTCTAGTCCACTGACGTAGCAGTGTTGTTGCCACATCGGAGGGGAGCGCATGATCGTTGTGGCGTTCGTAGAACTGCTTACACCACGCCTCCGTGCGAGGATCTGCGGTGATGGGGTCTGATGACGCCCACGAGAATGCGGGGTAGCATACCTCTAGGGCGCCCAAGTTGTCTTCTGATCCCAAGTAGTCCGGGATCTTTGCTTGTATTTCTACGTAGAACTCACTGCTAGGATCGTCTACGTCCACTACTCCTACGCTGAGGACTTGAAGAAGTCCTACGACGCGATGATCCGACTCTATGTCCGCTGAAATTACGCGGCTTGGCGTGTCGGGGCCCATTGGTTCTCTGTTTTCTCTCCTCTGTCCTTATCTCACTAAGGACGTCCTCGATGGGACGTATGGCTGTTCCCGGAGGAAGTTTAGCACGAGAGACCTCGGAGAAGTCAGGAGTTTCGTGCGGCAGTAAAAAAGGTTCTTTATCCATAGATAAGCATCTCCTGCAAGTACACAGGTACGTGTACGAACAGCAGTATGAGCGTGTACCATGACACACAGACGGCGGATCCCGCAGCGGACCACCAGTTCCGGGCTCTGCGCCATATAACGGTGCAGAGTAGAGAGGTCACTCCCAGCTTGACGAGCAGGAAGTGCAGAGGACCCGCCTCCAGCTGCGCTGTCATCACGGGGTTTCCCTCCAGCGCCCATCCAGCGTAGTACCAGAGCATTGTGGACAGTGCGTCCACGACGGCTAGGATTACCAGGATGCTGACTGCCTTCTTAGTGAAGGCCTCTCTAGTGTCAGGGCACACAAGCTCAGTTGAGCGAGCCGCGGTGTACGACATATTTCTGTGCCTCTACAGTTTCAGTGAGGAGGATGCTCCCCACCACTTCAGACAACTCTTCCGTAGTTACAGGTGAGTCATCGTGTAGGTTTATCTCTTCAGCTACTAGCGCTGCTGTCTTCGACAACAACTCCTCCGGAACCTTATCTGGAAACCTAGTGGCCAGGTACTTGGCTTGCCTCGTAAGGACTCTGCCTATAAGGTCAAGGTGTCGCTGGTACGCGCCTAGGTCTAGCGGCGTATCCGTAGAGAACTTCTTAGAAGCCTCCAGCGCAGACAAGCTAGCTAGTAGGCGTGTGCCAGGATTATCGGGTTCACTCAGCTTCACTTTGGTGCCCTCGGTTAATGATTCTTGGAGGCAGGTTTATGACAGCCTCTCTACCGAATTTCCCTGCCGCTAGGCTGCCTTCCTTTACGCCTCTTCGGTTGAGAACCGTCAGAGTCTCTTCCACGATGTCCAGCACCGCTACTCCTGATTCATCGTAGAAGGACCTACCAGAAAGTATAGGTGCTCCGAAGACATAAGCGTTGGGTATCAGTTCTCCCAGAAGGTGCGTAGTGTGGTAATGGCCAAAGGCCCAAAGCCAGGGATGAGGATAGTCTACATTGTGCGCTATGACGTTGTAGAACGTGTTCAGCTCGTAGGACGACGGCACGCGGTCGGGTACTATCTTAGGGCCTTGGAGCTTCATGGGCCCTACGAACGACAACGGTGCGCAGTGCGTCAGGATCAGGTCAGCGCCGTTAGCATCGTACAGCTCCATGGCTGCAGTAACGTGCTCTTCCAGAATCTCCTCTTGATACCACCACGACTGGTTGGGAGGGCGTTTATTCCGTCCGTGCTTGTCTATGGAGTCTGCTCCTGGGATAGCCAGGACCGACAGTCCTGCTATATCCAGCAGCTCCGGGCGTTTCATCACGTAGAACTGGGACTTGTCTTCAGCCTCCTGGAGGCCTGCTACAGTGTTCCAGTTCTCGTGGTTGCCTGGCAGTACGTACAACGGAGTATGCCCCGTCCAGCCATGCGTGCCTCTGACCGTTTGGTCCCTACCGAAGGGCCCGAAACCGTAGTCCCCGAGCTGTATTACAGCATCGAATGGTCCATACGTTTTCATGACGCCTTCTACGACCGTGTCCATGAACGCCCACTCAGCGTGAACGTCACCGACGAGTAGGATTTTGCTCATTTGATTTCCTAGCTTTCTTGTGTTGTACTGTTGGGTAAAAGAAAATGGTGCGCCCACTAGGACTTGAACCTAGGACCTGCCGGTTCACGTTTGTGTACGTTTCCGTACTCCGCGGACTATATCTTCACCCTCAGCCGTACTGTTAGGGTGCAGGGCGCTCTTGCCGGTGATTAAGGACACTTTGCTTACGCAGTCCTCCGGTAGTCTCTGCACGTTCCACGGGTGTACCCGTGGCTTCGCTCAAGGTTAGCCTAGCAATCCGTACGTACGTGCCCACTTTTTGACTGCGTTATTAGAAACGCCATAAGCTCGACCTAGCGCTACATAACTTTGCGTCTGTAGCATTAGTTCCAACTCAGCCTTAGAGGGCCTGTCCTTTGCTTTTCGCCTAAGGACGTTGACACATTCTCGGCTACACGCACGCTTTTGTTTAGCCTGTAGGCAGTTCCCACAGACCTCACAGCGTGCGACAGACGTGACTGCCTTAGCTTTCCCTGAATTCACCCTGTCCACCCCGAATCTTTCGATACCGGGGGCACCGTTTCTAAGCCAATGGTGTAGTTTCGCGTGCTGGCCTCTACTAAGCACCAGCAAATTGTTAGCCCGGTTGTTGGATTTGTCACCGTCTAGATGGTGCACCTCCTCATACCGATCTAGCTCCCTGCCAATTGCATCTGAGGCTACCTTACGATGCTCGTATACCCACCCTTCGTGATCGCCACTCTTGTAGGCGTGCACATGATCAGGAGCGTATACCATGACGTAACCGCGATTCTTCCTTGGCTGCTTGTGTTCATTGCTCATGCAGGTATGGTAGTCTACTTGAACCTCAAACACAACCACAATGAGCCGGATGCTCTAACCATCTGAGCTATAGGCGCACATTTTCTTTTGTTACTACCTTATACCTCAAGGCACAGGTAGTTTGTCGCTTTGAGGCAGTCACGGCCACCTCTGGCCTCAAAGCTGGCCAATACCTTAGCGCTCAATGTGGCTCGACGCTAGTACTGGCTTGGGTTATTTGGTGGAAGCGCGGGGGCTCGAACCCCGAACCTGCTGCGTGCAAGGCAGCTGCTCTCCCAATTGAGCTACGCCCCCACATTGGTTCTGGAGCAAGCGATCGGGATCGAACCGACGACAGTCTGATTGGAAATCAGAGGCTCTACCAACTGAGCTACGCTTGCATGGACCCCTGCGCTGGTTTAGGCGTGTCTAGACAACTCCCACCATCCACGCATTCTGCTGCGAACAGCCTGGCTTTAGGGCACAGCCAGTTGTGGAAACACCAACCTGGATCCACAGCCCGTCATCCATCCTAGGACGAGCACCACCTCAGCCCAACTACACCGTCGTGTAATTGTCATCGGGACTGGCGTTTTGGCGCCAGGGTCTACAGGTTGAGGGCCTCCCGCTGCTTGATGAGATCCTCCAGTGGAGTCTCCTTGGCCGATCGCTCTGCGATGATCGCATCAAGAGTCGCCTTCTGGGACTTCGTTGCTGCCACTGCCGTCTTGGCAGCGTTCTCCGCCGTGATCACGCCGATGATATGGCGTACGATGGCGATCTGGAGGTCCTGCTTCACTCGCTCCGGACTCGGAGTGTCTACACCGAAGATGCTCTCGTCGCCCACGTCCTTGCGATCCTTGAGGATCGCGTTGCCGACGTTTTCGAGCGAGGCTTTGTTGCTACGCGTGGTGCGCAGCGGAAGATTCCAGAGGTCGGAGACGGTGAGGTTGCCGACGACGGAGGGGAAGGTGAGGCGCTTGCGGGAGGCCTGCTCGAAGATGTTAGTGCTCATGCTGCTGTTTCTCTCTTTCTCAGAACTGCACGTTGTACGTGCGAGTGGAGGTGCCGATGGTGACGGCGAAGGTTGCGGTGTCTTTCTTCGTGGACGAGAATCCCACGCCAGAGATCTGGTCGTCGGACAGCGGGCAGGTGGTCTTGGCACCCAGCACCTCGAACACCTTGCGATGCTCGGTCAGGTCTCCCCGGAGGTGCTCGTTGAAGAACCCACGAACGGTCATGGGGTTCTTGCATCCCCGCAGAACGAAGATGTGGTGCTTGTTGCCGGTGCCCTTCTCGCCCCAGTAGTTGGGAGAGAGCAGGACGGTGTCCACAGGCACGAGCGTGCCGGTAGAGACTCCCCACTTCTCCACGCTTGCCGAGCCCAGCGTCATGTTCTTGTCGAACGCGACACCCTCGACCTTTCCGTTCTTGACTTGGATGCCCATGACGGGCTGCTTGGCTCGAGCCTTGACTGCTCGCTCGAACTTGGCTCTGATCGTCTCCCCTCCGTGCTCGTACTCGATCTCGAAGCCGACGTCCGTGGCCTCTCGCTTGGTGTACTGGTGCACGAAGATCGCGTACTCACCGTCGCCGAACTTGCGGATCTTGGACTGGGTGAAGGCCAGGTTCTCCACCGCTTCCCGGGTGTGGGGGGAGACGTTCATGTCCACGTCGAGCACGCCCTGCTTGCTCCCGTAATAGATCTGCGCCCCGCGCGGGGTGATGCAGTGGATGTCCAGGTCGTCGTAGTTGTACCAACCGAGGGACACCCGAAGCCAGGCCTCGACGTTGCCGCCGGCGGTCTTGACTCGCTGCTTGATCCCGTCCGCGACATCCCCGTCGTAGGCCCAGGCGAAGTTGTTGTCCCACTTGAAGAGCGGGGCGACGTCTTCTTCGGCCGGAGCGGTGAGGCTCACGAAGTTGCCGAGGTGGGACTTGTCCAGCTGGATGCTGATGGAGTCCGCCAGGGGCAGAATGGTCGACATGAAGTCGTCCACCGGGATGCTGACCACACCCTTCTGCTCCTTGGGAGCCTTGGGCTTGACTGCGGTCAGCAGCACGTCCATCAGGTTGTCGCGCATCTCGGGACGAACATCCCGGTCCACGAACAGCACGTCGTTGACGGACACGTCCGACATCACCGCGAAGCGGCGGTTGATCGCGCTCTCCAGACCAAGCTCTCGGAGCTTGTCCACGGCCTTCTGCACCATGCCCGCAGTGATCGGAGCAGAGGTCCTCTTGTAGTTCTGCGGGGCCACCTTGGTTTCGAAGCGACCTACAGCCTTCTCGATTCCCATGCCATCGACCAGGTCCGTGACCAAAGTTCCGATGACTGTGTTGCGGAAGCGTGCTGCGGGATTACCTACGTTCATCCACGCGAAGTTGGTGCGGAGGTTGCCTGAGCAACCGTCGTACTTCTGCTTCAACGCCAAGAAGTTATTTACTGAGTGTGCGTGCTCTTCTCCTCGGTAGATGCTGTTGCTGGCGATGAGGTCAGCCACAGTTTCAAGCGCTGCCAGGGAATCTTCCTCTAGTCCACGACTCAGCACCTGGTGCATTGCGGACGTAGCGCCCATAGCCTCACCTACGCTAGTGGTCTTGCACTGCGTAGGCACGTTACCCTGGAAATGATTCCAGACGATGGTGTCACCGTTGTCGAGTTTCTCGACGTTGGAGACGTTGCCATAACTGGCCTCGCGTGAGTGGTAGGTGCCGGCTATGGGGTGAGTCCGGATGAACTCGGCCATAGCCTCAGCTACTACACCCAGGAACCCGAACTCTCCGGCGTTGTCCCAGACGGTCTGGTAATTGCCGTTGGCATCCAGGACCACGATTCGTCCCAGATTCTTGATGAAGGATCGGCAGCAGGCACAGTCGTGCTCGGTACGCTCACGGAAGATGGGGTTGGTGCCCTCTGGGAAAGACGTGAGGTACCAGTTCCAGAGATCGTCCTTGCTGGCGGTGGTCAGCAGGACCTGGGCTCCACTGGCGGTGATGTCGTTCAGACGAGTCCGCACATGGTGCGAGAATTTGGTGAAATCTGGTTTTGTCATGGTGCCTTTCAAGTTATAGGAGAGGAGAGCAAACGCATGACCGGCATCGAACCCGTCTGTAAAGCCGTGCCTTACTTCTACGAATGCCCTTTGTCGTACTGGGGGACTAGGCAGGGTCGACCTGCTAGAATGGGCACCGAGTGCGTCGTCGCGACCGTGAACGTCTCAGGAACCTCGTCCACAGGTAAAGACCTGTGCGCTTTACTCAGCCTCTAGTCCCTCTTGATGGTTTTGTCGTGGTGCCTTTCTGGGCTGATTAACGTTTTTTTTGGTTGAGGGACGGGATTTGAACCCGCAACCTCCGGTATCACAAACCGGTGTTCTACCAATTGAACTACCCCCAAAACAATGCTTTTACTTCTCCTTGAGAAGATGATATATGCTCAGCAAACTGAGACACAGGAGACCTGGGCCTAGTGCCAGGAACACCCAGCCCGCGTAAGAGCTCAGCATCTTTCCCAGGGTTATTCCACCCGGTCCCACCCCTGCAACCAGCAGTATGGTTGTGAGAGTAAAGCTGAGTGCGAACGGCAGTGTCCCAGCTAGCCCGGGGTCAGGAAGTTTGAACTTCACGTCTAACCTCTCTTGATGGTTCTGTTCACTGTTACCAGCCTATCAACACTGGCGTGAGGGTCGAATAGGCGTACACCTTCGACCATGAATGCTTCCATGAGCTCGTGCTTCAGGATCTGCTCGCACGCCATCCAGGCGGTTTTGAGAACTCCTGAGCGTGACGTGCCCAGTTCGATCGCCCACCACCGGCCCTTGCCGCGTGTGACTGCACCTGTGTGCGTGTCAGGGCGTTTGAAGGTTGTACGTACGTTGAACCCCCAGAGGTCTGGCGTGTCCAGGCAGGGAAGGTCGGCGTTGCCGTCCATGTCTGCTCGGTCTACGTACAGTGGGGTGATATCCCAGAGCCATTCCATGTCAACGCAGGACGGCGCAAAGGAAATCTCTCCCAGGAACCCCATGAGGTCTGCCTGTCTTTCTACGGTTTTCTCTGCCACCGTATGCTCCTCAGCAAATGGCCTTTAAATGTATAGTCAAAGTAAATATAATGTCCGCGCAGCCAGGAGTTGAACCTGACCAAGGCCGTCTTAGTGTAAGGTAAATTTTTGTGACTCTTACGCGGCGGGTTGGACACTTGGTGAGAAGCAATTCAGTGGCAGCAACAGCCTAGCTGTTCCGCGAAACTCGCACAGACCTCATGGCTACACCTATCAGAGTTTCCAGGTACTCCAGCGCTTCAGCGTTTGGAGGCTCCGCTTCTAGCAGATCTATTGTCTCTGACAAGGTGTGCGGGCCGTGCTTACCACACATGCAACGACCCATGAAGGGAGTGTCTGCGGGTAGGTACTCAGCCTGAGCCTTGAGGTTGTGCAGGACGACGTCACGGAAGGTGTCAGTCGCTAGGTTTGGATTTTTCATCAGTCTCCCAGAAGTCTTCGCCCGTCACCTTGCACTTCAGGTATTGCATGAAGCGTATGGGTACGAGATAGAACATCAGGAACGGCACGACGAGGAACGTCACGTAGACGTAACCTCGGAGGCCCTTGATGGGATCGTACTCTGAGAACAGCCACCACACAAGGGCAGTGAACAGGAAGTAGAGCACGAAAGGTGTCAGTAGAAGAAAGGCCATTGGCTCCCTCAGGAAATGGTCGGGGCGAGAGGATTCGAACCTCCGGCTTCCTGCTCCCAAAGCAGGTGCGCTACCAGGCTGCGCCACGCCCCGTTTATTTCTTTGATCCGTTGCTTAGCCCAAGCTTTATCCTCTTCTGTCAGCTCCGGCTGCGGGTCCGCTACGTAGAACTCTGCCATAGCAGCCTTCCACTCATCGGTCTTGTCCGCACCATGCTTACGAAGCAACCTGAGCTTCTCAGAGTCTTCCCTGAGCTCTTCGAAGTACTGTAGGGTGATGGTCTCTGTTGGGTCGTTGTAGGCCATGTCATCTCCTCAGGTGAGATTTCCGTAGTTGACCTCGGTCATGCCTAGGCTTATCAGATACGCCCGTAGTTTTTCAACGGTGCCTTTCATCTCAAATACACCTTCCATGATTTCATCCAGCTTCTCTGTGTCGAACTCTGGAAGAGTGTGCTTGATGATGTGGCCTACTGTCTGATCCCAGAAGTAGCCGTGCTTATCATAGTATGCCCTAAGCGATATCGCTACTAATGCGTGGCCTGGCTCTACGAATCCATCGAGGCTCTCGTGGAAGCAGAACACCCATGAGGAGAAAGGATTGTACTTAGCTATCGTCATCGTTTTCGCCTTCTCCGTCACGCAGCAGCGCCACCCGGTCAGTGCAAAGGCCGAACCCGTTCCACGTTTTGTGCCCGGACAGCTTCAGCTTGACACCGTCTACTATGAGGTATCCAGGGCCTTGGCGGCCGGTCCCTCTAGAGATTTTCTGTACCGTGCCAAAGCGTAGAGTACCCTGACCTGCGGTGAAGACAGCTCGGGCCCCTACGTTGATGACCTCTCCGAAGAGGTCTCTAAGTTCGGTGTTCGTTGTCATATGAAATTTTATTGGTGGGCCTGGCAGGAATCGAACCTACGACATCCGCCATGTAACGGCGGCGCTCTGGCCAACTGAGCTACAGGCCCTGGTGGAGGCACCGCCTATCCTTTGCGGCGCCCCCGATTTTAACGGCTTCCAGAAAGCCAACTTTGTCGAACCGTCAGTTTGATGACCCGCAGTTCTACCACTGAACTACCCCTTCATATGGAGAAGGGGACCGGATTTGAACCGGTGACTTGGGCTGTGTTGTGAACGACGTGTATCTTTCTATTGCCGCTTGTTTAAGCTTTTTAGGTGTAACTTGAGACTAAGTCTCAACGAGACAGGCTCTTACTGTGTGTCCTGGACTATATGGACGCCGGGCCGTACTAGGGTCCCGGTGTGTCTACCAATTCCACCACTCCGTTTCATAATAACGGAGGCAGGACTCGAACCTACAAATCCATCCAGAAACAGGGAACGTTGTCTTCCTCATCTTGAGTTTGAGTTTGCCTAAAAAGCCGCGCAAGTTTTCACCTGCGCTAGTGTTGTGTTTACTCTGCGAGCCACCAGTCCAGGATAGGCGCTGCCACGGACTGCGGCTTCACCATCGTGGCGTTAGCTTCCTCCCGAGCACGGCGCACTGCCTTGAGGAGGGTCTCTCCTCGCTCCACCAGCTCACGTCGTCGGATGGCGGACATGGACCCGGAGAGAAGTGTGGTGTTCCAGTTGCCTACGAGAGTCACGATCGCGCGCTTCTCGTACTGGGCGGGGAATGGGTGGCCGTCGATCACCTGCGCCGGAGAAATCACGGGGAAGTCCACGCTCTTCTCGTTACGCTGAGTGGTCAGGGTGTTGGATCGGAACAGGCCGGACACCTCGTTGAGGGCCCACTCCTGGTCATCTCGCAGCACCACCGCCTTTCGCAGGTACGCGATCACGTGCTCCAGCTGGTCCTCCAGGAACAGCAGCATGGTGACAGGCACGTTGCGAAGGATGACGTTGCCGTCTACGGCGATGTCTCCCTTGGCTTCCTGGTTGCCGAAGCAGAGTACGGCCTCCGCATCCCAGCGTGGGATGGCCTGCTCTCGGAAGTCCTGGAGGATCTCCGCCGCCGTGTCACGAACCATCTGGTTCTGTGGATCGAGCTGAGTACCCTCCTCGTCGATGGGAGCGTAGATCTTCTCGAACCCGCTCTGCTTGTCGCTGTCTTGCAGTCGACGAAGCGTCTCACTTCCCTGCTTGTTCCAGTTGGCCTGAAGTCGGGTTCTATTCCCGATGGCGGCGGACAGTCGAATATCTCGCCGGCGTCCTGTGGTGACTTCTACGTCTCCCATTGTTTTCAATCCTTTACACGAGTCTCTCAAAGTTTAAGTTGGACCCGACCAGCGACTCGCGTGCTAGGCCTAAAAGTCCTCGTTGGCGTTCCTTCAAAAGTTACGCCGCTGAGTCTACTCTCTTGTACCATAAGAGGCTCCGTGTTATTGATTGGTACTCCGTACGGGATTTGAACCCGTGTCGCCAGAGTGAAAGTCTGGCATCCTAGACCTGACTAGACGAACGGAGCACGTGCTACTGAGGAGGCACTTCCCAAAGCTGCGTCTCACAAGTCCAACCTTCGCCCAGTATTGGTAAGCTGCAGTCTCCTTGAGTGACGACGTAATAGGGTTGGCCTGTTTCGAAGTAGAATGTTTCTACTTTGAGGTCGTGGCATCTGAGGTACCCGTGGATCTCTCCTGTGGGTGGACGATAGCAGGACGATGTAGCATATGCGTCTTCCAGTAAGTATAGAGATATATCGTCGGATCGGCAGTCGTCTGCTGCGGCGGAGTCATCGTTGTCTGCCGTAGCAAAGTTGCTGAGGGTGGAAATGCCACACGAAGGTAGCAAAAACAAGGCGCCTATCACCAGGGCCAGTCTAATGTACATATCTTCAGTCTTCCTTGATTCGTTCTTTCTCTAGCTGCTCCCACCACGCCACGCATACCGCGGCTACCTGTATCAACTCTTCCTGTAACTTGGTTGGATCTTCCTCTGCGAGGACTTCGTAAACTTCTTCTTGAAGTATGTGTACCCACGTTCCTTCCTTATTGGCGAAGGCGTTGTCGCAAGCACGCTGTAACAGCTCGGCTGTGAGACCCCACGCGCCTTGTGACGTGCCGCTGGGGATAGACCTTTCGGTGCCCCACATAGAATCCTGTCTCCGGCGCTCCTCCTCCACTTCCCCCAGCGCTTTCAGTTGTACGAGGTCTTGCACTAAACAGCACTCCCTGCGTAGGCTTGGTTTCCGTGGTATACCAAGCCTATCTTGAGTTTGGTAGGGTCGGCTGCGTTTGCGTCGGATTTAGTGGTGTCGAAGTATCCGGCTTTCTCCATAGCGCCGTTGGACGTGAACACTTTGGAGTGTCTGTCCTTGTCGGTGTCTATCTGGTCGTCCCATTTGCCTCCATAACTGAGTATGAAGGTCATGTTTTCAGGCACTCCTCCCTCCGACTCGAGGCTCCTCACCAGGGGGATCACCTTCGTATACGCATAAAACTGCACTTCGGGCACGGCTCGAACTATGTCCATCCACTTGCGTAGATAGACCGAGTTGAAGAAGTCTCCGGAGTCGTGTATGCGGAACGCCTTGATCTTTTGCTTAGCTTTGATCTCTCTTGTAAGCTGCGCAGCCCATCTGTCTGAATCGCGTTTGTACGCTTGCAGGTTGCGGGTGTGTGCTACCATGGTTCCCTTGAACCCGTAGCCGCCCTGCTGAGCGTAACAGAACCCTGCACACTCTCCTGCACCTGGGCAGGTACTCACGACCTTAGTTCCAGTACCGTCCACTACAGACGCGGTAAGGGCAGGGATGGACCACTGGTGAAAATCAGTCAGGGCCAGCTTACTGTTCTGCCTGACCATCTTCTTAGGCCACTTGGATATCTCCGTCACCCAGTCCTTCTCGGACATGCCTTTGGCTACGGTTCTCTTCTTTACGGGGTCTACTGTCTTGCTGCTCTTCTTAGAGCGTGTTGCCTGGCGTAGGGTTCTATCAGGCAACTCCGTGCTTCTTATATACGGCGGCGGCTACAGCCATTAGTGCTCTATCCATTCTGGCCTGAAGAGTGCCTACTGTCGTGGGATAACAGGCGTCCTTCTTTTCAAACTTTTCCGACGTTACGGTAAGAAAGGGTACAGAGTACCCTTCACCAACTGTGCGCCGCACAGGTGTGGCCATTCCTAGGTATACAGGCACGTCTATCACTACTGGCTCGCGCGCATCTCGCACGGCCAGGAATTCATCTATCAGCTTTTCTTTGTTTAACATTTCTCCGTTAAATTGGTTGAGGCGGTAGGATTTGAACCTACAAAATCGCCTGGGTCAGAGCCAGGTGTTCTGCCATTTGAACTACGCCTCAGTGTTTGTGGTATTTGTTGTCTCTAGGTGTATGGAACGTTGGCTGAGGTACCCACCCAAGTTCTGTTAGGGTGTAGTAGACACGCGTGTCATTGGCCATGACAGCTGTGCCTACTATTTCGTCTTCAGGCAAGCTAAATACAGCAGCTTCATCGGCTACTGCGACGCGCCACACCTTTACCATCGGCACCTTGGTACCTTTAGGTGCTATAATCCGGGTACGTGGTATAAACGCCCTAAGAGTTTTCTCTGCTATTTCTTCGTCTGTCATAGTAGTATAAAGTGGAGGTTGAGGCTAAAACAAGAGAGGGGTCTCTGCCCACCACTCTTGCCCAGGACTTGCTTGTACACAACCCTGTTATCTCATGTGTTTCTTGTTCAGACGGATGCCGCCTCCTGCGCCCGTAGACGAGTCGATCGTAAACCCGTCTTCCCTGGCCTGAGCGATGTGCCTGAACGTAACTCTGGTACTGATGCCCAGGTCCTTCGCCAGGTCAGGCACCGTAGTAAAGCCTCTCCTCTTGAGCGCCTCCACTACGGTGGCCACTCGCTTCTGTCGTGGGTGCATGTCATGTCCTTTCATTCTACGTATACTTAACGTGCAGCCGAAGGGCGCTACTCCCTCACCTTGGCGGCGTACCCTATACGGTATTGGCTAGCCTCTCACGGCTTGCTAACCCGTAGCCGGTCTCGGATCTCTCTTCCGAGTCCATATGCGCTTAACACCTAATCTGCACGGAGATTTGCACGGACACGAATCCGTGACTAACTCGAGCTCCACCTTTCGACGGTCACGTTACAGGCCAACGTCGTCAAGCTACCTGCCATTTACGTGTGGGTCTACCTGTACCTGAACAACACCGACCATACGCCAACCCACCAAGACGGTATGCGACATATTGCTCAGATGCGCTAGTGCCCCAGAAGGAATCGCAGCCTAAGCTGGCCTCAAGGAGTTCTAGCGACTTTACTTAGTAACGCTGCGCATCTTTAACGCCCCCTTACCGTCGTTCACACATAGGCTTTGCGCGGCCTGTGCATGTGACTCACTGGCAGTGAGGGAGCCTGAGGTGCGTCATTTCGCAGCTGGCGCGCTTAGTAGGGGCTCGCCATCCTCTTGTTTACCTTGATATTGTCCCACGATCGTCTCCGTAGGGGGAGCCTATCCTTAGCGCTCGGTTACATACTGGCACAGACCAGTGACCTAGCGCAGCGCCACTCTCGCTACATGTATGGAAAGGTGACCTAGGCTCATCGTCACGACGGAGGCTACCAGTGTTCACTGCCTCTTGCAGGTTCAGGGGCGTAGTGCCGGTCGGGAAGAACCTGAAAGCCCTCCTGCCACACACTGCTAACGATCGCAGTCATCGGAGGTTTACGACGCCCTCAAACGTTACCGTAATAGAGCACAGTACGGTCTGTGCCAACGAAATCTGCGCCGTTGGTGGTGGCCGCACGGGTCTGCTAACTTCGCCCGTGACTAACTCCAAAGCCCCGTAGATACAACAGCGATTAGCTTTGGTTGTTCGCTGAGGGTGTTGGGCCAACTTCAGGCGGCACGTCCAGGACTTCACCAGCCCTAGTTCCCGCGTGCCCGGGAAGCCTACTATGGTGACCATATTCATGACGCACGATTACTCGTACGCTCCCGGGCGCGATCAAGCATGGCAGGACTTCTTTGAAAGGAGCGCCCGTGGAGCCGTCGGCGCGGCTCGTGAACTCCTCTCACCATCTATTGGAGATCCGATGGTGGTTGAAAGCGGGCGTTGCTTGCGCTTACGTCCTACCTTCAATCTCTTATACCCCGTCGTGGTCCTGGTTTGGGAACAACGCCTCGTAGAGTCTTATCGATCCGTAGGTGTACGCTGCTACTGCCAAGAGCACGAGGAGTAGTTTCACAGCGTCTGTTGCACGATGTACGACTCCCGCACGTCTGCAGGCAGCCCCAGGTCGCGGAGGAACTTATTTACCGGAGCAGGGTCATTGTTGGCAAACACTGTAAACCAATACACCCCTCCAGAGGCGTAAGGGGACTCGTTGACTACGAACACGTGGGTGCCGTTGCTGGTATCCTCGTATCTGCGAGCTAGAAGATCCCCGAACGGGTCCGCCACTGCTTCGCACACCCAGGTGCCCAAGCAACTTTGTAGGATGCAACCCCTTACAAAGGGCTCCGCCCCATTAGGGATGCTCCCTCGACCATCCCACTGGATAAAACCAGGCGAGGCAAAATCCGCGAGCCTTGTATAAACTCTTCTTCCCATTACTTCTCCCGTCTTTGCTTTCTCCTGGCCTTCCTGTTGGGCTTGTATCCAGGGCTGGCACGGAACGATGTCTTGTCGAAACCTTTCATTGCCATCCTGTCCTCGTCTGAGATCTCTAGCGGAGGAGGTGCGTTGTCGGCCAGTACGCTGCCGAGGAACATGTCCAATTCCTGGTAGGCTTGGTACGGGTCGACGTGCTTGGCGAAGCTGAAGTCCTTAAGGCATGGGTTGACGTAGATGCGCCTAGCATCCTCCCGCATTCGGCGAAACCTGATGCTGGGACTGCGTACTGACTCTGCTAGAATCACGGGAGCGTTGTGAGACACGAAAACCTTGTCCGGCACCGGCTCTGCCATCTTGGCTTCCCACTCCTCTGCTAGCTGACGAAGGCGCTTCTTGTACTCCCTCTCTCCTCGCACCGTCAGGCTGTGCAGATCCTTGCGTTGCTTACGGTACCTCAACTCCATAGCAGGCCAGTCTTTGGGCAGGTGGTGTTTTCCGTCTTCGTCCTCCGCCCACACATACAGCTTTCCGCAGAACCACACGCTCACCACCCGGTAAGGCCCGGCTAGGTTAGGCATGGGTGGCCTACCCTTAGCGAGATAAGACCCGTACTTGACTTCGTCCTCACCCGGCCCGTGCGCAGTGGCTAGCACTGAATGGCGCAGATACAACGGGCTCTGGTCCCCGGGGCTCACTCCGTCGTAGTAATCCCCGAACTTGCTTATGATCTTCATTTCTTCTTCCCATCCCTCAAGTGGTGATCCTTGCTCTTGGGCTTGTCCGAGTTCACATTCTTACGCCTACGGCGAAGGCCGTGGATCCTCAGGTCCTTCTTGGATGCGAGGAGACGGCTGACGAGCACGGGAACTCCCTCGGGGAGGTTGCCGTAGTAGTACTTACCATTGAGTACACCCGAGTCTCCTTCCCAGACGCGCTTCTCCACATCAGCCCAGACCCAGCTGTACCCGTAGAGAGCATTAGGATCCTCGACCTTCACTTGTCTGTTAACCGTGAACACTCGCAAGACAGGCTTCACCGCCGGCCGGAACGTCACTCGGTACCAGAACCCTCCGTGGTACTCGAAGCGAAGCCACTGGGACACCACCTTCTCGTTGCGCCACTTCTTTCGTGCCGCCTTGACTTCGCGCGCCTTCACCCACCCATAGCGCGGCACCGGACCGAACTCCCGCAGTATCCCTTCTTCGTCCACGTACCAAACCTCGTCTCGATGGTGCCGATAGAAGTCACGCACCGTGCCGTTGATGCCTACCGACTTGGTCCAAAGCTCCTCCACGCCTCGGCTGTCCTTACGGAACTCCCAATTGCCGTACAAGGACACGTACTGCATGAGGTGCGAGTAGATGTGGATGTGCGTAGCGCTGTCCGGCTTGAACCGCTGACGTAGCTCCGAAAACACGTCATCCCACTTGCGTCCCACGTTCTTGTGCAGAAGCCCGCGGAGCGGAGACAAGTGCTCCCCGAAGTCCTTCGCCAGCCAACGTTCCTTGTGAGGACGTCGCATGCCCTGCTTGACAGGGCCGTGATAGTGGCCGTCCTCGTCGAGATCGGCACGCCAGTTGAATCCCTGGCCCTTACGGCGCCGGACCAGCTGGTACTTTCGAGTAGACCCGAAGCGCTCACTCTCGCAGATCAGCTTGTCGAGATCATCTCGCATTGGTATCCCTTCGTGGTTAGTAACTGCAAGGTCTTATGTAGTCGCAGGACATGTTGATCAGCTCTTTGGCGCCGCAGTAGTACTCGACTACTAGGATCGTGATGCCCTCGAACGCTAGGGTTCGGCGTGCTATCTCATCCTCGCCGCACCACCTACAGTGTCTTCTCTCATTCACAGTTCTACCGCGTAAACACGGCCTCCAGTACCTCTGTTAGGTTGTTGATTTTATCAAGTAAATGGTGGAGGCGGTGGCATCGAAGCCACGTCCCGAGTTTGCTAGTAGCGTCAGCCTTTTACGTGAGGTAGCCCTTCAGCCGGAGGGCACGGTGTCGCTGACTTTGCCAGCAGTCAACCTCTGAAGTTTCGCAGTCACGAGGGAGGCACCTCGATTCAGCTATCTCTAGTACATTTGACCCTGCGCGCTACAAGAGCATCTTACGCGCAAAGCCCCGGAGTCCATCACGTTGGATCATCTCCGGAAAGGACTTCGTTCTGCCTAGGCAGCGACGGCGAGAGGCGCGAACGCTCCCTCGTCGACGTCGAACTCGCTGACGAGCTCGGCATCGAAGTCCTCGTAGTTCCCGTTGTTGGCAACTATTTGAACTGGGTGTTTATCGGTTCACCCATCCTACTCACGAAACTGGGGCATTCACACCCCGGTCGAGTCCTTTCGCCCCCGTAAGGGTATGTTCTGCTTTCTTATACCATTTTGCTTGACAATTGTAGGTTACTTGTTATAGTCTTTTGCATGGTAAACGAAACTCAGTGCTGCACTAGGTGTAAGCGTGACAAGCCCTTCGCTGCATTCTCCAAGAAGAGCTCAGCACCCAACGGACGACGAACGTACTGCAGAGCTTGCGCGGCAGCGTACGACGCGAAATACAGACGGTCCGAGCACGGTGCCAAAGTACGCCGAGATTACAAGTTGACTACAGTCGGGCGACTGCATCGTCGCGCTGAGCGACATCGCCGTAGAGCGCGCTCTAAGGACGCAGGTACACTGACTCGGTACACGTTGGAAATCGTCATGCTGCGTAACAGCGTTGCTTATGGTCGGCTGACCTGTGTATACTGCAAGGTAGATGTGCACGACCAGTCATGGCACCTAGAGCACTTCACTCCGCTGAGTCGTGGGGGGTCCAACGACGCAAGTAACCTGGGCATCGCCTGCAGCACATGCAATACGTCCAAAGGCGTTAAGCTGTACGAAGAGATGCCACGCTTGAACGAGGACTATCTCAAAGTAGAGCAGGTTACCTTCGTAGAGAACATACTGCACGAAGCTGCGGAGAAGTACGACCTTATGTCGTCTGTTGCTTAGAACTCCAGCATACCGCCCTTGTCGCGCAGGAACTGGAGTATCTTCTTGTTCTTGGCGCCTTTGACGCCGTACTCTACTACTTCTTGAAGACCAGGTACTTCTAGTTTTCGTCTATAGGCGGATACACCCATGCACATAAACACTTTAGGACATGTGCCTTTGTTAATGTTCTTGGCTGCACACGCACACTCCGCCAGCAGGAAATCTGCAGGCCACGCGCCCATCATGGAAGCTGTAGTTTTTATAGCGAGAGCGGTCCTGTCCCCGTAGACGCGTAACCCCACGTCAAACTTACTTTTGCCGGTATCTTTGCAAACGGTTAGCGGGCGCCGTACCTCTTCTATTGTGTGTGGCTTGCGGTTCAGCTTGTTGCCTTTGTTGGAGCTCTTTGGAAGCTTTGGGTTGGTCGGAGTAACAACCCAGTCGCAGGACAGTGATATCGTGTCTGCGTAGCGATGGTTGTAATAACCGTCTGCCTTACCGACAACGCGCAGTAGAGCTATTGCTGGCCTAGGTACAGGTGGTGAATAACTGTAGAGGCCTTTGAGCGCACGGATCCCCTCTATGTTCTTGGCTTTCTTTAGGGTGTGTAGCCCTCTGGTTTCGATCCTCAAATGCCAAGACCCGGGAGTTGCTACTACCTCCTCTTTGTAGGCGTCTCCCCGTAGGGGCATCTCGACACATTCTACCTTCCAATCCCTAAACAGCTTAGAGTGTTTACTAGGCGCCAGCGCCGCTAGGCTATAATATCCTGTAGGCATGTTTTATTCCTTTGCAGCTTGAGGCAAACTGTGGTTGATGTTCTAAAATTAATAGGAACGCCCTTCTTGAACGTAGCTAAGGAGACTGTGAAGCTGGCTGCAAGACGATCTCGTAACCGTACCCCCCACGCTTTCCAGAGAGCAGGCGAACGCGCGTCGGATGTGGATGAGGAGTACCTAAACCACTTAGACGACTATGTGAGGCAGCAGCAGCTACCCAACGCGCACTACTACGCCGCTATCACAGCAGGAGCTCCCGGCACCGTCCGGGGCTATGCAGCGTTTAAACCCACATCCTCAGGTCCTGTGCTGGCTACGGTGCTGTCTCCTGGGATGATACCGAAAGGCAAATCTCTGCATTTACAAGACAGAGGACGCTACGTACCTAGACTCAACGAGCTGGACAGATCCCTTAATAGTCGTATACAGGTGAATAAGGTGGCTGAGTTTGCCCCCGGCATCCCTGACAAAAAAGTCATCAAGCGCATACCGTTTGTAACGAACTCAGAGGAGTGGGACTACGTCATCCACGATCATCACGCCGAACGAGCAGGTAGACACTACGACTTGCGGCTATGTGACAAACAAGGCAACGCCCATTCATGGGCAATGCGTTACTGGCCATTGACTGGAGAACGTCGCTTAGCTGTGCAGCAGCCTACGCACACCAAGCAATACATGAACTTCTCTGGTGTCATAGAGGACGGTTACGGCAAGGGCAATGTCAACATATGGAAGAAGGGTAGGGCGGAGATAGTCAAGGCCAACAACCGTGAAGTGCTGTTCCACCTCGCGGAGGGCCGACTTATACACGAGTTCGCGCTCATACGTACCAAGGACAACCAATGGCTGCTCATCAACAAGACCGCCACTCGTGAGAGGTTCGATGTTCCGTCACATAAGCCATCGATGCGAGAAACGTCGTTGGACGATGCAGAGCTGGTGGACAACGATGATTACATAGCCTTGTCCAAACTAGATGGTGCACACGCTATAGTCAGCTTACACCCCCACCATGAGAAGCAAGTCAGAGTCTTCTCTTACAGGGAGCCCAAAACCAAAGGGCGCGATGTAATTGAGTACACGCACAAGATAGGCCCTAGCGTGTATGGGTCACAGGTACCCAACAAGTATAAAGACACTGTGTTGCGAGGTGAAGTGTGGGCTTCGTCTCCGGACGGTAGGCCGCTTCACTCGTCAGAGGTAGCAGGACTACTCAACGCCAACTTGTGGAAGTCTCGAGAGAACCAGGCGCAGAAGGGACAGCTGCGCACCACTGTATTCGATGTGATCAAACACCGTGGCAAAGATGTATCGGACTTACCCTACCCAAAGAAGCTGGACCTTCTAAGAGATATAGTCAATGAGGTTGATTACCTTGAGTTACCTACAGTTGCAGAAACTTCGTCACAAAAGCGCCTCCTCATTGAGGCGGTTAAAAACGATCCTTTCCACGAAAGTGCAGAGGGCATTATACTCCAACCCCGAGCGGGCGGTAAAGCTGTTAAAGCTAAAATACGCCCTGACTACGATGTCTATGTCAGACGCATTTTCCAAGCTATCAGCAAGTCTGGAGTTCCCCATAACAGAGCCGGAGGCTTTGAGTATAGCTGGAAGCCAGAGGGACCCATTGTTGGTAGAGTTGGTACGGGATTTACTCATGCAGAAGCTAGAGACATGTGGGCGAACCAAGACAAGTACGTCGGGAGAGTAGCCAAGGTTTTCGCTAGGACCAAGTACTCGTCAGGTGCCCTGGGCGAACCGTCGTTCAACGCTTGGCATATGGACAAGTAGCTAAAGAAGAAGGGAGAAACGAGCTCTCCTTCCTTCCCTAGGTACTACTGAACGCTCTGCATGATATGCAGAGCTACGAGCAAGATGATACACGATCCTGCAAGCACTACCGTACTTCGCATTACCAGCCGCATTTCGTCGACCGTTGTCTGCACAGCACTTAGCGCTTCCTTCAGCTTGAGTACCCGCTCTCGTAGCAGATCCTCGGTACTCACTTCTTGTCCTTTGGGGTCGTACATCAACACACTCCTACGCCGTGGCTGAGCAGCTCAGCTGCTTCCGCCTCAGCTGTCGCATCGTCCAGTGACGCTACCAACGCGTCGAGAGGGGTTTGCTGGCTAGCCTTGAGCTCCTCCAGCATTTCCCAGGCAGACTTCTCGGATTCGATGAGAGCGTCGAGGGCAGCCAGAGCCTTGGATCCTTTCCAACGAGGAAACGCCAGTACTGCCTGAAAGTACTCTCTCATCTCAGGCACGGTCATGTTATCGGAGGCCATCAGTTGTTCTCATGACACGTGGTGTCACTGAGCAATCCCCACCCGAAGATGCACTTGATGGTGATGGATCGGTCCACCGTAGCAGCGTTGCTCTCGTCAGGACAGCTCATGCGCACCTCAGTTTGGGAGATGCTGTCGAGGCGATGGTTCAACACCTGAAAGCTGTGACACTCCGGGTGCGCACGCTGAGCGTACTGCATAGGAGGGCCTTCACCTACGCACCCTGGAAGAGCGAGCATCGCGACGGCGAGGAGGAGCATCAGAAGACGGTTCATAGTCTGTTCCAGTTTCCTTCCCAATCGGTGTAGTATACCTTCTTGACACCGTAGGAATTTATCATGTTTTGGCATAGCTCACACGGTTTCGCCATGGTAACTGTGCCGTCGGCGAGGAAACGAACCACGTACAGTACGTCACTAGGACGTGCCTCTATGGCTCGCAACACGGCTATCTCAGCGTGTATATGTGCCCCTGTATCCCCGTTGGCGTATACGCGCCTTGAGTGTGGGGACGTCCGGTGGCTGTTGGTTTTGATGAAGTCTGTCTTTTTTCGGCGGAGTATCGCTGCTACGTGCTCGTTGTGCCCGTTTCGGAGGGCTATGTCTCTAGCCTTGCCCTAGTGACCTCACTTTCTTCTCCATTTGGTTTGACTGTTCGGAGGGCGTCGAACCCCCAGTAAAGGCGTGGAGCCTGTAGCCTGCGAGACTTGGTGCGTATGACACCGTCTGGTACTCGGCGGTCAGGCGTACGCTGTTCCTGTCGGTCTATGCATACGTCCAGCGGTGTATCCATGTATACGCCTAGGACGTGTCGTATGCCTGCTCCCCGCAGAAAGCTGATCGCGTGGGACCTCTCTATAGCGCTCAGCCACATTGCGTCGAGCACCAGCGTAGGCCCCGGTAGAACCCTGTTGGCTACTATCAAAGGAGACAGGCTGCGCAGATAGGTGCTTTTACCAGACCCAGGTATGCCTATGGGCATAACCAAGTTGACTACGTCTCCCGCAACAGCCAGCTTGGTGGCGGTCTGGCAAGCCCAGTCCCAGGCTTCGCCTGCCAGCGCTGGAGACCACCTGTACCTACCTTTGCCCTTCATTTCGATGTACGTGTCTGGGCTCACGAAAAACGTGCTGTGTGGCAACTCTCTGTCCATCAAACCACTCCCGGCTTCAGGTCGATGTAGAACCTATCCCACGCCTTCTTCGGCATGTTCCTGAAATCTACGGTAAGCTCGAACCTATCGTTGATCGCGTCCGGCACGAATTGCCAGGCGGCGGCGATGAATACTCCTACGGGTGACACCGCTGTTGAAGGTGCCTGCGCCGATTCTTTCTCTCTCTGAAGATACATCTCCAGATCGTCCCCGCTAAGGTACGACGCTACTACTCCATTCTTTCCCTTCATTGTTTTCTACCCTGGTGAGATGTGGTGCGGGAGGGGGGATTCGAACCCCCAAGCCCCTAAGGACGACGCATTTTGAGTGCGCTACGTAGACCGTTCCGTCACTCCCACATTTATCTACGTTATCTGCTTGTCCCAGTGGTCGTCCCCGAATCCAAGTATAGCCACAGTTGATGCGTCTATCTTGCGCTTTCGAGGGACTTTCCAGTGTACGTCACCGTACGCCATCTGGTCGTGGGTACGCGACCCAACACGTCCCTTGACCACAACAGGTCCAGAAGGAGCTGAGGTTGGTTTGGGCAGCATTGGTTTAGTGTCAACCAACGCCGCCAGCTTTGAGGTTCTTCTTTTCTTGGCCCACGTACGCATGTCAGGCAGTGTCCACCCGAGCAGGCTCAGTGGGAGTATCCACCTAAACATGTCTTTCCTAACACGAGCCAGCGTAGGGAGAGAAAGTCTATGACATCTCCCCCTACGCGATTTTATCAGTGCTCCACGTACGTACGCCCCTTAGATGGGCGTGGGCGCGGTACTACCGGAGTGCAGGCGTCGTGGTCTGCTCTCCTGACTAGTTTGTTGGCCTCGGCTACTACGCCGTTCAGCCTATCCAGCACGTTTTTCTCGTCTACAGTGCCCTCGCGTAGTTCCGCGATTATGTTCACTGCCCTTTCATGTAGCCTGCGAGCAGGTTGCAAGTGCTTGACGACGGGACGTCCGTCGAAGTACATGACCTCGACTTTTGACGTAACATCTCCAACTCTTTTCAGCCGCTTGAAGACTTTCTTTGGTACATACCACCGGGACATTCAGCCCTCTAGGATTGCGCCACTATTACCACCGACCGCCTAACCACCGTAACATTGCCCATCGCAAGTTGCAGTCTCTCTTCCGTAGACCGCTTAGCGAGGTTAGACGTCACTACTACCACTAGCGCACTACCATCGTTTGCTACTTCGTGAGGCTTGTAGGGCCAGTCGAGCGCGCCGATAGCCTTAGTAACCTTGTCAAGCAGCAAGCCGCGATAGTACTTGTTTTCAGCCCCTGGAGGATCCATCCGAGGAATCCCCCAAGCGATCGTCACCAGGTACGTCCCGGGAGAAGCCCCTGCGTAACTACTGGCGATCTTTCTCAGATACTCGAGGTTGTCGAGGTCCGTCATCGGAGTCCTCCGCCATCCACTGGTCAACCAGGGCTATCGCCTTAGCGTCGGCCGTAGCTTTCAACTTGGCGGCCAACGCTGCACGCTCCTGGTGCCTGGCGATTTCGCGACGAATCGCTCCGGGCAGCCACGTAATCAGCTTGGCGCTGAAGTAGAAGACTAGAACCCAGAACGCCAGGACACTCAGAGCGTACAGCATGGAGCTCTTCCTACTGGGAGCCGGACCCACCGACGCCGATGAAAGCGCTGGTGTTCCCTCCGAGGACCGTAGACGGCTGCTGACCGTCCCACCGCTCGATCTTCTTGTACTGTACGAGCGTGCCTGTCAGCGACCGGGCGATCATGGTGTTGGCGTCGGCTTCGGCCTGCGCTTCGGTCATGCGTGCCTTGGCCCGACCTTCCGCCGCGATGAGCGCCGCGTCGGCCACACCTCGCGCTTCTTCCCGGACCTTCTCCGCTTCCGCCGCCGTCTGCTCCAGCTCGTTCACCACGCGCTGGGCGTCCGTCGTCGCCTTCACCGAGGCCTCGATTGCGGCAGAGACGGTAGGAGGCCAGATGAACTCTCCGATCTGCCCGATCTGTCCGATGTTGACGCCGTACTGTTCGAAGTGGGCGTTGACGCTGTTCTGCACGCAGTCGAAGAGCACGACCCGGTAGGGGCTGAGGTCCTGGACTTCCAGCGCTCCGATGGCCTGGCCGTTGTTGTCGACGCCTTGCGGGTTGATGACACACTGATTGAAGGCGTCTCGAATCCGGTTGCGGAGATGGGTATCCACGAACGTCCGATCGTCCACGCGGAACGTGTCGAACATCGTCGCGACCTTGCTGGCGGCGTACTGGTAGTCGATGGCAAGGTTGACGCCGATCGCCTGGTCGTCCACCGTCGAGAAGCGGATCGACTCGTCGGTCGGGGAGCCTTCGGTCGGGTTCGCGGTCCAGGTGATGTTCTGAACGTGGATTGGGAACTCGAAGATGTCGGTGCATCCGGGGTTGAACGTGTTCCAGCCGACGCTGACGGTGTCATACTCGTCGACGGAATCCGAACAGGTTGGGACTTCGATGGCGACGTAGCCGGGTTCGACCTTCATGCAGGAAGGGGACAGGGCCAGAGCGGCCAAAGCAACGTAGACGCCGATGCGTCCGTACAGAGGGTGCTTCACGTAGTACTCCGTGTTGAAGCATAAAATTTCCCAGCAGAGTCGGAATGAGCTCTTCCAGGTGTTATCTATTACTTGTACCAGAATTGCTGCTAAGGTTGTCTTCTACGTACCCAAGGTGTACGCGCTGTTGATAGCCTTGAACGTAGTGCTCCAAGACCATTCATCGTGAATGTACCAGCTGATCTCCTCTCCTTCCAGATCCACGGTGCTGTCCACCTCATGCTCGAACATACGGATGGCCTTGGCGTATTCGTTGGAGTAATCCTCTGGACGCTGTGGCATGCGTACCCTCGTTGCGGAAAAGTCTACGTCTGCGAAGTCCTCTGTGCCCAGAAATGCGTCACAGGCTGCTGCACATCGACGCATTTCTTTGCCTACCGCTGTGTTCCACCCGAGCATGGCGTCTGCGTACTCTACCTCGTGCGCAGCCTTTCGCTCAGCTAGGCCTGCGATCAACTCTGTTCGGTTCACGGTGATGGTTCTGTTGCTTCCTCGCATTGCTCTATCTCTCATTGCTCTCTTCGTTTCCAGTGGTACACTACCAGCCCCGCCCTTCCCGGCAAAGTCTCGTAGCTGTGTGGCTCAAACTCTTCAGACAAGTAGAAAGGGAATACTGTGTCCGCTTTGTACTCTCCGGGTATGCCTGTAACCAGTATGTCTGTCGTTTCATCTTTGAAGAGCTGGTATATCTCAGCTCCTCCGATTACGCAGATCTCAGGGACATCCCCCGCTACCTTCAGCGCAGCTTTCTTTGTTTTAGCTAAAGTTAAAGGCGTGTCGTCGACAACACCGTCGTCCAAGTTAATCGTGTTATGAAAACGCGACAACTTCAGTAGACTGTGTGACCGAGATAATACTATGTTGTGTCGGCCCTTGAGGGCCGTGGGTAGAGAGTCATATGTCTTTCTACCCATGATGCATGGCTTGCCCATAGTGGTACGTTTGAAGAACTTCATGTCCGCTGGATACTCCCAGGGAATGCCTCCTTCAAAACCTATGCCTCTATTGCCATCCATGGCGACTAGTGTGGTTATTTTCAAGCTATCTCACTATAAGCTCAGTGTCTACGACGTTCGTGTCGTACTCCACCCAAACTCGTGCCCCGCACGACAAGGGGTCGTGGGGCCTGTACACTACGCGTAGCAGCTCTTTGCCGTCTTTACTTCGGACAACAGCTTCGTGTGCGTAGGAATTATCTTTGTACGTCTTTACCGTGAGCACAGGGTCGTCCGTACCATACTTGGTATTTGCTCGGATCTTGTGCTGGTTGACGTGGATTATTTTCTTCATTAAGTGGTGGC